TAGCGTTGGCTTTTTCCTGCGCTAGTCTCTGTGCGTCAGCCTGTGCCGCGGCGGTAAGTGCGGCCTTATCACCATTACACTTACACCAAAACTTATCAAATATTTCTTGAATAAGGATGAAATTATTATATTTGCGACATGAAAACAAAGTCATTTAAAATACTTGATCAATACTTTCTTCGATTCTATAGATCTATTATGTCTAAGAACGGGAAAAGGAGGAAGTATACGATCGTGGATAAGAATGATATCCTTGAGTGCCAGTCGTTGATTTGGAAAGTCATACGTGATAGGTATCTGGAGGATGAGGGAGGGGTTTATATAAACAACATCGGTTATCTATGTCATAAGATTAATCCTAACCGCAAGATATATCTGAATAAACTTACCGGTACTATTAATAGGCGTGGGACGGGTGGATATTCTTACGTCCATACGTGTATGGATTTTATGCCTAGGAATAAGTATTTTCATCTATATATCTCTCCGGCCTTGAATAAGGAATGTAGGTTGGCTATGGAATCAGGTAGGAGATATAAGTTCTTGTATCGGGAGGTTGAGTCGGAGAGTAAGGTATTTGGGGTTAAATGGGTTTACAAACTGTAGAAGTTTTTTGTGATCCAGTTAGCCCGTGAGGGTAGACTGGATTTTTTTTGTATCACGGATTCAAATACATATCTTTGTGCAAAAGACTTGAATATGACTATAAAAGGGTTGTTGGCCGAGATCAAGGCCGATTTACATAAATACGATGATAGCGGGGCTATAGATACCTCGTCTGTTTATAGATGGGCTGAGATCGCCTTGAAAAGGTTCGGGGGTGTTATAGCGGTCATGTCCGAGGCGGTTGTCAAGACCAACAACAAACAAGCGGTATTGCCTTCCGATTTTTTCGACATGCTTGATGCCTATAGGTGTGAGCCTCTTGTCTGTGAGATTCCGGGCGGCGACAAGGCTAAGGCTGACCTTCAACACGAGATCGGCTGGGTCGAGCGCACCGAGCGCGGTTTCCGTTGGAACTCCTGCACCGAGTGCTGTAAGGAGGAGTTTGAGAAGACGATCACGGAGAGGATATATATCGGGTCTCACGAGGTTCGATTTCATTACCATCATCCCGTAAGGCTGTCTATAGGTCGAGGACTGAGGCGTGATTGCGCCGCCGACAAGTATCGGGATAAGTACGATTGGGATAATTATGATATAACTATATCCGGCAATACTATGTATACAGGGTTTGATGGATTTATTTATATCATATATCGTGCTACACCCAAGGATGATGACGGTCTCCCATATATACCTGAAACGGCGTTAGGATACCTTGAGGATTATGTCGAGACGTATATCAAGATGAAGATCTTCGAGAATGCCGCTGTGAATGGCTTGATACAAGGCGCTGGTGATGCTTATAAATTATATGCTCAGCAGGAGCCGGGTAAGTTCGCTAGGGCTATGAAGGAGCTTAAGATGTCGATGATCACGTTAAATGATTATCGGGAGTTGGCTGAGGATAATAGGAGAAGGATGTTGTCTTATGAGCGGATGTGGCCTAATGCTTTTGATAAGTATATCAAATTTATTTAGTTGCGGGGGAGGGAATCGAACCCTCGATCTTTAGGTTATGAGCCTAATGAGATACCTCTTCTCCACCCCGCGATTATGACGCGAATATACGTTTTTTAAAAAGAAAAAAAGATAATATGGCAAAGAAAAATGATTGGATACATTTAGATAAGACAAGTGGTACTGGTCCTGCTGAGGTTAAGGTTACCGCTGATATCAATGAGACCGGCGAGATACGTCAGGTAACATACAAGGTTATAAAAGAAGGCACCAAGGAAGAGAAGACGTTCGTGTGCAGGCAGGAGTCCGTCCCGGTGGTGATCATCCCGGAGTTCGATTACCTTGTGCTTAGGTATATCTGGGCTGACGAGGACGGCATTGACTTTGACACGGCTACCGGTTTCGATAACACCGGCCTCCCGGATGTTGACGGCAAGCTGGTTGGTTGGAGTAAACAGTATCAGACCACGCAGGAACGGGTAGGTGATTATCTTATCCATGGCGGTGATAACATGGAATCAGGTAATGAGGCTGCCTTGATCCAGATGGGGCCGTTGTTGGATGGTGATAATTACGATAAATTACCTCTTGAGATCAGGTGCAGTATATACGGTAACTGGTATGGTGGTCGTGAGAAAGGCAATGTCACTATCAGGTTCACGGCATATAAGGGCGGTTCTATGGAGAAACGTGGATATGATTTTGTCAATATCGGAGGCGAGGAGGTTTATACCGGTGATGCCCCTACCAACGTATCCGCCCATGGTGAGGATAATTGGCAAAATATAAAGACCTTGTATTCTAAGGTAGGCACGATGATCTACAACAAGGAGTCTCGTGACTGTATTGTAAGAATAGGTGAGTAATTATTCTTTTTCATAATACAAATATCTATCAGCTCTCTCGTCCGTGAGGATGGGGGAGTTTTTTATTTTTTAGTCCTTTACTTATGACATATTTGATTTTTTATTGTGCAGGAATAATCTAGCTTTGCCGAAAACTAGGATCATGATAACTTTAAATGATGTAAATAACGAACTCCATGTCCGGTTATATATACTGGAGGTGCTTAAGGATTATATAAGAGATGATGATTTCGATGGCCTTGTAGATAAGGCGTTGGATTTTGTCATGGAAGGCGTTTCTATGCCTAAGGTTCCGGCCAAGGACACTACCATGAGTGATATATCAAAGAGCGTTTTGGCTTTGGTAGCGGGTGCCGGATTAGATGAGAGGCTAAGCAAAAGCTCTTTAGAGTTAGCTTACGATAGGTGTAAGATGAGGTACGTATTCGATCCTCGAAATCGGGATATACACGGTGTAGTCGTAGGTTATTCCAATGACTTTAATAGTCTGGTAGCTGTGTGTGATGAGGGATCGAAGAAAGGAGTGGATAAAGGATCTAATGATTTTGTGGATGTCAATGAGAGATACGTGACTAACGGGTTCTTCTACATATCCGTAGAGGACGCCGACAAGCAATCAAGCTACATGGGGAAAAATCTATAATTATTATGTTTTTGTATTTTCATTAAGGGTAAACGTTGCAAAGTGTTTAGTCTTCCTCCTGACTTGTGAAAGTTAGGGGGATTTTTTATATTCGCGTGATTTGAATATTTTCGCATAATACGTATGGTTTTTACTTAGATCCGGCGTGTAAGTGATTATCCGTCGGATTTGTTATCTTTGCGAAAAACATAACATCGTGCAGAACAATTCTAACATAGCGGTTCCCGACTCCGGGATGAACAGGGATAAGCATCCACAGGATCTATCCCCGTCTGAGTACAGCTTTGCCTTGAACGCTACCATAGAGGGTGACGATGGAAGCCAGCTTAAGATCCAGAACGAGCCTAGTACCCTTTTATGTAAGCGATTTGATGGCTATAAGGTTATTGGGTATAAGAATGACATAGCTGGTGATAATACTTATTTCTTTCTATCTAATCCGGATGATAATACGTCTAAGATCACATTCATGCGGTCATTGGATTATATCAAGACCGTGGAGGATCAGCTAGCTGGATCGGGGAAGGACATCCATCGTATCCTTGGCGAGAGGCTTGAGGAGTCGGATGGTCGTTTTGATGAGATATGTGATTTGATGGAGGTCTTGATAGAGGATGGGACCGATGACCCTTGTCTTAATTTCTCCATTCATCATCCGATCTTCGATATAGAGATCAAGGACGAGAAATGCGGGAAGGTGATATACTGGACCGATGGATATAATCCTCAGCGATATGTTATGGTCGATAAGGCACTTAATCCGGATGATGATGGTGACTTTTGGTATCATTACCATGGGTATAAGACATGTGGGGATGACAAACCAATAGAGAGGTGTAGGCTGGCCTGCGAGAAGCTGCTGGTGTTCCCGTTGCTGACGGCCCCGTGCGTGGAGCCAGAGGTCGTGGAGTTCGGGGGGAGCCTGCGTGCCGGGACCTACCAGTTCTGCGTGGCGTTGTGCGATGAGTTCGGGATTGAGAAGACTGGATATTGCTCATTGACCAACCCAATCATGTTATTCGATCGTCAAGATATGGTTATCCGCGATGGTTTATGGGGTAAGTCAACCAACATGGGTATCCGCCTTACCGTGTCCAATATAGATAAGCAGGTATCTCATTATAAGATAGGTGTTATACAGAACACGGTTGGGTTTAATGGTGAGCAAAGCCCGGTTCTTGAGTATTTCATAGAAGGTATACATCCGATAACGGAAAGGACTATCTATTATCTTACGGATCAATATAGCGAGCGTACGACCATGGAGAAGTTATCCAAGGAAATACCGGTATATAAGACAGCCAGAGGCATGACGTCTGTCGGGAATCGTCTTCTTCAATACGGCTTGACCGTGGAGAACGAATGGAATCTTCAACCGGTCGTTAACTTCTTGGGTCATTTCGTTAAATGGCAGACATCTATAGCCACGGAGAATTTGTATAAAGACGGTGTGGCTTGCTCTAAATACGCCTCTTTCATGCGTGACGAGGTATATCCGTTGGGTATAAGATTCTTTACCAATACAGGATACAGGACGGCTAGATTCCCGCTTATCCCTCGTCCGGCCACAAGGGAGGAGATGGGGGTTATCGTTGATGAGGACGGTAACTCTGACGACCTGTCGGCTGCGTCGGTGCTGGAGAACAACCCGCAGTGCGCCGGGAACAGCCGCCGTCATCTTTGGCAGTTTAAGAATACGGCAAAGATCATAAACGACCCGTCTTGGGGATTTGATGATTTTGGAGGAGAATGCAAGAATCAGCTAGATGTCAAGCAACTCAGATATGTAGAGCAGGAATATGCCACGGTAGGAGAGACCCAATTCGTTATCAATACGATGGGGGAAGATGTTACGGTAGATGATGCTATTGATTATATCGCTGATAATATAGAGAACCTGTGTGATATCATAGAATCTAATGTAGGTATTACTGACGAGTTATGCGCTGCTATATCATTGCCAGAGGATCAAGACGGTATAAAGGCTCCCGATTTTCCTAGTGGATGTGATGATATCGAGAGGATAGAGACCAGGACTATATTGGATAAAAACTCTTTGGTGGATTCTAGGATTGATTTTACGTATAAGCTGGCTAGTGATTATACGGAGACCGAGCCTACCACCTTAATACAAAGTAACGCCGAGTCACAAAGGAAATTCTCTGTATTGTGTGATTTCGATAATTACTCCAGTGGAGGTAAGAATATCATAGATCTGGTTCAGGAATGGCTGGATGGTCAGGATGAGGATAAATTCCCGTCTGATATAGACTCCTCCGCTTTGGTCTTGTGTCAGGATATGTCTAATGTCCGGCAGTTATATGATGAGGGTATATGTACTAATGGGTGCTCGGTAGATGATCCTCATGTCAATCCTACTATTAATGATGTTCAACTTCCTACATTCCAAGGAGGTAGGTCATTGGGTAAGTGCACGTATTTGTTTCAATATGACGGATGGGAAGGTAAGCATCATACAGAGACGATGCTTGATAAGTTGATGGATACGATGGAGGCTTATTTTCCCCAATACGAGAGTCAGTTTGGTATCGAGAACGCCATGTGTCTTTTTGGCGATGGTGATAATTCTAAGTTCAATACCGGTATAACTACTGACTGGGAAAGTCGTGTGTCTGTGCAGAATGATATTGACGCCAAGACCAATTGGTTCGGTAGAAGCAACTTGACTTATTTCAAGTTCTATCCACATGTATCCTCATACGCCAGATGGGTGGAGTTGGATTACGAGAAATACATAAGTGGTTTATCCGATCCTGATAACGGTATTATGTACATAGAGATGATGGGTAACTATAATTATCCGATCGGCGACTCATCATCATACAACAAGGTTCGTATAACGTTTTTCTCGGACAAGGAAGGTACCGTGGCTCCTAATCCTTTGGCTAATGATGCCAAGAAAGGTGTTATAGTGAATTACGTGGATCATAAGATATTTATGATGCCAAAGTACTTGTTCTGGAATGATGACAAGACTACTTTCCATAAGATATATGTTTGCATCGAGCCTGCGGTATGCGTGTTCTTCACCGGTTTCGCCATGAGGAAGGACATGAAGGAGCTTGCCGGATTCTATACGGCCGGCACCGCCATCTTCCCCGCCCCGTTCTGTTTTGGCATTCGGCCGCTGGAGGTGAAATACGTGTTCTTCTTCACGAAAGAATTGAAATTAAGGAGATTTGTTACCTATGAGGCGAAATGTGTCTCATGTGGGGATAAGCCCGCTGACTGCGCTCCCAGGCCATATCAGTATGGTGATTTCGGATATTGGGAGTCTACCAATAAGTACCCGGCTAATTTTGAGTTGTATGATTCAAGTAAGATCGGGATATCATCGGGAGGATCAAAGAGGAAGGACATAATAGATTCTTTGACGAAATACTATGGGTCTCCTAAATCAGTTGGGGGTAAGTCTTATTTCACCGGTAATGGGGGTAACGCTGAGTACCCCAATACGTCAACCACGTTTTGTCAGAGACCTATACGTCATTACAAGTTCCCGGATAACTCTGTCGCTCCTTTTATGGGTAATCCGTCTCAGCTGACCGGTCAATATGGAGTTGACTCCTATATTTATCCTATGGGGGTGATGCTTGATGACGATATCGTTAATGAGTTTTTGGATATAGCGGTAGAGAACGGTCTTATAGATAAGGCTAGAAGGGATTCTATAATAGGATATGAGTTGTATAGGGGCGATAGGACGTTGGATAAGAGCGTTATCGGAACCGGTCTGGCTTATGATATGTTTAAGTACGATGATCCCGACGGATCGGCTAACCTTTATCCTAATTACCCTTACAACGATTTGTCTGATGATATGTATATCTATAAGGATATTAATCGTGAGAAATTTATAACGCATCCGTTTAACAGGAAGGGTAATATCTGGTATTCATTCTTAAGTCCTGATATTGCCTTTAACAAGCCTGACGCTCCCACCGAGTGCCTTGTTGATGGTTATCAATTAGGTAAATCCTCCGGTATATTCAGGGAGGTGGAGGATCACCCTAAATGGACGATATTAGGGAGTAAGGCTTACAGTATGGCAACGTCATTGGCTACGGTGGAGGCTATGGCTAATTTAATATCCGCTATAGCTGAGTATACATATCAGTCGGCTTCACAGCAATATGTCGGTGGAGGCGTGTTCTTTTTAGCCAACCCTGTCGGCATAGCGCTGACGGCTATCCGTCTGGCTACGGGTATCGCCAAGGCCACAGCCCAGTCCGTGGTGGATATAGGCAAGTACAGGTATCAGTGGTTAACGGCATTGATAGATAGGGGACCTAGACGGAACTATGCTTATTATTATACTTCTGTCGCTCATTATAATTTATTTTACCAAAAAATAGGGGCGTCGGAGCTACGTGGATTGTCAACGGCCAAATATATCAAGAGCGGGTTGTATCCGGTTACAGACATCTCGTCACAAGGGGGAACCGTAGGCGGTAAGCCTATTATCATAAACAACCTCGATCGTGAGCATTCGTTGTTCATGTCATTTGGTATGGATAAGTATATGCTTGAATATCCGGAGTTGGTTTCAAGTTACGATACCAGCCGTATTCAGGATGAGTGTAATATTCGTAACGATGAGGTGGCTGGTATGACGCCTCATTTTATGACACGTGAATCTTTCGTATCCTGCCCTTATATGAGGATAAAGAAATATTCTCCGGCTCAATACGGGCAGATAGAGGATATCAGGTGGGTATCGTTAGGTGGTTGCGGGTTGATGGATGAGGATAAGCGTAAACCTGTTTTTGGAGGAGATGTGTTTATATCAAGGTTCTCGCTTAAGAGGAAGATGCCTATGTTTTACTTGACTCAGTTTGGTCAGGGAGACATGATACCATTCCCTTATTACGATTATCGGAACATCGGATATCCCCGTTATTTCGTTAATTACGATACCGGGGAGGATTATCTTAACAAGACCGATACGGATACCGGATCGCTATACTCTTTCCCTAGCCGGAAGAGCGCTTATGAGATGGTTTGCAAGACCGGAGATATGTATCTTAGCGGTCGTTTCTTCCTATACTTCTATGGTATACCTCAGTTCCTCGTGGAGTCTGAGATCAATTGCAATTTCCGTATAGCCGGGCCTGAGCCTTACGAGGGGTTTTATCCGGAGGTAGGGGATTATATATCATGGACTCAAGAGCGTAATGTCCCTATATCAAGGGATAATGTGTTTAAGATGAGTCCTGTGTATAAGAATCGTTTTACGCTAGGCGGAAGGTCATTACCAGAGACATATGATAGCAATTTTTGGGACTGCGCCTACCAAAGACCCAACGGCGTCATATGGAGCACCGCCGACGTGTCGGAGAACGGCATGACCGATCCTTGGCTGTCGTACAAGCCTATGGATTACCATGAGTTCAAGACCTCGTTCGGGAAACTTATAAGCATGAAAGGGATAGAGTCGGATCAGATACTGGCTCGCTTCGAGAATCAGGTAGGGCTGTATAACGCCATAGACGTGTTGGCGGAGAGAATATCCCCGGAGAATAGCGAGCTAGGGACAGGTGGTCTTTTCGCCTCTCGTGGTATCGAGTATAATAATACGACGTTAGGATATTCCGGGACCCAGAGTCGGGATATGATCAGTTGCGAGTTTGGGCATTTTTGGGTCGATTTAAGGCGTGGTCAGGTGTTTAAGGTAGATTCTAATGGTAGGAATCTTACGGAGGTCACACCGGGGCTTAGAAACTGGTTTAAGGAGCATCTTCAGATGAAGATCATCCGTAGCCGGATATATAACGCTGATACGGACGCTGAGTTGTCTTATTATGATATCGATAACAAGTTCTTTGGTATAGGGTTGTCCATGGGCTGGGACAATCGGTTCAAGAGGGTTCTGATAACCAAGAAAGATTATATACCGGTAGGGAATCCGAGCGAGTACCAATTCCGTGGCGGCCGGTTCTACAGGAACGGGCAGGCGGTGGAGTTGCAGGACGCCAGCCATTTCACGGACGTCTCGTTCACCGTTGGATATAACTGCCTGAAGGGTGAGTGGAAATCATATTTGTCCTACACCCCTGACTATTATATCGAGCACCAGCATTATTTCCAGTCTGGTAAGAATTACTCTAACGACGATCGTGAGATAGGATTATGGTCGCATGGTCTAACCAACCAATCTTATCAAGTATTCTACGGTAAGTTATATCCGTTCGTCATAGAGGTACCTGTCCGTGAGCAGTATGTGAATAAGATCCTCACGAACTACCAATATCGGATGGATGCCAGAAGGTATCAGGATGAGGTTAATTACCAAATTCTTAGGACTACTGGATTTAATAAGGCATGGTTTTATAATGATACCAACAACAGCGGTGAGCTTCGGATGGTTATCGCCGACAAGAACGATATGAGCCAGCGGTTAAGGTATCCTATAACCAATGATGATAGCCGTGAGATACTGGTGACGGAGGTTGATCAGAAGATAAATATAAATGACTATTTTAACGAGGTCAAAGACGATACGAACAATCTTCCGATATGGGTTAAGGATGTGAATGACATTGGCCGGGAGATCGACCCCAGGGCTGTCGATTATCATCGGAGGTGGCGTGATCGTCTTCGTGGCGATTGGTTCTTGGCTAGGTTCGTGAATGACATTGAGAGTCGGTTCAAGATGATAGTACGTTGGTTTAGCAACGATGAGAAAGTTTATTGAGGTGATTATATACCTTTAAATATTTGATGTTATGGCAGCAGGGAAAACTAGCAGTAAAAAGAAGGGCAAATGCCCGAAATCAGGATGTATCAAGAAAGTAGGGAGTGATTGGCGAGTGGTCAGTAACAAGACCGGTAAATTATGGCCGGCTAAGTACAAGTCTAAGGAGAAAGCTAAAGGAGCCTTGGCTGCTTATCACATGCATTAGCGTATAAACGGGTACATGATTTATTATGTACCAGTTTCGTGTTTTTAGGCTTGTGATATTATGGTTATCTTTGTGAAAAACGTAATATATGTCTAAGAAGAATAAACCGGAGGAAATCCCATCGTGGATAAGGGATTTATATAAGGAGGATCTTGATCGTGTCGTAAGAGGTGAGCGTCCCATGTATTTCAGGGGTATGGATGATAGTCCTTTAAGGAACGTATCCCCGGAGTTTGATATCCTTAGCGGAGGAGCCGCAGTTAAAGGTATGAATGGGATAAGAGGTGCGTTGTCCCCGTTGAATAACGGCATGGGTAATTATAATTTCAGTATCAGGGGTATAAATAAGAAGATAGGTGAGTTGGTTGATGAGGCGGGGCTATATTTACCTGAGAAATTAAGACCTGTATATCGGACTGTGGTGGACGCTATGTCGAGTTCCAAGGATAAGGGGTTGGGTCATATCACGCAGCCGTTGGCCAACGCCCTGTACCCAGCGGACGAGCGACGGGACCGGCGTCTGGACGGGGAGCACCCCGTTGGTTATGTGGATGCCATAGACGGCATATGGCCCATGGAGAAATATGGGCTATGGGGAGAGAAGATGGATAAGAAACAAGGGGGTGGATATGTGGCTTCAAGGGATAACACCTCCGTTGGATCTAGTGGCATAAATCTTAATACTGAATATGGCAAGAAGATAAACGATGGAGTTGACATTACCGAGATTATAGCTGGAGGTATCCCTATTATTGGGGATGTTATGGATGTGAGAGATTTTGTGGAGTCATCGAAGACTGGGGATGGTTTAGGAATGACATTATCAGCTTTAGGGCTATTCCCGGTATTAGGTGAATTTTTTTCTTTCGCTAATAAAGTAAAGAAGATTCCTCTGCCAGAAGATAAACGTAAATTGTATGATTTTCTTGTAGATAATGATCTTGTAGATAAATATGTTCATGATGAACCTTTGGTTAGGGATTTTTTTAACAAGGATGTCCATGAGAGAATTTCAAGGAATTATAATGATCTTCCTGATTCTTATAAGGCGGCTGTGGATTTGATGATTGATAATGGTGTTGATCTCCAAAATATAAATGATGTGTCTAACAAGCATATTAAGGATAAGATAGATTCTATGCTTGATGATAATGGGAAACGGCTGGAAGAAGCTTACAATCTAAGGGTATCAGCGGATTCTGATTTTGATGATTTTAGATATGAGGTATCCTCCGCTTTGGATAATAGTAATGCTAAAGGGTTTTATACTAGTAAATACAATAAGGTTGTTACTAGGAGTGATGAGAGTTTATCTAACCTATCTCATGAGTTTAGACATAAATATGATTCAAGTAATAATTATAATAAGATTTATTTATCCGAAAATGATAAGTCATTATTAAAAGACGCTTATAGGGCTAAACCAAACTCATCAAGTGATGAGATATCAGAGAAAATAGCTTTTAATACTCAAGCTAGATTTCGCTTGTGGAATAAATTTTATAATACATATGGAAGGACTCCATCCGTTGATGACCTTGATAAGTATATCGATAGCATGGATGAGATTGATGTGTATAACCTTGTGAGTGGTATAGGTAGCAATTATGCTGGTGATTATTCTAATAACATGCTTGGAGCTACTGGAGAGGTATTGAAAGAATCATCGGATAAAATAAAAAAAGCCATTAAAAACGTTCCTGCTATTTTGCCGGCGGCTATAGTTGGTAAGATGTTGATGGATGATGATAAGGAGAAGAAAGATAAGGGCGGGTCTGTAAGCACAGGTAGGGCTTATGGAGATGGTAAATATGTAATTGATCCTGATAGATCAGAGGATAATAAGATGGCTGTGTATGATGAGATATGGGATTATCTGACCGATAAGAAGGGGATACCACAAACTCAAGCTATCGGCATCCTATCGAACATCGCCGCCGAGTCCGGAGGGGACACCGATGCCCTAGGCGCCGCCGGTGATTTTGGCATCCAACAATGGCTTGGACCGAGGAAGAAGGAGCTACAGCGCAGGTATGGGAAGAAACCGACATTGACACAGCAGTTGGATTATCTCGTGGATGAGTATCAAGGAAAGGTCCCGGGGTTAGGTTGGAATTACATCAATCAAGGAAAGTTTTTTGACAAGGACGCTCAAGGTAATGTATATAATTACTATATGTATTCTAAATCCGATTTCGATAACGCCGTCAACTACAAGGACGCTACCGTGGCATGGAATCAAGGATACGGTAGGCCTCTTGGATCGACCTTAAGAAATGAGAAGAGATTTGAGTTCGCTGATATGTTCGCTAATAGGTATGGTGTCCCGGAGAACGAGCCAATGAGATACGAGTTCGGACAGCGGGATTCGGGCACGGGGGACGGAGGTCAGCAGCCCGTACCTGAGACGGTAGCCCCTGCCGATCCTTCTTTGGCTTCCCGCTCTTCCATGGATAGCTGGTGGGAGAAGGAAGGTCAAGACCTGTTATATAAGATGCTAGCTCAATCAGGCGCCAACAGGAAAGCTATAGAGGATATCGCTAATAACATCAAGAACGATCCCCAATCAGAGGCGCAGATAGCGGAAGCTGAGCGTATGCGTAGGGAGCAGGCGAAAAGGCAGTTGGTGCTTAATATGATACCGGGGTTGATGCTGAATATAAAGGGTATGAGCAGAACTCAGAATTAATGCTATATTTGCGAAGTAATTAAACGTTTTAGATATGAAAAGATTGTTATTTTTATTTGCTATGTTATTGACGCCGTTCGCTTTGATGGCGCAAGAGGTAATCCCATCAGAAGGGACTATCACCATTGATCTAACTACCTTTACCGGTATCATGGCTTTTGTTACGATGTCAGCTACCCAACTAGCCAAGGTTGTGCCGTATATTGACACCCATAAGTGGGCTAAAGTCCTATCCGCCGTAGTCATAGGTATGCTGGTTTGTATATTAGCGTGGCTACTAAAGGTGTCTCCATTGCTTATAGGGAGTGAATGGTGGGAGGCTCTATTATATGGAGTGGCTGTAGGTCTCAGTTCTGCCGGTTTCTATGATTTGGTTAAGGCTATAGGATCATTATTCATAAAAAGAATTTAATTCTGTACATAATAATAGCATTTGCTGAGAGACTCATCGTTGTGAAATGATGAGTCTCTGTTTTTTTAAATTATCTTTGTGTCAGAACGAAATTAATTAGACATGAGCAAATACGTAATCAAGAGGAAGATACCTAAATATCAAGAGGCCGGGGAAGTCGGGTCGTATATGCTTGGTAATATGGACGGTATACAAGGGTTAGGTATAGAACCTTTGGTGAATACCAACCAAGGATTACCCGCGCCGGTCAATCCGCTAGGGATATATTCTTTGGATACTCCAGATCAGTTGAGGACTAAATACGCTAATGCTTTTGATCAGGATAATGTGTTTCCGGCTAGCTTCAAGGGTAGTTTACAGCGTATAGCTGAGAATTATCAGGACAATGGTATTACGCTTAATAACATAACTGTTAACGATGTTGATAAGTCTAAGACCGGTTCAGGCGAGACGGATGTTTTTGATTTTACCACCATCCCCTACTATGGCGCTGATGATATAGGGTCTAGATTCACTCAGATGGGTCGTGGTATAGGGCGTATGAGAAGCGAGGGATATGGTGATTTATCCACTGGGGCTAAAACAGCTAATACGATAACCACCATAGCCTCAGGAATTAGTGGTATCATGGGGTTGGCTCGTAACGTGGTTTCTGGGATAGCGTCAGAGAAAGGTACTCGTACCAATATCAGGTTAGCTCAGGAGCGTGAGGCCAGACAAAGAAGGCAATCCCAGATGCAGTACAAGGATGGTGGGGGTGTTTATCTAGGACCTAATAATAGGTTCGATAGCGGAAGCCTTACCGGTGAGTACCTGTATCCGTTACCTAAGTCGATGGAAGATCAAGCCAACGTAGAGGTCGAGAAGGGTGAGTACGTGACGCAGCCCGGAGAGGCGCCGATGGAGGCTATGGGGCAGAAGCACGCCGATGGTGGAACCCCCGTTTCCTTGGAGCAGGGAACGAAGGTTATTACCGACGACACAACCATAGAGCCGGATTTCGCTAAATACATCAGAGATACGTATGGGATCAAAGCCACGCCTAAGGATACGTATGCTACGTTAATGGACAGGTATAAGGCTAAGATCGGTCTTAAATCGGCTTACGATGATCAGAAAAAGGCGCTGGAGAAGCTGAAGAAAAACGATAAGATAGATGATGAGAATACAAGGCGTTTAAACGCCTCCGTATTGTCAAAGGCTATAAATGATAGCAACGATACCGTTAATGGATTAGAGGGAAGATTTACGGACTTCGCTAATGTCATATACAAAGAGCAGGAAGACCGGAAGATGAAGAAGGATGAGGATACGTATTTCGCTAAGGGTGGTGAGATAGATAACATCATATCCAGATCCATGAAAGAATACGGTCTTACGGAGGAGGATATAGCCGATGCTAAGAAAGAATTGCTTAAGAAAGTGGCTGGTATTCGTCAGAAGATGGAGAAAGGTGGTAGTTCTTTATTCGATTACCTACTTACTTTCCGTCCCGTAGAGAACAAGTACAATAATAAGGATAACACGTTTGGGTATCAGCGTCAGGGTCAGGATGGCTCTTATGGCGGTATTAATACCGATGAGAGACTGGAGTATTATAAGACGTTCATGCCTTTGGCTTATGATGCTTATATGAGCGCTCCGAAGGCTACTGCCGCCAAGGCTCTTCAGGATGCTATATACAGCACTACTGGTGGGTGGATGGGCTTGGCCACGGCGGAGAACCCGATCATCGCCAACGCAGAGGCGCTTCGGGATTATACGACACTCGTTTCCTTTGGAGGCGAGGATAGCCAAGGTAATTACCCGGAAGATAAGAAAGCCTCATATCATGATAGGATGAGAGACAATAAGTTTGGTCAATATTCCTCATCTCGTCCTATGATCGGTCTGGATGTTGTTACAGAGGAACAGCATAAAGCTCTTAACGACGCTGGTATCACTCATTTTAGCCAACTATTCTCTGACAAGAACAAGGATGTCGTTAATAAGATACTTGGCGAGGATATGCTTAAGATGCAGGCATTGAGATCCATGAAAGGAATGGAAGGTCTTGATTTTATACTTGATCCTCATAAGGTGGCTCCCGGTCCTATGGATATAGGTGATGTGGAGGAACCTGATGTTAAACTGGATATGCCTGAGCTGATTGATCCCAATACACTCCCTAAGACCAATACAAATGCCGGTAAGTCGAACAGCGGCAATGGAGGCAGGAATATAGTGGGTGGCGGTCTTGACTTCCCCGAGGTATTTAGGATGACCCCGGGAGCCGTGACAACGGAAGGTCTGGAAAGGCATTACGCTCCTACCGTGGATCCGGTGTTGAGATCTGCTGATCAGTATATGGTTGAGACCAATCGTGCTTTCCAATCACAATTGGATCAGATGGGTAATGTCCCGGATTCCCAGAGAGGGGCTTTATCATCCAACCTACAGGCTATCATGAGTTCCAATATAGGTAAGTATATAAATGAGGTAGAACAAGGGAACGTGGCTCAAAGGACTTGGGCTGATAATGTAAACGCCCGGACTTGGACTGATACGTATGATAAGAATATAGCTCAACGTCAGGGTTATCAAAGTCGAATATTACAGGCTTTGGCTAATACTGACGAGAACTGGGCTAGGTATTTTGATAGCGTAAATGATGAGATCCAGCAGAAGTGGAATACGGCTACGACCATGAATACATTAAGGTCTATATTCGGGGATGTAAAGATTGGTCCCAATGGACAATTAATCGCTGATCCTCAAGGAGATATATTGAGTTATAGGAGATTATATCCCGCTCAGGAAGTAACTAAAAGCAAGAAAGGATAAAGGATGGCTTCACAATATAGTATATTAAGGAATTACGGCAAGTACGTATCGCCCTACAACATGGATGTCATGATGCAGGGGATGGGATACATGCAGCAGAAGATAGATACCAATCGGCAGGCTATAAACGAGTATGCTGATTATATTATCAATTCTGACATTATAAAACCTCAGGATAGGGAATATCTTCAGAATAGGTTAAATGGGCTGATACAGGACGTGAATAACGTGTATCGTAAATCTAATTTGGCTTCCGACGGTATAGCCAGAAGTATACAGGCTCGTCTTGGAGAAGCTCTGGATACCCGTGTGTTGAACGCTATTGCCGGTACTAGGGAGTATAGGTCTTTCTCTCAGAAGATTGAAGATATGAAGCTTAATAATCCTAAGCAATATAGCGCTATAAATGAGGCTGTCGCTTTGTTGCCATTTTATGAATGGGCTAATGACGGTCAGGTTGGTACAAGGATGAATCCTATTCACTACACTCCTTATACGGATTACAATGAGGAGATGAATAAGATGATGAAGGATTTCGTTAGTCTTAATAAAGGAAAGAAGTTTTCTGTTCCTGAAATAGTGGATGGTAAACCTACAGGGAGGATGAGGGATATTACTGTTGATGAGATGAGTCAATCTCAAATTAGATCAATAGCGGCTAGGTCTATATCTCAGAATGCTAAAGCTCAGATGCAGATAGAGGGACAGTATTTAGCCATGACCAATCCTGGCATGTTTAGTGGTATGACTACTGAACAGTTTGTTAATAAATATGTTTCTGGGTTTGACGCTGAAGAGAGCGTTCTTTTAGCCAAGCTCAAAGGGGCGGAGGCCAGCCCTTCCGCTAAGGCGGCTATCGAGGCTTCGTTGCAGGAGGTTCGGGAGCAGCGCCGTGCGTTAGTGGAGGAAGCTACATCCTTTATTGGCAACAACATGAATCCCGCTAGGGCAGGGGAGTTTATTGTCCGTAACGAGTTTCTTGATGGTGTATCTGCTAGATGGTCATACAATAATTCATCAGAAAGTTATAGTGCGGATGATTATTATTTTAAAGTAAGAGATCTTGATTTCAAGGAGCGGGAGTTCTCATGGAGACAAAAATCCAAGGAAATAGATCAGAATCTTAAGCTTAGGGAGATAATGACTAAAGAAGGTGGTAACAGTCCCGGCGCTTCTTCAGGTGTTATGATTGAGCTAGAAAAAGTTCAGCCTAATGTCACTCCTGAAAATATATTTGACAATCAGTATATTCAGAATGAAAACAATATATCAACAGGAGAGAAGGATTTAATATCGTCTTTAAACCCTGTTGATTTACGAGGTATAGAGAACGATATACAAAACAATCCCTCTATATATCCAGGTGGTGTTAATAGTGAGAATATTATGGCATGGATTACCAATAACGGTGGCGGGTCTAGTTCTGTGTTATCATCACCAGAAATGGTAGGTAGGTATGAGGCTCTTATGGCGGCGAATGATAACAGGAAGAAATATAGTAAGATAATGGACGAGGAAGTTGATTATCTTACGAATGCTTTTGATGTCGCTACGAAGAATATCCTTAATGATGCTATCAAAGATCAAGACTATGTTACTGGTGGTATTGATACATATACCGATAATGGTATGGTTAACGCAAGGGATGTTGGTAAGAATGGAGCGGTTATTGGAGGAAGGGAGTATTCTCCGGAAGACGCTTTGAAAGTTTCTTCTATAGTTGGATTGATAAGCGAAAACATCAACTACACGGATAGGTCTATAGCTAATATGGAGTTGATGAGATCTTATATAAATCTGTTAAATAGATATTCGGGAGAAAATTTCACTTTGGATGATATAGATAATATAGCCAAAACTTATAGTCGTGTAGATAATCCAATAATGAATAGTGATGATGCCAATATGACTAATAGGGATAAAATGATCAAGATCATAGGTAAGAATATGTCTAGAGCTGATGGCCCTACGCTTAGAAGGGAATGGTCTTCTTCCAATGTAGGTCGTAATATAGCTAAGGCTGTTCAGGATTCTAAAACAGTCTATGAAAGAAGATATGATGAGTTTGCTCCAAGATCATGGTCATTTTCCAATTCTACCAACGCTTCTAAAGAGGATAGGCGTATGCATGCTAAATTAGAGAGTCTGCTTTTGGCGAGAGCCGGTTTCTTGAATAAAGATAAAGATAGTAGACTTAATAATTATATATTGTATGCTCGTCCTACAGATAATCCTAATACATTTGATTTGGTAGCTATGGCTGGTGGAAAGAATATCGCTACGGTTCAAGTTACTAAAGAAGAATTAGATAGTATGGGGTATAGTTTGTATGAAAGGGAAAGAAATGTGAGATCGGAAGATTATGAATCCAAGATCATTCCTGTGTCTTTTTCTGCTACAACCAATAGACCTTACCAGAAATGGGCGCAGGCTAATTCGCTTGGCGCTTTCGCTACTGTCGAGAATGCGGCGGAGGAGGCTTCTAGGATGGTTGATAAGTATGATATTCAGAGTAATGATCTAGCTACATCTGAGCTTAATAAGAGGGCTATTAGGATAATTAATACGGTTTTGAGGAATTACAAGTCGTATGATGTCAAAGCTAAGGGATTCCCAGGAGGGGTTGAAGTTGGTATTTATTTCCATGGTCAAGCAAAGACTGGGACACCGCTTAAGGTATTAGAGTATAATACTGATTATGCTGATAATATCATGAAAATCATAAATATGTGTCCTCAGATGTATCTTACTCAAGCTGTGGTTGAGGCTATTAATAAGGATGTTATTGTAAAGGGCAGGGATATTAATGAACAGCATTCTGACCTTAGCAATCTTCTTTCGGTGTTGGATAAAGAGACCATAGATAAAATAGATGGTAAAAATGAACAGCAATAATAATAATGATATGGGGAATGTGATGAGGGATCAGGGATATTATGTTCCGACTCCATCCATTCCATCCCCTATGCTTTCTGGGGACAATATTTCTTCTATCCCTATTCCTGTCGGGATGAGTAGTTCATCGGATATGGATAATGATGTTTTATCCAGGGAAGGAAATAGAAGCATACCGTCATTGGTTGAGGGTATAAAAAAATCTGTAGAGACATCTTATCATGATGACGTAAGAGCCAGAAACTCGCTTTTCCAGATGATAAATGAGGTAGGTATACCTAAGGGTAATTATGATATAACTGGGAGCAAGATCAATCTTCGTGATTCAAGATATAGGTTATCAACAGGTGAGTGGATCCCTAAATATGAGAATTATATCAATAATATAGATAATGATGATCGTCTATCGAGAAGTCAAAGTGGTTGGGAGAAAACTTATAGAGGATTAGGTAAGTTTATTTATAAGTCTGCTTTGTATGGAATAGGTGGAGTAGGTCAGTCTGTTTATGGATTAAAGGAGCTTGTTACAAAAGGGACGTTATCAGCTATGTATGATAACAGTTTTGCCAGATGGTTGGATGATATGGATAAGCGTGGTGATTATACGCTTAATCATTATTACAGTAAGGAGGAGCGAGATGCCGGATTTCTTAAAAGTATGTTTACAACCAATTTCTGGACAAATGATCTTTTGTCAGGGGCTGCATTTACGGCTGGTGCTATCTTGTCGTCTTATGCTTTCGCTGGTGCTGGTCTTATGAATGCTGCCCGTATGGGGGCTAGGGTAGGAGCGACTGTCGCTGGATTAGGTAGGGCCGCTTCCGCCACGAAGAGTGGGTTTAACTCCATGCTGAGGGCTGCCCGCGTAGGACGAGGCATAGGTAAGGGGTTGGACAACCTGACCTTTATTGGTACGTCAACACTTTGGGAGGCTTCGGTAGAATCAAGAAGCGGGTTGATGGAATCTGAGGAAAACTTCAAGCAGGCTTACAGAAATGCCTATGGTAGAGAAGCCTCGTATGAGGAGATTATGAGGTTCAGAAATGACAACGTCGATGCCGCCAATACTATATTTGCTGCTAATATCGGTATTCTTACATTGTCTAACATAGCTATGTTCGGTGATATGTTCGGCATGGATCTTGGCGTGGATAAGTTCATAAAACGCAATATATTTGGCGTAGGCGCCGAGAGGATGGATAACGGGACATTGAGGGCCATAACGCCTAAGAAATGGCAGAAAATAGCCGGGAATACGTTCAATATTATCAAGCGCCCAGTGTCAGAAGGTCTTTATGAGGAAGGTCTTCAGGGAGTGGCTAGCAAGTCCGCCGAGGATTGGGTAGAATCAAGATACAATCCTATGGCCATCCGTCAGAACATAGGCTATATGGAGGCTATAAAGAACGGATTCAAGGAGACTTATGGATCCAGTCAGGGCTGGAAGGAGATCGGCATCGGTATGATTATCGGATCGGTTATGGGTGGAAAGACCATTGGAGGTATAAGGGAATGGAGCCAAGACATGTCCCGGAACAAGGGGATGGTGGAGGCCTACAACGCCAATGCCGGCGCCTTGACCACCGCCGCTGTCCGTGCTATTCGTGGCAGTATGGCTCTTAACGCTCAATTATCTGGTGTAGACACATCGTACGAGAGTGATGGTAGGATCATAAATAAGGATTTTAGTGACGCCGTATTCAATCGTCTTCGTTATGATTCGGAGATGGGGATGCTGGATGATACGAAGGAGAATTTCAGGACGGTAGTCGAATCTATACCTAATAGCGATATAGCGTCCGATATGAATATGACGGATGAGCAGGTCAATGAGTATAAAGCCGATCTTGTCAACGAGTTTAATAAGAAGGTGGATAATTTCATTATGGCCAACAGATTCGCCGACTCCCTTACCGATGGTATATCCAATAGGTCGTTTAACGCCTATATCTCCAATATGGCTTATAATGGCCTTGAGGCGAAGGATAATTTGAACGATATTGCCAATCAGTTAAGAAGGATATACAATACGGATATAGGTCCCGCTCTTGATATATATTCTCGTCTTAATCCTGATTCGAGCAGGGATCTTGAAGAATTAAGGAAGCTTACGGATGATATACAGAGGATGGAGAAGAATATCTCGAGGCTTCAACAAAGTGTCGCGTCGAAGGACGCTCTTGAATCTGATAAGGCTAAGTTGGTCAAGGAGAATGATAGGCTTCTTAAATTAACAGAGGATAGGATCGCATTGGAGAGGAAATTAACTACGTTAATTAACTCAGAGGCTGATATATCTAAGTTGTTCTTAAATAGAAATGATTCAAGGATCAGTGCCGCTGATCTTATGGCGGCTTATGATACTATAGCTGATTTTGAGAACGTCGTATCTATCCGTGGGGTTGATAATTATAAGGAGGCTATGGCATTGCTTAGTGAGTATCGTCATAATCTTGTGGCTTATAAGAATATAAACGAGTCTCTTCGTCGTATGCGTGACAGAAGATTCATCCGGGCGCAGGAGCGCGGGTTCATGAAGATATTATCGAACGTATGGGGTAAGACTTATGAGGAGGATGATAGCAAGTATGATTTCAGGAATACTGATAATCCTGATGCCAATGATCTTTACGCCAACGACCAAGCTATAGACAAGGCTTACCAAGATGGTCTTATAGGGGAGGATGAGGCATTTATGTTCAAGACATATAATCATATGATAGCCAGATCTATGGAGAACGAGATTAAGACCGATGAAGGTAATATAGTCGAGAGGGTTCCTGATGATGAGGATATCATAAATCCTTCTGACGATAGAATCAATAATATAGCTATAAAGATATGGAACGGTAATGAGGATGTCTTATCTCCTAGGGAGAGACAGATATATGATAATAACAAGCCTCGTGTCGATAGTCTAGTTAACGGGTTTGGGGATAATCCTATTTCAAGGATCAATAAGGCTAGATCGATAATAGATAGATTGAAGATCCATGATAATATTTATGATAATATCAAGGACGCTGTTGATGATATTGTAGATATGAATATCAATGGTCTTGATCAGGATCAGATCAAAGAAGCTATAAAGACTTATAATGATCTTATGAATGAGGCTGACAATGGCAATGAGATTGATCAGGATAAGCTTAATGAGGCTATTGATATTATCAATAATTATTCCGATGGGCCTCTTCTTCAATTCGTGGAATGGATGAGGTTGTATGATAACGGAAGTATAGCTGTCAAGGATTACGATAAATCCATACCTATGGGTGATGTCCTCACAGAGAGCGAACCCGGGACATCCACCGGCAGGACGGAAGTTAACGCCGCCCAGAATCCGGTGGTGTTGATGGCTCAGAAGAGAGAGATCGGTGGGGTTATGTATTATGAAGTTGGCGGAATGAGACTTGACAGGTTTATGGACAGTCTTGGGCTTAAAAGATCTGATGCCACTGATACTGATAATGGAAGGGTGATGGATTTCACCAACGGAACCGACATATTTACTGTTATAGAGTCAGATAACCACTCAAGATGGATGATTAGCGAGGATGACGCTCAGGCTTTCGAGAACGCTACCGGTGTCATATTGGGGCGGCAAACCGCCTTGTCGACCTCCATCTGGTTTATGGTGTATCGCAAGGGGCAGGATGGATCTATTGTCCCTTATTATACGGGTGATACGTTTGGATCTAACAACGAGTCGGTGAATCAGGAAGCAACGGCTAGCCTCCGCAAGGGTGATATGGTAAGGTTTAAGATGGATATGTCAGATCCATACACCAAGGGACTGTATGATAAATACAATAGTCTTAACGCCGTTGACCCTAATTCTGATGAGACTAAGTCGGCTTACCGAGAGCTGGTTGATAATATGGTTATTAAGATCGTGGATGGTGATGGTAATTTTGTCTCGGTGCTAAAAGCCAATGATCCAGACTCAAAAGGGAGTAACGCTGATTTAAGGAGTATGGCCTTTGAGTTGTATAGGGATAATGTAGGATCCGTCGCGGGTGAGATTGATATACCGTTCGTAGGCACAGTCACCAGTGTTTTGCCGGGAAGACCTAATTTTAGCATAAGTGATGATAATGGGACGTTGATGGTATCCGAGAATGACTTTACCAACGAGACGGCTGGTAAGGTCGAGAGCGTAGGATATATAGAGAATGGGGAGGTTACGATGAGGGATGATATTAAGTATAATATATTCCCGTTCTGTACGGCTATCGTCAGGGACAAGTATGGTGATTATAAAAATTCACGTATTCCGGTCGTAGCTATAAAGACAGGAAATGGAAGAAATTACCTGTACCCCGTAAGATTGAAAAATCAGGATATATCGTCATTTTCATCCATGATCGAATCGATGGCTGATAGGATTACGGAGGGTCTAGGCGGAGGCGTAAGTATTGATGATATAATGGATCTTAATAACGCTATAGCCAGATCCGGGTTGGATAATAAGACATATATGATTCCGCTGGCGGGAGACGTGGATGTTATCAAGAACCGGCTTAAAGCTGTCAAGGAAGTGGCTAGCAGGATGCCTATGACCGCTGACGTAAGAGGATGGATAGGTGATTCCAGAACTAAGGAGGATATTTTGATGAATGACGTTACGATCAACATCGATCTTAACAACGATCCTTTCATAGCTCCTAAGTTTAGGATGAGTATCAAGGAGAACAAGGTATCCAAGGAGGAGACGGAAGTCTCGTTCCCTAACCTGCCGGATCTGCCATCGGAGTTCGCCTCGCCTACGAAGGCGGCCGAGGACAAGTCTTTGGTTTCCGACGGTAACGTAGTATCCGGAGAAAATGAGGCGGAAAATCCTTGCTAAATAAAATATCTTGACTTATCTTTGCGGCGTCAGTCCATCACCTGACGAGTAAGATATTTAAAAGTTGGTCCCTGTCGGGTGTGTGATGGCCCCGGTGGGGACTCTTTATATTATGCAACTAGATTCTTTTTTACATCGGAAGATCATGCAAGACCTACGCATCCAGCGAGTGAAGGTCTTGATGATGTTATACACCAGTAACTATTTTGTCAAGGTCAGACAAAAGCAGTTGCTTGATCATACATACGCCTTAAGCAGGGATCAGGCTTTTGATTATATGACTGAGTTCAATAAAAGACTTAGTGATAAGGTTGGTATAAAATGTACGATGGATATCCTTCTACCTACCGATGATGATAACGCTAACATCATAATCGAGCACAATGGTATTATCAAGAAGTTGATGAAGGAAGCCGATAAACTGGAACTTGATACTGATGCTATCAAAGTCATGATGCGTGATCTTCTTGATGAGTTGAAGGATGATATTGATCTTAATATCCTGATATTTGATGTAAGCCAGTTACTTATAAAATACAATCTATTTAGGTTGGAGGCTATAACCGAGCAGGAGTTCAAGAACTCTTTTGTCAGGATGGATAGTAGGAATATGGAGATAAAGAAACTAACTTTATCTGATATCAAGAAGGTGGTGGAGATGATAGAGGATAGGTATAGCTACGCTTTATATATGACAGAGGAATATGACTGATTACATTTTTTGTAAAAATATCTCTTGTTTGTTTGTAGTTTCAAAATAAGGTCTTATATTTGCGGTGTCCATCCGTTATTGGGCCATAAGAAGATATTAACTCGCCTAGGCGTAGGCGATAGATGAGAGTCATTGGTGGAATAACGGACGCCAATGGCTCTCGTTGTTTTTATATTATGGATGATAATTTAAAATTGTTTGAGAATCCTGATTTTGGGGATGTAAGAGTATTATTAGACGAGAAAAACAATCCATGGTTTGTTGGTAATGACATAGCCAGATGCCTTGGTTATGAAAACTTAGGAAACGCTGTAAAAAGGTTTGTTGATGATGAGGATTCTATTATTCTTACAAGTGATTGTAAATCAATGGGGTTTAAAATAAACCCCCTTATAAATCAGGCTGTTAGGGAGATTAAATTAATCAATGAATCAGGGATGTATTCTTTGATTATGTCATCTAAGATGGAATCTGCCAAGAAATTCAAAAGATGGGTAACATCGGAGGTTCTTCCTTCTATTAGAAAAACAGGTTCCTATTCTATGCCATCTAACAATATGCCATCAAAGAATGAACTTCCATCTGATTATATAGAGGCATTAGAGGCTTTGCTTAAATCGGAAAAGGAGAAGCGTGCGTTAGCTGAGGCGAAGAAAGCGGCAGAGGAAGCCAAAAGGATATCCGATAATATCATTAAAGAACAGGCTCCTATGGTTGAGTTTGCTAAGACAGCCGAAATAGCCCAAGAGACAGATATGTTGATCAGAGAGGTTCGGGAAAAGCTAGAGGCTCATGGATATGATATAGCGGAGAAGAATCTTCGAATATTGCTTGAGGATAAGAAGTTCTTCGCTAAGACCGGTAAGAGGTGGTTGCTTTCCCAAAGGATGATAGACAGCGGTTATGCTCGTTATAGATATCGTAATGATGACGAGTTCTACGGCACTAATACTGTCTATGTGACTCCTAAGGGATTTCAGTGGATTGTGTCTAAGATATCTAAAGAATGGATGCCTAGGTTCTTGGAATTGAAAGGCAGGGTTCTGAGTAGATCAGATAAAGATATTTTCGCTAAACGATAAACTCCATTTTTTATAATTTAGGATTGAGTTTTTGCCTGTTCGTGAGGATCGGCAAAATGATTTGTACTTTTCAGTAGAAACATAAGGTTTGTTATTATGTTGTTATTTTGGTATCCCGTCCGCTCGTGAGAGTAGATGGGATTTTATATCTTTGTAACAAAACGATTTAGTAATGGGCAGATCTTGTTATGTTATAAAAAATAAGGAGGGTAGGGTAGATAATGTCCTTGCCCCTAATAACCAACCATCCGGATTATACCAAAGGGCGATGGAGGTGCTTGGCGACCAGAAGCAGGCCTTATCGGTCTGGGGTACGGCCTACTCCCCCGACTTCGTGTCTTTCTTTGGCGACTGGATGTCCATGCCATCAGAATATGATCTGGATAGTAATGGGGAACCTAGGTATGATGATGTCATGTCCTTTATCAAGCGGAAGAACTATTTCGCCGGCAATTTCATGGCTGATGAGGTTAAGGATATTAATAATACTCTTACTTCCTTGGGGGTTGATAATATCAATGATCTTAATGATATGATTGTATCTAATTTCCTCTCAGGCGGTGATATATTCCTCAATAGATACAATCTTGATAGGTCCGGGATGTATGACGCTGATGAGATTGATAATATCATGACCAACAGATCAGCGTATGAGCGGGTAAGGGATATGATGAGGAGGATTGTCGATTTTATGTCTGACGGGGATCTTAATGAGAAGGATATGTATTTCCTATCTTCCGAGTCAGGTCTTGGTGATGATTATATGATATATGAGGATGCATATGACTCGTTAGGGAAGAGAAGGGTCTTGAATCCAATAGAGGTAAGGGATACGATCATGAGGGCGGTAGGCGGTATCAGCGACCGCCGGGAGTTCGATCAGGCTTTCGCCTCCATCCCCTACCCTTCTTTGGCGCTCCGGTATCAGGAGGATCAGGATTACGCCGATCGGATGTATGACACGTATCGTAATATGACCCGTATGGAGGTTAGGGATCAGGAAGGGAATACGATTACCGACTCATACTCCAATAGCACCATACCGTATATCAGTACGCCTAAGGACATGAAAGCCCTAAGGGGTAAGGTTGGGGAGATAATCGATATGGATGATTTTAAGGACATCAAGGACGTTGCCGGACGTCTGCATGACATAGCCATGGATCTTGCCGACATGGGTGTGGATATAAGCGAGGCGATCAGCGATGAGATGGTTATATCCAGACCTGAGGATATCCGTGATCTTATGGCGTCGCTGGATGTCATGTTGTCTTCCATACAGGCCGGCAATTCGGTATACGATAGCTTTATCTCCGATCTTGATAGGATAACAGGAAAAGGGAACCCGATATACGAGGTTCAGGATACTTATTCTACTGGGGATAGGATGGTGTATGTAAGGTCCGGGAATACATCCCCTTCCGATATGTATGATAGGAGCATGTTGTATATGGGTAGGAATACGTACCATAACACGGCTCCGATAACCGACACCGATCAGGCCTATGAGATGTTGGCCGATATCGGGATAGAGCGGCCCTCGTACTTGCCGGCTGGCGTGGTTCCCGCCGGGGCTTCCCGTTCCGATATTGGCGTGGTCAAGGATAACATAAAGAAGCTAGTTATGTCCAACATCTCATCCTCGAATACAGAGAACATGATCCTTACCAGATTAATATACCAGCATCCCGTAACCCCTAAGATGGATGATGTCGATATTGATCGGGAGTTCAGGAGATACGAGGCTAGGCAGGGAAAGGATCGGGATTTTATCAAATCCTGTACATCGTTGAGGAAGATCCAGATCAAGGAAAGGTTAAAAAAATCGGATTTATATAATAATGTCTTACGTTTCCTTGATTTTAATGGATTTTATAATGTATCTTTGAACCACCATGACAGAGGTACGTTAAAAAGCATGGAGATGTCGTTGCCGGAAGGTCAGGTAAGGGATCTTCTGTTTGACGTGGCTATCGAGTCCGGTGACAGTAGCATGAGAAACCTTTTCTATCTGGATAGTCAGGATAGGATGATGGATGCCGGGTTTTACAGGTATCTGTACCAAAGGAATCCGGGCCTGCTCCGGGAGGTCAACGGCGGCGTCGAGGCGAGACCGGACGGTTCGTTCTTGGCTCGTGGGAGGTATGATGATTTCGTGTCATTCCAATCCGGCTTATATGAGAAGGTAGGTGAGACGGTTGATGGTGCGATATACAGGTTCGTTGATAATCTTATATACTCCGATCCATCATCATATCAAGAAAATATGGTACGAAGGATGGGTGACGTTACGGTAAGGAGTGACGATAACCGCCTGTCAAGGATAGAGGATAATCCCTCATCCAGTAAGATAGTTAATGAATACACTGCTAATACAAATAAGTTGATGCGAGATTTTTCGTGTAGTTAATCTCTCTTTGACGTCGTGAGACGTTTTCTTTCGAGCATTGAAACATTGAATTTTATAGATTTGCGATGAATCCGGGCCGTAGTGATACGTTCCGGATTTTTTGTCTTGTACCGGTTCTTATTAATACCAATTGCATGACATGACGTGCTTTGATGATGACATATATCACGATCCTAGGATTATTAATTTTTGAACTTTGTAACGCCCACTATCAGGTGGGGTTATTATTAATTCAAAAATAAATAGACATGGGTACAAGTGGAGACAAAATCGTGCTGTTAGACGGCATGGGTTCCGGGAGCGGTAGCGCCGCTAATGGTTTATTATCTATGATTCCGGGTATGTTTACCAGCCTTTTGGGTGGTAATAAGATGGATCCGAATTTAGTCGCTGCGTTGATGAACGGTCGTAACAACCAAGACCAGTTCGGAGGGGCTAACGGTTGGTGGTTGTGGATCATCGTCCTGTTCTGGTTATGGGGTGGCCGTGGCTTTGGCAATGGTTTTGGTAACGGTGGTGAGAATTGCGCTAATGGTCTTCCCGCTCAATTGAATAACGACTATGGTCGTGAGTTGCTGATGCAGGCCATCCAAGGTAACAGAAGCGCTATCGAGCAGATCGCTAACGCCTTGAACTGTACTACCACTCAATTGCAAAGCGCTATCTGTAACGTACAAGGCGCTATCGATAAGGTAGCTGGTCAGGTAGGTATGACCTCTCAGGCTGTTATTAACGCCGTACAGCAACAAGGTTGTGAGATCGGTAATCAAATTAGCTCTTGCTGCTGCAATTTGAGTTCTTTGATCAACCAAAGCACGTGCGCTACTCAAAATATGATAACGCAGCAAGGCTTTGACAATCAATTACGGACGTTAGAGCAAACCAATGTTCTTCAGAGTAACATCAACCAAGGATTGACAAATAATCGTGAGCAGGCTACTACGCAGTTCAATATCTTGAGCGCTAAGATTGATGCTCAAACAACCTTGATTAATGATAAATTCTGTCAATTGGAAATGCGTGAGATGCAGAATACGATCAATCAGTTGCGTGATGAAAGGTCGGCTTACCAAGCCTCCGCGTTGACTCAGCAACAGACTCAGAATTTGATCAACCAGTTGAGACCTACCCCTGTGCCGGCTTATCCTTCATGCTCTCCTTACCAGACTTATGGATGGGGTCAAGCATTTTATGGAGGTAATTACGGATGTGGGTGCAACAATGGATGCTGCAACAACGGAAACGCCGCTATTTAACTCTATAAAGGAAGGAGGCTATTATGGCTTGTGTTTCTAAAATAGGGTCTCTTTATGAGTTGGTCACGAAGAACGTGGTAGTGACTACTACCAACACCATCTTCGGCATCAACCCAAGGATATGGCTGTCCTTGCCATGCGAGGGCCTTCTGCTGCTGAAAATCCGGCAGGTGGTTCCGACAACAGGCGAGACATTGCCAGTACAGATAGCTATTCCAGCGAACAGCACCGTATCCACGGTAGGTAATGACACATGCTGCCCGGTAACCGGCGTGGCTGTGGTGAATCCGATCAACGTGGCTGTGACCGGAGCGGCTATGGTTAACAACACCGAACGCCTTGTTTATTTCAACAAGGTAAGGGGTGTATTGAGGCTCATGGATTGCTGTGTGCCTACAACTTCCGCCTCGGCGTCGGAGACGACTGTTGATGAGGAATAGGTTAGATTGGATGTCTAATGGGAGGGTATTCCCTCCCGCTTAAAAATCGAGATATGTTTAGAGACTTAAAGAAAGGATTTCAAGTATATACGCTGGATACATCCGATGTTCCGGTGTTTAGGATGGGGAATGTGGTTAACGTGTCCGAGCCTAGGTTCCAGCAACCCCAGATGGGTCAGATGGGGCAATATCAGCAACTACAGGATAGGGTGATAGACCTTACCGTGGAGATAAACGGGTCTTCCATGACCTATGTCGTACCGGAGAGCAGGGATGTCGCTATGTCCAATAACATAACTTTGGCCTGCTCGGTCGATCCGATCATGAACCAGCTTAACGCCGCTAAGAGAACCAGCTCCGATATTCTCGATAGTATCGATAAGCATAGGAGGACGCTAGAGGCTTGTGATTCGATCCTTGAGGAAATCAATCCGGCTTTTAAGCAGACTAAGGATCAAGACCGGAAGATCAAGAATCTTGAGGAGAAAGTCGATAGGATGGGATCCTCTTTCGATGAGCTAAAAGAGTTGTTAATTAAAAAATTAGGTTAAGATGAGAGTTATAGATTTAGGCGGCGGTCACGATGAGGACTACGATGATGAGATCTACGATCGTAGAGGCGGCCGTGGACGTAGCAGACGTTCGGATGGGACTTACATGGGTTATGGTGGTGGAATATATGACCATTATGGCAAGGAGCATGACGGTAGGATGGATGAGCTAGAACGCCGTGAGCGTGATCTTGAAAGACGTGAGAGGGAGCTGGAACGTGACGAGCGTGAGCTTGAGAAACGCGAGAGACTCCATGAACGTGAGGACGAGATGTATCGCAGGGGATGGTTCGGTGAGCGTGGCATCCGTGACGAGTACGAAGGTACCGAACCGTATATGCGCAGGGGACGCAGGAGTCGTTACTACTGAGGAGCAGACGCCGATGACCCTGATTATAAGCGGTATATAGACACTCATGGATATCACTTTTCCAAGGAGCTGGCTAGGGAAGCCGCTGACAAGATGCTTAATGCCGACGGGTCCAAGAGAAGATGGACGATGGAGGACGCTAAGCAGATGTTCGATAAATGCGGGGCTAAGAAACCTGATAACGCCACTTGGGGAGATATCCAATATCTGTTCGCTATGTTCTATAGCGATTACTTTCCTAAGGTATTGGATTGCGACCAGAAAATAGTCAAGGCTGTCTTGGCTTATCTGGAAGACCCTGACGCCCCGGAAGGGACGGCGTTCGTAAGGTATCTGGCGGTGCGGTGCTTCGTCGGTGACACAATCAAATGGAGTGATATGATTTAGTTTGATACAACGTTGGAGAACCCTGTCGGCAATAGAATACCGATAGGGTTTCTTTTTGATCGTAGCCTTATTATGATTACATTTGTTCGAGGTAGATCTTTTGTTCATAGGAAGGGTGGGCGGGAATGAAAAAAGGCATCCTCACGGACACCCTTCCCCTTTGGTTGAAAATCACTTAAAACATTATGAGTTACTACACCGCAAATATAGATAATTAAATACAAACTGCAATGGGTAAGGGGTATTATTGGATAGAGCCAGTGGATCAGACGTTAAATGATTTCCAATTTTATAAGGCACGTATCGTAGGCGATCCTGAATATGACGAGAAACATCATCGTGTTATATTGAGGACTGATAAGTATTTCCCTGTCGGAAGTATCTTCCATGTCTTAAAAGACCCAGAGATGTTTGTTATAGAGAGGAAGTTTAAGACATGGGGGAATAAGTATGTCGTTAAGCCTTGTGAGGGTGAATGGGAATGGGAGTCTGTCCAGAAACTTAAAGACAAGGCTATTATATTCCGTAGCGGATTCCTGCACGGGGACGGCAGTTTCTGACACTTACCCGTATCTCCCCCCCCTCGATTTCTTGGTATTTATGTATATAACTATATTTGAGCAAAAAATAAGTTTGATATGGAAGATTTTCAAGGTAAATACAATGGTAAGCAGATAGATCAGCTTTTGGATAAGGCTAATGATATTGATCTTACCAAATATGCTCTTAAGACGGATAATGCCCCTACCGCCACGAAATTACAGGCGGCTAGGACCATAGCGCTGTCCGGGGCTGTTACCGGTAGTGTCTCATCGGACTTCGGAGGCAACGTAACTATCTCCACGACATTGGCCAATTTTGATGCCTCTAAGATCGCGTCCGGAACCATCAGTATAGATAGGTTGCCTAAGGCGGCTTTGGAGAGATTGATCGTGGTAGCTGACGATACGGCCAGATTTGCCCTTACCACCGCTACGGCTCAAAGTGGTGATACGGTAAAGGTAACGTCTACAGGTAAGATGTATCTGATAAAAGACGAGTCTAAATTAAGCAGTGAGGATGGATATGAGCCTTACACGGCCAGTCAGGCTTCCTCCGTGCCTTGGTCCGGGGTTACGGGCAAACCAAGTACCTTCACCCCTCCCACGTCCTCCGCTACCGTTCTTGGCGGTATTAAGGTAGGATATACGACTTCCGGGAAGAACTATAAGGTACAGCTGGATTCGTCCGGCAATGCTTACGTTAACGTTCCGTGGACGGATACCAACACGACATACACCAATATGGGAGCCGCTTCTGCCTCAGCGGCGGGAAAGGCAGGTTTGGTCCCCGCACCTGCCGCCGGAGCGCAAGCCAAGTATCTTCGTGGTGATGGGACATGGCAAACTCCTCCTAACACCACATATAGTAACATGGGAGGAGCAACGTCCTCAGCCGCAGGATCGGCGGGATTGGTACCCGCTCCGGCCGCCGGCAAGCAAGCCTCCTTCCTTCGTGGTGATGGCACATGGGTGGTTCCGACAAATACCACATACGCCAAGGCCAATACCACAACCTTAGGATTGGTGATGATCGGATATGCCGAGAATGGTAAGAATTATCCGGTAGAGCTGGATAGTAGTGGTAAGATGTATGTCAACGTGCCTTGGACGGATACTAATACAACGTATGGTGTTGTAGGAGCTAACGGGTCCACGGGGTTGGTCAAGAACGGCAGTACCGTGACAAGCGCCTCTGGATATACGGCTTGTCCTATCGTGGGTGGTATCCCCTATTATAAGGATACGAATACTACCTACGCCAATATGAAGGCGGCTACGGCCTCGGCGGCTGGTGCTGCGGGATTGGTACCGGCCCCAGCCGCTGGCAAGCAGGCATCTTTTCTTCGTGGCGATGGAACGTGGGTCGTACCTACTAATACCACATACGGATTGGCCTCTACTACAGCTAACGGCTTGTTGAGACAGCTTAATGGCAGTACATCCAGTTTCATGCGTGGAGATGGCACTTGGGCTACACCTCCTAACACGACATACGCCGTAGCCAATGAGTCTACTAACGGTTTGATGGCGGCCGCCGATAAGAAGACCATGAACAGGCTTATAGGGGTTAATACGGTCACGACATTAGCTAATCTGCCTATTAGCAAGAGAAGTATCACGGCTACGTTATCAGCCGCTACCACCCTATCCGTGCAGTCAGGGATGCAGATAGGGGAGGAGCTGATGATCAGGTGCGTCCCGTCGGCGGCCTTCACGCAGGCTATACCCAACTCCGGGGATTATGTCAGCATGAGCGGAACTTCTATCACCACTACGGCTAACAAGCCTTTCGAGATAAATATCTGGTGTTACGCTTCAGGTAAGTATAGCATCGCCGTTAAAGAACAAGATTAATGATATAAGACATGAGCTACGTATATATAAACAGGGAAATATATCCCAATCAATTAGTTCAGGACGATCCGCTTGATGATAATTACGCTAAGGGCTATAGTTATGATGATTACATTAACGGGAATCCCGCCCCATGGATAGAGCTTGGGGAGGAGCAATTGGCGTTCAAGGAGGCTAATCCTAAAGCTACGGTTAAGGAGATTATCGAGGCTAAATTGGATGACTCAAGGCTTCTTAATGAGGAGAAATCGGCTAAGTATGAGGAGATCAGGACTTATGAGAATAATAATCTTCATGAGTTTTTCTTGGATGACCAAAATATCTATATCCCTGAATATGATAGGCGTAACGCTTTGGCTGATGGGGCTATAGCTGGTAAGATAACGATCATGGGTCTGAAGTTTGATATGACGGAAGGCAAGATCTTGATCGGGATGATGGATAAGTACGATAATGACCTGATGTCGGCGTTAGGAGCCAAACAGAAGGGAGTAAGCTTAGCCACTACCGTAGAGCAGGTGAGGGCTATTGACGCTCAGTCCGGCTATCCTGATAAGGTAAGTGTTACCACGGCGTACATCCAGCAACAGGCGAAGGAGAAGGACGCTTCTGATCCCCAGAAAACAGCTGTCAAATTCTCTAGGATGGTAGTTAATAATAAGGCCATATCTTTATCTTCTAACGAGAAATTGAATATTAAGGTCCTATTCCCTATATGGGGACAAGAAGGAGCGGAGTTCGGGCTATCCGTGGATACCGGATTTTGTCTTAGGGTAGTTAAGGAGGATACGGATATCCTTTACGAGGTTATCCAGCCTCATACGTTATCGTCAGAATGGGAGCCTGGACTCAGTACGGCCTCCTTATATAAGGTTGTTGACAAGGAGCATGCCGGGACTATAGGTGATCCTATCCCTTATTTCCCTCCTATGGAGATATTTAAGGATAAATATTACATTCAGAACGCTGACGTGTATAAATGCACAAGGGATAGTGGAACTCCTCTTAGTCATAATTTAAAGGACTTAGTAGGGTTGTATGTTGAGGTTGTACAGGGCTAGTCGTATCTACCCCCCCCTATATTTGGCTTGTGATATGATACAAGTTGTTTTTGGCATAATAAAATGACATTTGTAAATATATTTAAGTATGGCATCACAAAAATTCGGTTTCGTAACCGTCGACCCAGTATCGGGATCAGGAGATCAGGCGGTTAATTTTTCCGGTGAGAAACACACCGGTCGTCTTCAACGCACTATCAACCTTACGGTCACCACGAACGGCGGGGCTAAGAAGGCGTTGGTAGTTAATCAGGCAGCGGCTGCTGAGGTGGTAAGATCAGACAGCCCTAACGCTTCCGTACAAAAGACAGGCGGTAATGTTACCATCACCGGTAAGTCTAACAGTACTAAGCTTACGTTCGCGGTCACGCCGGCTGAGGATAACGGGCTTACGTTACAGCTCCCGACTAACTACACAGCGGCTGGAAAGACTACGGCTAACGGAGCGGTTATCGCCGACGATCCCGGAGCCGCTGGCGAGTTCGTTTGGAGCATCACGATCTCGGACGTACCGGCCAACGTCACGATCGAGGAACTGACAGCTACATTGAAGGTAACTGCCGCTGGTGGCCAGACAGCCAACGTGACGGTAACGCAAGCCGCTGGAGACTCTACTATCGAGCTTGACAAGGAGACTATTAACTTGGATGTAAATGGTACTCAACAGACGGTTAACGTAACATCTAATGACAGCTGGACATGGGCGCAAGTTGCGGCTAGGACCGTATTGAAGATGATGAGACGATAATCGTATTAATATCATGTGCTAGAACCCCGATCGACTAAAGCCGGTTGGGGTTCTCTTGTTTTATTATCTTTGTGGGTAGATGATAATTAAAAGACATAATTATGAGTGATTTGAATATTAATTGGAAGGACGGGGTAGGCGAGGTAACGGACCAGCCTCTGACCGTCAGCCCGGGGTCCGGGACCGGTAACGCCGCCGTTTCTTTTGGCTCGGTAATGAACAAAGGTCTTGACCGTACCCTTGAGTTGGAGATAACAACCCCCAAAGGCGTTAAGAAGACGCTTACGGTGAATCAGGAGGGATGTAGGCAAGCTTATATCACGAGCGACGGGAAACGGTGGTTAACCAGCGACAACCGGGTGTATGGGGTGTTGAAAGGTGATGCGCCGTGCCAATGCTTTGATACCGGTATGCGTGGAGTGGCTAGATTTAGGATAGATGACAAAAAACAGATTTCTGTTATAGATTCTTGTGGCGATAGCTCATGGATTAAGGGACGAAGGTGCCTGGTTAAGAAAACGGACGCTGGGGTCGCCATATGCTATCTGGATGAAAATAATTCGGAATTGTTCCATGACGGTAAGACCCAAGCCAAGCTTGACGGTACCATGGGTCAGTGGATGACAGATATACCTAGTTATAGGTATAGCTATACTGGATTCAAACATGATAATAATTATGATATTATCAATTATATTACATTAACCCATAACGATGTCGATGACAATATCACCAAATGGGGAAATAAGGGGCTATTCAGGAGATGTTTGGTAGGCGTAACAGAGGCGGTTGTTGTCAATAGTAAATTGTGGAGTCGCAAAACAGGAGATGAATATTCTACGGGAAATTTAGAATCACGTTTATTTCATGATTACGCTACGGCGTTAGGTGCAGGATTTGATATTATTGATTATGAGACACATTGCAAGATAGCTCATTTATTCTACGCAAAATACGCTGATAGAAACCCTCAAGGGATGGATCGTTTTGGGACTGGAGAAGACTCGTTTGATAGAATTATTGGTACCACATCCTCGCTAGGGAATAATGACGGAAAAACTTCCACCCAAATCAGTTTCTTGGGCATAGAAGATTTTTATGGAGGGAAGAGTGAGTTTATGGGAGGAATAGGATTTTATGGTGAAGATGTATATATATATGATGGGTTTAACCCATATAAACCTCCTACTGTTGATTATCGTGTAGTGTATTCAGGAATGTATAAAGAAAGTGGAGGTATATATAAAGTAGTATGGGGGGAGCATGGCGATATGATTCCTAAAGTCATTGATGTGTTTTCTAGTAACTTTCATTATTGTGACTTTGGATATATTGACGGTTCAAATGGACGCTGGCAGGGAGTTACTCGGTCTGGTTATGGAGCGAGCCTTTACAACGGAGTCGCTTTTTTCTCAGATGGAGGATCTTGGGCATACAAAGGGACTCGTATCCAGTACAGAGGAACTATGCAAGTTATAGATGATCCAGCTGATTTCATAACAATGCCGATAGGTTTTTGATTCATGGTTTTGTTTTTACAAAATTTGTAATTACATTTGTGGCGCATGTCCATCACCATGCTTTTCGTCGCTAATTTATTATAAGGGATACCGGTCTGTGATGGGATCGGCATCCCTCTATTTTTTAATATGGATAAGATAGATGTTTTCGATGTTCAGATTCCTGATGGGAGACAAATCAGTTGTATATCGTATAATAAGGTTACTTATTTTGATCTTGACGATATATGTAAGTTATGTTTTGACTCATATGACCTACATGATGTGGCTGACACTAAGGTAATGAGTGAGTTCCTGCACCGAGAGGGTGGTCGTTATTGGACTACGATAGATGGCGTAAGGCAGTTGTATCGTAGGATTGAGTGCAAGATGTGTTTTGAGGTTATAGAAAAATTAAAAAAATTATGAGAGAGCAGGAATTTGATTTCGTGGTATATCCGTTGAAGTTGATTATCACGGTAGGATTGGATTACGAGACGTTATGTAACCGTTTCGAGAACATGGAGCCGGATCATAAGGGAGAATGGGGTGATAAGGATGATATGGATAAGGAAGCGTCTTTCGTGAATCTGGTAAGGGATAGGGACGATGATGGTAAATTCGCCATACTTTGGAATTTTTCAAGCGACGATGATATAATGATGAGAAATATATGTCATGAGTCGTTCCATATAGCCATGAGCGTGTGTCAGTTCTGTAATATGTCGCTTGGATTTAAGGTCGGGGAGGATGAACATGCGGCGTATATAGCCGGCTTCGCTGGTGATTGTGTTAGCGAGTTCATCAATAGTAAGAATACGGATTAAGCCATAAATTATATAAGGAACACAAGAATATCAGCCTCCGCTTATTTGTGGGGGCTTTTTGTTTATCTTTGTCAAAAACATGAAGTTATGTCGAGTTGCGTAATTAAAAGGAATAAGGAAGGTAAGATAACCCGTGTCTTGACCCCTTCCGGCGAGGTATCCACCTTGTTCGATAAGATAGCGGGTATAGCCGCCGTAAGTGACCTTAATAAGGCCGCTGAGGCTTATATGACTATTTATAACGATAAGTTCAGGTCTAAGTTCGGAGACTGGACGAGATCCGTGCCAAGAAATAAGGAGGCTGCCAGATCCATAAGCGCCAGACTTAGCGCCAGCGAGTGGGGGCAACTTATGTCAGCCAAGGTCCTGTCCGCCATAAGCGACATGGATGCCCCAGCGTTGGCCAGAAACCTTGGGAATAGCGACAGTGTCGTGGCTTATCTTACCTCCGGAGAGGTAGGTGATGTCAATGATATGGCTGTGGTAGATACATCCACGGTACAGGAGGTGGATCTGGATTCCATAAACGAGGATAATATTGGCGATACGATACTGAAAGAGGCGTCATGGGATGATATAAGGGCTATCAGGGAGAATATAGATATTAAGGAGACAGCCCGTATGTTATGGAAGGCCGTGGAAAGCGCTTTTACCGGTCAACGACCTAATATTAGGGTGAAGGGCGGAAATATAGATGGGGAGATCATATTTTCTGGTAATGTCTTGCCGTTAAATGATATTGAGAATTATACGCCTCCATCTTCAAGACTGGTATATGATTCCGGTGAGCCTCGCCTGTTCTTTAGATCGGATGACGGCAAGATACACGAATCTTACGCCAACGCCATAAAAGGCTCTTCCGGAGGGCGGGTCGAGGCCGGGTTCTTGGCCGGCAGTGTCGAGGAGAGCGACGTCCCGTCCGGTACGGCTGATATCTCCTTTGGCTCTTCCTCCATAACCCTTAATAATAACGAGTCGTTCATCCCTATCCTTGGTATTAGCTCAGACTCAGATATAAGTACTCGTGGAGGGTTTATTAATTACCTTATCAAGAAAGGCATGTTGAGCGGGGAACGTATAAGACTAGGGGATAGATATTATCTTACTGGCGCTGGCAATTCTGATGGTCTTAAGATCTATAACGCTATGGACGCCTTGTCTAGACTAAGGAACAGGTTTGGTAGTATGTCTTCTGAGATGAACGTATTAGGCTCCATCGGTTTTGATACGGAGGTAAATAACGATCTTGATCTTATCACGACATCAGGGGAGAAGGTTACGGTAAGCAGATCGGAGATAAAGGGCATGTTAAGGCAAGGTAAGTTTGAGGAGCTTAATAACAAGTATGATGGATTCATGGAGCTATCCTTGTCGTTGATGATGGAGGATAACGCCTTGTACGGAAGTAATGTCCGTGGGGTTATTGAGAATGAGAAGGCGGAGGATCTTCAGAACAGGACTGATATCACCAATATCTTATCCACGTTAGGTATCCGTGTGATGGGTATGTCTGAGTATATGGATAAGTATAAGATGCGTAATGGTGTCGAGCCTTCGGCTAGGGCCTTATCCGATATGGCTAATGGGGTTATTGCCTTGGCTGAGGGAGCTACGGTAGAGGATCTTAATGAGGAGGTGGCTCACTTCTTGATCGATACTTATCGTAACCAACAGGAGATTGACGAGGTTCTGGACTCTGTTGTCGGCACGCCATTATGGAATCAATTTGCCGGTCGTTACTATGAGGTGTATGGGAAGGAATACCAAGGGGAGGAACTGGATCGGATGGTGAAGCGGGAGATCCTAGGCAAGACGTTGGCCCAGCGGTTCGTGCCGGGCATGGAACAGGCGGTGGAGGATCTGGCCTCGTCCGAGGACGCCCAGCTCTCCTTGTTTGGCAGGATAATCCGGGCTATACGGAATTTCTTCTCTACTCAAAGATCAGACTTGAATAAGGTTCTTGATAGGATAAAGGAGTCGGCGTTAGCGGATGATCCCAGCGCTTTTGACGTGCTTCTGTTGAAAGACAATGATCATCTCATGTACTCATTATCGGATGTTGACGTGGCTAATAAGCTGATCAAGAACGGTAGGTCATTGGAAAGACTATATACCAGATTGCAGAGGATGAGGTCAAGCCAAAGCCAGAGGATCGGTGAGAGTATCTCCCTTCTACGTGATATAGGCGAGAAGGTAAGACAAGTCGGGGGTGAGCTTAATAAAAACAACAACCTGTTATCCACCAAGAGCGTCATAGCGACCGCCAAGGCTGAGGTGGAGTATTTGGTCACTGTCGCCAGTAGCCTACGTAAGAGCGGAAAAGGATTGGATTATGAGACGATACAGGTTATCGATAACGTATATGGGGAGATCGTGCCACTTATCAGGAACCTTCGTGGATTCGTCAATAATCAGGCGGCTGATTATTATGGCAGCAATAAGGTTGGCATGGTAGAGGATATGGATGATATATTACGTATGGCTGAGACATCCATGTCTGATATAAATGCTCTTCGAAGTGATCGTAATGAGGACTGGCTGGATGGACAGCTCAGGATGTTTAATATCCCGGAAAGATATTGGAATGGGATAAAGAAGTTGATAAATAACATCCATAAGGATATCAATGTCATGTCCCGGTTCTTTGGTACGCTGGAGCATAGTGGTAACGCTATTTTAGGTATGTTAGGCCAACGTCTAGCCAAGGCCCATAATGAAGCCCATACCGAGGGTATATCCAATATCAATAAGATGACTAGGATGATGAAAGAGCGTGGATGGGGGATAAAGGATAATGAGGATCTTATACAGAAGATAAATGGGAAGAACTCGGATTACCTTGACTCGTCCCGTGATTTCGCCAAATACGATTTACTATACAGGACCGAGCAGGCTAAGACTATTATCGATATATATGATCTTAAGAATGTCATGGGTAAGACCGAGAAACAACTTATTGATCTTCTTCTATCCGATAGAGGTCTTAAGGTGAAGACCCGTGACGACATAGTAGGATATGACGGGGATAAGCCTATTACGAAGGAGATATATCATGTATTCAAACCTACCATCCAGAATTTTGATATCTCGGACATGACGTTCGAGGATCAGCAACGATATCTCGACGCGATAAATAGGTGGTTGGATGAGAACCGGGAGAAACGTATGGTGCAGGCTTATTACGATAAGATCGAGAAAGTCAATAAGAAGGTCGAAGAAAGACTGGGTCGTAGGGTGTCGCAAGCCACGTCCGATTTCATGACCCGTATCCGCAGGAGCCGGTATGTGGCTATGGATAAGTTCGTGAGGAACGGGAAGGTCGATTGGAAGGCGTTTCAATCCGATCCTATAGCTTGGAGATCTTATCTGGATATTTTACGTGACAGGGCTATAGCCAAGAGCGAGTGGTATTCCGATGGGACACCAAAGGAAGAGGGATCCGAGGCTCTGATGATGTCCGAGGAGATCGAGGCATGGGACGAGGCGTGGGCCGAGGAGTTCGGGAATACCAACGAGGGTCGTAAGGCTTCCGCCGAGTTCAAGGAGATACTTCGTGGGATAGAGCGGTCCGAGGGCGGCAAGGCTGCGTTTGAGTTCCTGCTAGCTGGCGGTCATCTTGGCTTCTCCAAGGATATGTGGGGATCCGAGGAGGGTGATTATTACGAGAATCTGGTTGATAAGATCACGGAGCAATCTGTATCATCATCAAGGATAGAGAAGGTAGAGGAGGCGATGGCGACAATAAACGAGATCAATGACCAGCTAAGGCCTTTGCTTATCCAGTACCGGGATAGCACGAGATACGGGGAATATGATTTCGATAGGTTACGTGGATCCGCCTCATTAAGAAAGATAAACGAGTTATATGATCGTCTGGCTGAGGCTAAGAGCGTTATTAACGCCGCCGCTTCCGCTGAGGCTATTGAGATGGATATGCCTGATACGGTGGAGAGTGGAGTCACGGATTCTTACCGTAACGCTTTAAGGGATGCCATGGCATACGACAAGGGTATGGATGAGATTAAATTCGCCAAGGAACATATGTCTGCCCGCTCCCGCAGCCAAGTGGAGCGGATGGCCTCCAAGCTATCCCGGAAGAACCCGTCATGGACAACCGTGGAGGTGGCGTTCTTTAGAAAGAAGTACGGTCCTGACTTCAACAATAAGCTGGCTAATGATATAGCTATTGGTAAGGCTAATAGTATACTTATCGAGTACGCCAGAACTCGGCTATATCCTTATATGAGAAAATACTCTCCCAAGGGATATTCTGATTTTGTTAGGAAGATAAATAACGGTACGTATAAGGTATCCGAGTTCTTTGATGCCATAGAAAATGGTATATCTAAGGAAGAGAGCGTATCCCGTTTCGGGTTTGATATTAATATGATCGATCTGACGATCAATAACCAGTGGCTTGATGAGGCTGACGCCGAGAGTTCTTTCCGTAATCCTAATTATAATCCCGATCTGGGTTATGGATATCATACGCCTAGGTTCGATAAGTACAAGAACGAGGCTTTCTTCAAGAAATACGGTATTACCAACGAGGGGGAGGAAGCTACGATCAATAAGGATAAGTGGGAGATGAGGAAGGAGTTGCTTAACATAAGCCGTAAGGCTATGGAGGACTATGATGAGCGGTTCAGGAACATCTACCAGATACCACAAATATCCAAGGGCGGCGTGGAGAGGATGGTGCAGGCCGGGGTTGACCCTAAGGCGGCCATCGGCAACGCCGTACGTGATATCGTTGGCGAGAGGGTGGATGACCCTATACATGGTCAGGGGCAAGACCTAGGAGGGATTGATGAGAACGATAACAAATATCGTATGATCCCCAAATACTATCTTAGTAAGTTGGAGAACGCCGATGACGTGTCCCATGACTTCGCCTACTCCTATTCCATGTTATCCTTACAAGCGACCTCTTACAAGTATAAGAGGGCGGCCTTGGATGATGTCATGGGATACAGGAACATGATGCTGGAGACGCAATACGACGGCGGTAAGAACCCAGAGGCGACGCATGCCTATAGGATGTTCCAAGATTGGGTTAACGCCAGTATCTATGACGTCAGGATAAATAATAAGCGGGCGGAATGGAATATAGGTAATTATAAGGTCGATCTTAATAAGCTGGCTCTTATGTTTACTAAGTTCGTGTCCAAATCCAACCTAGGCTTCTCCCCGTTCGTCGCAGCTACCGGCGCCCTTACCGGGCAGGCCAACTTCCTTTTGGAGGGTATGGTAGGGCAGTATATAAGCAAGGACTCCATGAAATACGCCTATGGGGAAGCCCAGAAGCAGTTAAGTACGTACGTGTCGGAGATCGGGGATATAAACCGCACCAACAAGCTATATGTCGTTGGAGAGGCTCTAGGCGTGTTCAATGTCCGTAACCGTGTACGATCGGCAGCGTATAACAAAATCTGGAGAACCTTATTCCGGGACCTGCCGTTTAAGATGATGGAGGTTCTTAACTCCCCGTTGGATCCGCAGGTCATTATCTCGGTCATGGATGATACCCGCCTATACGAGGGTCAGTTCTGGTCATACTCCAATTTCAAGGAGATGATGATGAAAGACAGAAATATGTCCGCTAACGAGGCTAAACGCGATTGGGAGCGTTTAAGGGATTATTCTATGTGGAACATGGTAGATGTCAAGGACGGAAAGATCGTGGCTAAGAACGAGGCTAACAAGGATATTATAGACCGATATATACCCACCTTGTCCAGTAGGGTAAGGAGTATGGTGCAGATCTGTGACGGCGCCTTGAACGAGCAGAACCGGGTGGGGGCTAGCCGGAACGCTATCCTTAATATGGTGCTGCCTCACCGTGGATGGTTTATATTGGCCGTACAGCGGGCGTATAAGAAAGCCGGTTTCAATTTCCAAACCAACCAGTTTGAGGAAGGATATATGAGAACGTTATGGAGACTGGCCGGTAATGTCTATGGATCGATGTCCGAGGGCAGGATGGGAGAGGCATATGACGTGCTTAAGGAAGAGTATGATAAGCTTACCCCCTACGAGCAGATCAATATCAAGAGATCGATTATCAACATGGCGGTATTCGCTACGATGATGGCCATAGGACGGGCATTGATGGGATATAGGGAGGATAATGAGGATAGCTGGTTCGGGCAGTTCATTACCTACATCGGGTTCAGGACGATCAATGAGATCGCCTCCCAGACATCCCCGTTCATGGAGCTTAACGCCATAGACATGCTACAGGATCCGCTGGTCACCGCCCGGAAGTTAGGCGACCTCACCGATCCTCGAAACTGGGATCCGTTCGCTACTGTCCAGACCGGCGTATATAAGGGCGAGAGCAAACTATGGAGGCAGCTCATGAAGTTCTCGTTTGGTAAGCAATGGTATAATATCAAGACGGCTAGGGATATTAAGCAGACATCCGACTACTGGTTGATGACCAACGGCATGACGATGGGATTCTTCTTAGGAGGCAGGGATAAGGATGAGTCCGGGGAGGACGCTAATTGGTATTTTGACAGGGGAAGATAACTGATATAGTATGACAAAAAAAATAGCCAGTCAATTGTTTAAGACAATTTGATTGGCTATATTTGCATCATGAAACAATGAATGACGGGATCTCACTTCAAGGTCATTCAATGTGTAAGATATTTTTGGCTCATTAGGATTTGTCGAGGTGAGATCCGGCATTTCCTTTTGGGCCTATTTTTTATATTATGTGTAATATTGTTTTAAATGACGATTTGTCTATTAGATCGTATTTTGAGAAGGTTCTTGAGTTAGTTGAATCCGGAGAAGATTTTCCAGTTAATTTAGATGATGTTTGGCCTTTGATATACTCTGATAAAGGTAAGGCCGTTAGGGTTCTTACTGGTGATAATGGTTTTATCAAAAATATTGACTATAAGGTTTTTACCCAAAATGGCAAAAACCCGGTTGGCGGTAGACCTACGATCGTGTATATGATCTCCGTATCTTGCATGGAATATTTAATAGCGAGAAAAGAAAGAAGGGTATTTGATGTATATAGGAGTGTATTTCATGGCGCGGTAAACGCTTTGAATAAGGTGGAAAAATCCGTGGAGAAGAATCTTCCGCATAATTATATAGAAGCGTTAGAGGCGTTGTTGGCGTCCGAAAAAGAGAAGCAGGCGTTAGCTGAGGCCAAGAAAGTGATAGAGGAGGAGAAGAAGGTCGTTCAAGCTGAATTAAATACAGCTATAGATACTATAAAGGAGAATGAACCGGTAATTGATATGTTTAAAAGGTCTATTCCAAGAGAGGGTGTCCTTATCCGTGAATCATCAAAATATTTTGAGCAATTTGGCTATTATATCGGGATTAAGAACATGTATCCGTTATTACAGGAATTAAAATATGTTTTTAGGAATGAGAGAGGTAGGATAGAAGCATATCAGTCCGCTCGTAATTATGGATTAGTTACATATGGGTCTGATCCCGGTGATGAATACTGGGAGGCTAAAGCCATGACCGTCATGATAACATTGAAAGGATTTGTTAAGCTAGAGGAGTTGTCAAGGAAGAAAAGAGATGTTTTTAAGAGATATGGACATTTCTATGATAATGTATGAGTATTGTAAGGATAGAGGCTTATAACCTCTATCCTTATTTATATACTACTCGTCCCATTGCTCCTAATAGCTCTTTATCATCCTGCTCCTTTACCTCTACATAATAATATCCCTTGAAACAAAATTTCTTTTGATCGGGATCTGACAAGAACTTTTTATATTCCTCGAATCCTTCATCTGAAAGATGATAAGCCTTTCTTTTTTGCTGAAGTAATTCATCTGATTCTAATATCTGTTTTTTAGTAGCCATAATAACGTCATTTTTTTTATTTTAAGATTTTTAGACGATGAGGTATTCTACCTACTCCACAAAGTTCCCCATTTTCTGATTTGACAATTTTTACTCCATCAATAGAATGATAGATGTTTTTTGTAGGATCATTCAAAAATTCTTTAAAACTTTCCAGTTCTTCATCTAATAAGAAAAATTCTTTCTTGCAAAGTTCAATGTCCATGTCCATATAATGATTTTTTAAGGTTGTTATATATCTTGTAATAAATACTCTTCTATTTTCTTAGCCATATCAATAAGCATCTCACATCTAAGGTCGTTAAGATCCTTACAAAACCTCATTTCCTCCTCATGCTTTTCCTCCGGCGATCTGTTATCACTTACGCTGTAGCATGGTGATGAGTGTATCGGTATGGGCTTCATGGCATCTATGGCTAATTTGATAGCCTTTTCTTTGATATCGCTCATACTATTTTCTTTTTGTTCCCAGATCATGCCGCTATGAAGGCAATTAGGATCATCAGCATGATTTATTAAACAAATCCCTTTGTCGTAAAAACAACATCCCGTACAACTCTCTTCTTCTATCTCAGGGATAGCTATGTATTCTTTTCCTTTATATATTTTAACTTCTCCTTTTCTTATCTTATTCATCTTATTAGATTTTTATATCCTACATGTTTCAACTGCTCTTCGGTAGCTTTCTCCTTTGGGAACTTCCCGTGCCATTTACCGGGCACCACGACATCACGGCCGTCGGGACTGGTAGCCAGCCTCCCGCATTCGCTGCACAGCCCCATGCCCTTGTACGGCTGTAGTTCCTTGGCATAGTCGAATTTATCCACCATATACTCGTTTGTCAACATCCAATAACTAGACGTAGCGGTATTATCAACGCAACCGCATTTAGCGCATACAAATAAGCTCATATTTTAGTATCGTTAAATGTCGTTATCCTTATCATCGTCAACCCTCTCTACCTTGATCGTTCCCATATCACCTGAAGGTAACGTCATATCGCTATACACGTTATTCCAGTTCTCGTCAATAGCCAATTGATGCAGTATTGATCTATATATCTGGTAGGTATTTCCGATAAGTCTCTTTCTATTGATCATATCCTTACTACCTCCATCATACCCTATATGTTCATAGTCTTCGAGATCTGGGAACAACCTTCTTCTTATCGCTCGTGAGTTATTGATTATAAAGCTTCTTATCCCCAGAGATTCCGTCCTATCCATATCATCTATCAACGTATCTGTCGTATGCTGTAGATCCATGTCACCCGCCGCAAATCTACTGATGTCTTCCACGCATTGTGAGATCAACATCAGTTGCTCCCTTGTTAGGGTTATTTTGTAAAGTTGTTTGTTGTTTATAACCATCTATTTGTTCTTTATATTAATTACTTCCATTTTATACTTCTCTGGATACTCTAGGCATGTGCATACTACTAAAATAGAATCATTCAACATAGTCGCTTTATTACCCCTATCATCTACATAAACAGTTTTAGGATAATAATCAACATCTTCTTCTTTTTTATCCTTACATCCTATCATGATAAGAGATAGGATAATAATACTTGCTTTAATCTTTGTCATAGCAGCTCCATACTTTCTCTCGTCTATTTTATTAACTTCATTATCAATACGGTAAAGTTAAATATTGTATATACTATGGACATCCATAATGTTATACTTACCATAAATCCTAGGCTTTTAGGTATAGGATCTATTCTTCTGAATGTTAAGATCATGTATATAAATGCCTTTATGTTCATAATTTATGATATTTTTTCTATATAGTTAACTATCAAATCTTTAACTCCTTTTGGGACATCTACCAGTTTGAGATTGCCTTGGAATATGTCCTTGCCGTATTCATCCATAATCTCCCCGAATGAAGGATTCATGACTCTTGTTGACATAGATATTGGTTGATCAGTGTCAAATTTGATAACGATCTTCTTTCCGCCGTTTATCGCCTTTTTAAAAGCCACGTAAAGCTTTCGGCCTTTTATTATATCACAATTTCCTTTCAGGATATTGGACATATGTATGACATGCTCTTTCTTCGCATCTCCGGGGTTGTCCATAAGCTTAAGATCTCCTCCGGTATCTCTCCATTTCCTGAAGCACGGGAAACATAGACCGTGATTTGCCTTGGCGTGTCTAGGTATCATCCTGCTGCTGCCGGCTGGGATCGTATCGCCACAGCAGATACACGTCCTATCCTTGTTGGTGCGCATCGGCACATAGCTCTTTATCGGGTATTCTTTTCTTTTATACATCTTCTTCTGTTTTCAAAATTATCATCACCATACTCATAATTAGGACAAGCTTTGTTGCTTGGACGCCTTACGTATGTTGTTTGTTTCCTATTATGTTTCCTGTTAGGGTTTATATAATGGTCACACACCTGCCAAATAGAACAACATACCTTGCCATATCTTTTCGCCCATTCATTATCATGCAGATGTACGCATGTGGCGCAAGTCGGATTCTTAAGCTTATCCTTGTTATCATCTATGATCTTATTAACCCGATCAAGAATAACGGACATATGCTCAGCATACATAACATCGAATACATCCGGCTTCGGAAGATATGTCATCGAGCTTATATCTATATCTATTTCCTTGGATTTGTCATAAACGGATTTGTATTTCCTTTTCATCAAATCCTTTAATTGATTTACCTTCTTATCGTAAGTCCCCATATTTCACTCAGTTTTCCATCCCTGTTCCCTTAATAAATTCACCATCATCTCCTTTATCTTAGGGCTAATGGCTTCGGTAAGTATATCAGCGGCCAAGTTAATAGAGAAGCTGGTCATCCTAGATTCTCCTATATACTTCTCGCTGGTAACTTCTTTGACATAGTCGTGAATATCCTTGATCATTTCATTTTGAGATCTTAGGAGATCCAGTATCTTATCGAGTTTATCATTCATCTTTTTTCTCGAATATACCTGACAATAACCAGAAGACCACTATCAAAAAGAAAAATAGCCCAAGAGCCTCATCCGGATAATCATGCATCGCCTCTAAGATACTTCTCATAACTTAACATCCATTTTACCGATTATACGATAGAAAATATCCCTAGTCAGCTCAATATCGTAAGTAGCGTCATGAAGCTTATTCTCGTCGATCTCAATACCCATAGTTCTGGCTACGGTCATCAACTTAAAGTTCTCCATATCGTTTCTTACGCCCATCAGGAACGGTGTCACCATAACATATACATCCATACAGTTAGGATAGAACCATGATCCGAAATACTTATCCCCACATTGGGTAAATAAAGCCCGTAGGAAGTTGTTGTCGAATCCGGCGTTGTTATACCCCACCAAATACATTTTATCCCTCTTGTCGAACTTATTCACGTATTTGGATAATATACCAACTAACTGCCTGTACCCTTCTTCCATAGGCTGATACGACTGCACTTGCTCCAAGGTAACACCAGCCACATCTAGCGCCTCTTGCTCTATCGTGGCGGCAGGGTTCGGGGCTAGGCGGATGTCGAACCTCTCGACCTCCTGCCCGTCGATATCCACGATCCCTCCTATTTGGTGTATCCCGTTTCTCCAGAACTTAACACCGGTTGTCTCTAAATCGAAAAATAGCAATTTGCTCATATCTATTGATTTTTTAAATGTTCCTTAATCTTCTCCAATGCCTCATAAGACAGATAGCTGTCTATAGTATTATCGCTATCTATTTCCAGCAACTCATTAAACAAGTCTTTAGCCAATGCTTTCCACTGCTCTCCCCAATCACGGAGATTCTCGACCTTTGACTGTATGTCTTCGAAATAAGAATCTACGTCTGATTTGATTGATTTTGAATAATATTTAACATCCTTCTCATCCCCATTCATGATATAATCACATTGTGTCTCGATATCTTTTATATGACTATCTATATCACTACACATATAATCAACAGGTCTACGTATATTGAATATAGCTTCTGACGTAAGACCGGTTATATCTTGTATGTCTTTTAAATTACCCATGATTTAATCAATTAAATACCAACCATCCACCTGCAAATCCCATCCCAAAAACGAATAAGATTATAGATGTAAATAATATCCAATCTTTTGCGCTTAGCTCATTATTATCTCTCTTTATTTTCTCAAGATAATCATATATAGCTGTATAAACAGCATGGTGAATATTCTCGTCTCTAGCCCTTACGATATTATCATATTCATTATATCCTAGATTATGGGTGGAGCTTTCGATCCTCATATTCCCCGTAACCTTTTTATTTACATCGAAATCGAAACTAACCACTATATCGGTGGTTAGAGCGCTGGCGATTCTGCTTTTTATCTCATCATTACTGAGATTAGCATCGTGCACTAATCGCTCATAGTCTTTATCGTCAAGAATTATCTGTTTTTTAATGTTCATATCCCTAATATTTCTGCTACATAAACAAATCCATAACATATATAATTATCAGCGTCATGCTCACCATAATCAACATGCCATACGACGGCGCACGGGAAATATAATGGCATATCCTCAGCCATAGGATCCTCTTTGAGGTCATCAATGTTTATCTTCTCCCTCCACCTCCACAGGTCTTGGATATCGTTCAAAATTAATTTCTCCATAACTATGACGGATATTAGATGTTAGTAATTCTATAGCCAAGCCGATCATGGCTCCCGCTTCAGTAAGTTGATTCATTTGGGCGTACATTCTATGCTCTGCATTACGATAAGCCTCTCTACTACTTATGATGTCTAGTAAATCATCTATAGCGTTTCTAAGAAGATCGGTCATCCCATGCCCTCCTATGCCTTTGAAATAATAAATATCACGACCAGCGTAAAACATGTCCTGATATCTTTTAGCTACATACTCTATCCCGGATAGATGGTATTTCTCGTTGTCTATCTCCACCTCTCCTTCTTCTATAGCTCTCAACAACTTCCAATCTATCTTTACATCAGCTTGACGATTTTTTACCTTTACATAGGCATATCCGCCATAATGAGAACCCAGCGTCCTCATCGTAAGTTCATTGACTTTTTGTTTGTCTCCATCCATAATAATCTGGTTTTTAATGTTGATACAAAGATATGATTTAAACAAAAATAAAAGCATGAATAATATTAAAATAATATTAATCATGCTTAAATATAAATATATCCCTTCTAGTTCTCACGGATATACGTATTCGTACTCATCTGGAGGAGATGTCTTATATTCAACATCGCACTCCATATTGGTGTAATAGTTATCCCCTTTTCTGTATACTAACGCTACCCAACAGTCATATTTTTTGCTGTATCCTATAAGAGGGACATTGGCCATAGGTGGATTATCCACCGTTTTGTATCTTATTCTTGTTACTTGTTTCATGTTCTCATGGATATAGATATTCGTATTCTTCCGGTGGATATGTTTCAAATTCGGTGTCGTACTTCATACAAGTGTAGTACTTGTCTTTGCTTCTGTACACTACTGTCCACGGACAGTCATATCTTTTGTTGTATCCTAAAAGAGGAACACCTTCCATAGGAGGCTTATCTTTCGTTTTGTACCTTAATTTTGTTATTTGCTTTATGTTCATATAATCTTATGTTTAAGTAATTCCATCATCATCGAAAACAATGTGTCTACAAGAAGTTTCTCGCTACTCCAATACATAGGAATCTCATCTATATCTCTATACGTTACAGACCATGCATGTTTTAGCTTATAACATTCTAATGTACAACCCTCTATCTCATATGGGAGTAAATTCAGTAACGTCCCTACATCCCAAACAGGGTTGGATATATCCGGGGTAACGGCCTCGATCAGTCCTATACGACCAGCGTCATCCTCCATAGAATGTAATTGATCCAGATACTTGTCTCTGAAACCGCTGGCGGTGGAGATAGGGAGGCCGGCCTCGACCAGCACCCTCCCCTGTTCTTTTGTGGTGAATATTCTTTCCTTCATAATTTCATTTTCCTTTCTACCGTAACGATCGTATCATTATGCCATCCCCCATGAGCCACAAGAAGAATCTCCTGCTGCTCGAAGCCAAGCCCGGCCCCTATACCGCCGGAGTTCCACGCGCAGGTAATGACCACCCCGCCTTTCTTGGTGATCCTAGCTATCTCCTTCTTCTGTCTAGCCCAATAACTAGATTGTGTTGTTTGCATATTAACAGATTCTCCAAGCCTTTTATATGACTCGGACACCTGTCTCGCGGAATATGGTGGATCATATAATACCATATCAGCTATATTATCGCCAATATCACTCAGGAAGTCCGTGGCGTCTTTATGATACATAGCCTTAGTCTCAGGATCAAGATCGTTGGTGATCGTCCCTATATCGCTGTTTCTGGCGAATGGATCCACTATAACCATCCCCTCTTCTCGATATTTATCTATAAGTTCCCTTATCGGTCTTATGCTGAATGTCTCTTTATTTGGCATTGACCATTTTTTAGTAATTATCATGATCTATGAAGTTTATCCCATTCTTCTTTATCTACTCTTTTACCTTGTATATAAAACAACTGTATTGACCCATCATGAGTGTAAATTGCTTTAGACTTATCATTTTTTAATCTATCGAAAACATTACCAAACCTCTGTGATAATTTCATAGATTGATATTTTTCAAGAAAGTTATATTCTTGATCTGATAAATTTAATTCCTGTTTAATCATTTCCCTGCTTTTGCTCATACCAAATTTGATTGTTTATTTCCTTTTTGAAATTTAATTTCATAATACTTCTAGATATAGGATCACATATATCCTCCCACCAATTCTTGTGTCCTTTTGGTGGATGTATATCCTTTTTCCATGAAGACCCCTTAACTGTTTTGACTCTTCCGTATGGCTTCATTTTGCTCATGTTTATCACATGTCACATTAGTACCCGTTTCTGATGATCCGAACATAAGCTCATCAGTGATCTTGCGAAACTCCTTTACAATATCATTCATCTGCTTACGCTCTATGCTTCTTAGCAAATGGGCTATCACATCCACTGTCCATCCGTTACCCGCTAAAGACATGGCCGTATTTGGGGCTATCCCGTCAAGGTAATCATCCGGCAATGTCTGTAGCCTACACATCTCCACCGGGGTCAGGTATCTGAATTTGTCTTTCATGTCAAAGGCGTTAGGATATCTTCCGGGAGGCAACGATGAGATCACGTTATCTTTCATGACTGTTGTCAGGCAATTACTTTTCTTAATAGAAACAGTATTTTTATCCCTTCTTACCTCCAAACATTGCGTTATTTTCACGTTCTTGTCATAATCCTTTCGATGCCCGTCCTCTCCTATCCTTCTACCGACAATGACTCCTATATATCTTCCTCTTATGGCTCCCGGATTCCATCCCTTGTCATGCTCTAAAATATCATCCAATGATATATGCTTGTCTTTCGGCATTTCTACCGGCCAATTACACCAATAAAGGCGATGCCGGGTCTGTGCCGAGACCAAGGCACTATCGATCTCCACCGGCTCCACGCCAAGCTCCTCGGTGATCACCCAGCGGTGCTCGTCCCGCATCCGGACGTTCTCGCCCAAGAACAGGACCTTACCTTTGGTTTCCTTTCTTAAATGCTTTACGATGTCCGAGAAGCAAAAGAAAAGCCTTCCACGAGCGTCCATGAATCCCTTACCCTTACCTGAGCTAGAGAAGCTCTGGCAACAGAACCCTCCCATGACCAGATCTATGTCTTTCCAAGGGATATCCCATGTTCTCCAGTTATTAACATCCCCTAATTGAATAATATTAGGAAAATGTTTTTGACTTACCTTTATGCATGTCTTGTCTATCTCTGAGGCATAGTAAGTCCCAATAGGTATACCGGCTCTTTGTAATGCTAGATATCCACATGATATCCCATCAAACAATGATAATACATTCATATTGTTTATCGTTTATTTATGCAATTCTATAGCAATTGTATCATCAAAATGATCATTGACTATATCTCCCTTCTCTTTTATAGACATATCAGATAAAGAGGCAGGGTAGGATGTTATATAATCATTCGTATTTATAACAACCCTTATTTCCTTACTCTTATCCTTGACAAGCATCAATTCGTCTATCAAATCTTGTACTGTCATATTTTTCTCCGCTTTCATAAATCCTGTTTTTATTTATTTTCATGGTCTAAAAATATCCTTTGCGATCATATCAAGGGATATTTTATGTATCTTAGGTAAGACCTTAACCAATTTTATACCAAAATTTTCGCCTCTCTTAACAAAAGTCCATTTACCATATATGATTCCATGCATCATATTCTGTATTACTTCCTTACTGTCTGTCAAGAATACTTGGTAATAGACACTTTTGGCATAATTAAAATCCTCCCCATGATCATTTGCCGGTCTTAATATCATTACAGCCGAAGAGCATCCACGAACGAATCCGTGTATCTCAAGGCATTCATCAAACTCATAATTATCGCGTTCCTCATCATGAACATCCTTAACCCATTTACATGGTCTCCCGTCCTTAAACGGGATCTTTAACTGTTTCTTTGCCATAATTGTTTTAATTATTAAATAATTCATATCTACCCTTCATCACCTATATTGCTTCTTTCTTAGCGTCATGCATTGCTTTAAATCTGTTTCTTTATGACAATTTGGTTCCCGTATTGAGGTATAATGCATAAACCTTCATTCAATCCATTTATTTCCAGTTCCCCCAAATTATTTAGATTTATAATAAACTCATTACCAACCCAATCAAAAACTCGTATGCCATTTTTAACTTCTATTTCATCGTCACCGCAGCGATGATTAATAATATGCACTTTCATTACCTTCGTCCCTGTTGTCCTATATTTATAACTCTCAATTTATCATATTCCTCTGAAAGAATCCCATGATCAAACAATTTGTTAGCGTCTATCTTAAGACTTCTATAATTGTCAGTTATATTGATATCACTCCACAAGTTCAATTTTCCCTTATCATCCAATTGCATATGGATAAAACCTTTTGTCACCTTCTTTCCGGCTTTAAGAGCCTCTACGTCTTTATCGGTAATCTTTTTCATGCTTTCGATATTTTATCATTATAGTTAAATTCATCTTTCATTCTGATCTTTATACCTCCATATGATAATTCCTTATGAGCTGTAACAAAATAATCAACCGCATCTTCATCTAATAAACTATGCGGACACCTTTCCCATACAGGGTTTTGATCTAGATGACCCCATGTGGCTACAAGTAACCTATTCTTGTCATTATCAATAGCTATTTTGTATGTCCCTGTAGTAGCCTTACGTTTAATGATCGCTCCATTTAACATCTGTTTCTTAGCCCAGCTCCATGAACCTCTCAACCCAAATGTTTTTATAACCCAGTCATTTATCTTCTTCATTTCAAGTTATTTGTTAAAAGTGTAATATAAATATAAATACATAAATTGGATAGGACTATTCACCATACCCTTATCAGTAGGATCATCGTATTTTTCAAGCCAAAAACGAAGCGCCTCCCAATCGATATCCTTACGGTCACATACCATGCAGGCTAGGTTAGCCCCGAACAGCTCCCCGCCGCCGCTCAACGACCTGTTAAACCTCTTGGCTAGTCTTCTTTTGAATCCCTTATCATACCATATCCCGGAGGTAGCGGCATAGCAATAATAAGCGTTGTACTTCATTTTCACGCCCATCCTATCAAATAAAGACGTATGCCATATCCGATCCAGAAAGAACACTATTCCACGATATATGAAAGTCCGGAGATTCTTCCTGTATTTCTTCCCTAAGAAGCTATCCACGCAAGATATAGTCCCGCCTGAATAGTACCAGTTATTGGCACCTCTCTTGACCTTATCCGTCATCTTGAACTTATTCTTTCTATCCTCTACCCTATCCCAAGGCTTTAATTTATCCTCATTAAATGTCGGGCAATAATGATAGTAATGATTGATCCATGACAGATATGGGTTGTATATCGTGTATCCATTATCGCTGACATATGAGTTCATATCATACCCAAGTTCCTTGGCTAGAATAGATCCCTCATCAGCTAATACCTTTAATATCGGATTTAAGTTCCATATCTGATCTTGGCTAACAAACATCGAATAGCATGGGTCTTCATCCTCTCCATACCATCCACCCATACCGCTCACTATTTTATCCAAATCAAGTGAATAATCTTTCCCGGATGAAAAGTCATCTCTAAGAAAAAATCCTCTATATGGGATCATATCATATATACCCGGTTGATCCTCAAACATATGTTTAGCGTTCTCGGTCAATCTAATCAATGTTTGTAAGACAGAAGATATATCTATGGGTGCATATTCACACCCATAGACCTTATTATTTATCCAAAGATATTGAAGAAGCTCGGCTATATTAATAGTCCCGTCCTCCACATATCCTGTCTTGTTATCGAAGTTTATTTTGGCTAGAGGTATATTACTTCCTTGTGGTTGATCACTTTTTTCATTACAACAATGCACGAACCTGTCAAAGAATATATCTTTCCAACCAAAATATTTATCCCTTATCGTCATAAGCCTATTTCTTGTTGTATAACGACATGACGTTAATAAGATCAGCTTTTCTGGCCATCCCCTCAAGTTTATTAAAGCCATCCATGTTATCTCCGCTGACGATGATAGTAGGATATACCTCTATACCGTACTTGGATATTTCCTCCTCCGTGGCTTTGTTCTCCGGGATCTGGTTTAATGTGACCTCACCCTCATACTCCTGTAATGTGTTGGCGATAATATACCGCATGTAGTCGCTGTACTCAGCGTCTTTCTTCGTGAAAAAATCAATTCTTACCATCTCAAATAGTTGTTAATCTGTTAATAATCAAATCAGCGGTAAATATAGCATTATCTACCTCATCTATACTCATCTTTCTCCCATCGAAATCGTTAGATAATAAATCCTTAACAATCTGATATCTACGCTGCTCCCAATTTACGTTTACATCAAAATTCAGATTCTTTACATAATCATAATTTAATTCATTATAACTGTAACTGAGATACTTAACTATCGGGAATAGGCTATCATCAATAGTGCGCTTGATTACATTAACGTATTTACCCGTTCTTTTGTCGATAGCTCTTAATCCCTCATCTACTACTCTTTTTACTCTTTTTCCTGACTCTTCCATTCTATAAGCCCTTTGTTATGTTTATCGTAATATAATAACGCTATGGCGTTCCAGCATACGGCGGATAGATGCATGAATCCCTCCTTATCATATCTCTCCCCTTTCGTATAAGCGACCAAGTGTCTCATGAGTGCACCTAGATAACGATTGAACCCATCAGGTATATCCTGCCATGAGTTATCAGCGTACTTCTTGGCACCTTCCGTATATACCCTCACGATGTCCTCTATCTCAGCCAAAGGAAGGAGATCCCACCGGAGTTTACCGTCGGCACGGTCGTCCTTCCCGCTACCGTCTTTCCCTACGGCAGTCTTACGTGCCTTGGCTACCTCCTCTTGGTGGGCTTTAATGATGGATGCACTATTAATATTATTGAAACGGGAAAGATCGTAAGCGTTTACATTGTCTACCTTTTCCTCATCAATAAGTTTTAACTTAATAGCCCTACCTAATGATACGACCATCTCCTCATCAACCCAAATAATCTCATCTACTTCATCCGACCATAGTCTGATTCTCATTCTTCCACTTTTATCAGCGGTCTCAACTACCTCAAACACATCGCCATCATAGACCACCTTTTGATACTTATAAAATTCCTCCTTCATTTTAAACTCCTTTTTGTTTTATTATTATTACTGGATCATCATTAAATGGGGATAATATCCCAATATGCAACAATATATTGCGCTCATCGCCCTCATTTTTATCGGCTTCAATAGCATTGATATTTGATTTGTTACTAGATATAATGTTACTATCTATATTAGGATCATTTTTGATTATAGCCCATCCTTTTATAATAGGTTCATGCCTCATTAATTTAGCGACATCTTCTTCTACCAACCAATATTCCTCAAAAACAGTATCCGGATATTTGGCTTTTATCTCCTCGTAAGTATTATACCATGTCATATTTTCGTAATTTAGATTAATAAAATTCACTAAGATCCCTGCATTCTGGCGTCTCACCTGTCATAGAGTAAAGCTCACCAGATGATAGATGCACGCAATGAACGGTCTTCCCGTCTATATACTCACTTCGCTTCGTGATCCCACAAATAGCGCAGCGTTGGATCCCCGGACCCGCCTTTATCCACGAGTGCCGTACGCTCCTCTTCCTTGTCCTGTTGGTGTCATTAAGCTTTCTCATGATCAATCCTCCAAGACCGTTACAATCTTATCTTTACCGATAACAACCTCATTCCCGCTTCTTACATCAAAGCATCTCTCACCCTCTGCCTCCTTGAAATAAAGAGAGCCATTGTACTCGAACAGACCGAATCCATAATCATCTAGCTTCATCTCTTTAAGTTTCTTGAATTTGTATACGCTTTTCATATTCTCCATATTATATTGCATTACTGGAAATATCATTATGATACTTATGCCTATTACAAGCAATCCTGTGTAAAACTTTTGTGAATCATATTTTTCCCATCCCTCCATCATCATGGCAAAGGAGATTACTATTATTATAATAATAGATATCAACCCTACCATATCATATCCTCCTTTCTTTCAAAAATCCCATCATATCCTCCACGCTAAGCTGGAAGCCGGCAGCCGCCTTATGACCGCCGCCACCGGGGTTGGCCTTGCGTGCCAGCGCCGAGACATCCACCTCCTCCTTGGTGGTATAGAACGAGCATCTGAAGAATCTGCCGTTCCAGCAAAATGGCATCATCAAATCATGTTTTCTAGGATCGTACATAGACTCGAATGTGGTGGAGTTAAACTCCGTAGTATTCATACATATCGCCTTGTATCCAAATATATCTGCCTCGAATGAGAACATCTTCATTTCTCCTCTGTTTTTCTCGATGATATATTCTATTATGGCCTCGCCATTTCTTATCATATCAGAAACAAACTCGCCATTCGCCTTGTTTAGCACCTCCCTGACCATGTCAACGTCAAGCCCGCAATACCCTCTCATCCCATATTGGAATGAAAGAACGTCACTCCATTCGAAGCGATCATGATCCCATACATCATAAGCGCTCAACAATTTTACCACGTCAGGGGTTTCGATATCATCGAAAAGATATTCCCACGTAAGCTCACAAGCCGCCGTTCCGATACGTCTTTTGCCTTTGACATTATATTCCTTCACAGCTTCTATCGCCGTCTTATGGTGGTCTATCCATGTGACATCTATCCCCTTGTCTTCCCATTCGTCGAATAAGAATATCGTTCTATCGCCAAATGACACGTCAACTACAAACACCTTATCATATTTATTCACGTCAGGTATTTCCTTGCCGTAATTGTAAGGAAGAAGATCAATGTCCCCTTTGAAATACTTTTTTACTATAGCCGCTGACATTACTCCGTCAAGATCAGCCTCATGATATATACACCCAATCATAATAATTTTTTTATTTGTTTCAATTCATATTCTATCACATTGATACGACCCATGATAATATCTTTATCATCGTCATTATCATGATCACCATCTTCCTTCTTAGATAAGATATTATCTATTTGGGCTGACGCTAATACCATCATCATGCAATGATTTGATTTAATTTTTTGTGATATATGTACGCCATTTATAGCGATTTGGACACAAATATCTTTTATCTCATCTATACTCATATTCATAATCTATTGTTTTTAATTAAAAAATCTATGTATTCTTTTATCTCCCTGTTTCGATCATTACTCCAGTCAAAGGTCTCGTTTATGAATTTGAAATACGATACTGGAATCGAATGAAACATCCATCCACAATACTTGCCGAATGTCATCACCGTAGATCCAAGGGGATGATCCGGCCTTCCGGGAACAGGGGCGGCGGTTACGCCCTGCGCCAGCCCCCTCCTACGATCTTTCTTGGCGGCTTTGATATCCAGATCTGTTTTCGTTACCTTATCCCCCATCGGGATATTGGTAATTAGTTTATCGCCGATAAACATCCCCCATCCATATCCTTTGTAGTTCTCTATACTAAGTTTCCTTATATCACCGAACCTTGACGAGTTGTTACAACAATCAACGACCAATGCGCTATCCTTACCGTCCTTTATCCTAACCGCCCTGCCAAGCCACTGATAAAACGAAGAGAACGAAAATGTCGGTCTTCCTACTATCACGCAGTCCAGACCCGGATGATCGAATCCCGTACCGAGGGCGGAATAGTTGAACACTACCTTCGTCTTACCCGACTTGAACCTCTCAACTATAGCCTCCCGCTGCTTCTTTGGCGTGCCTCCGTGAACCACCTCCGCCATGCCGGCACATATCTTGGCGTTCATCCATTCGGCGGCAGTATTGCAGCTCTCAACAGAATCCATAAACACCAGTATAGATCTACATACGTCTTTTAATACCATCAATCGACGCAAAATAAGGTTGTTTAAGCCATTTTTTCTCACCGCCTCACTAATAGACTCAGCCGTATATTCGGAGCCGTTAGAATTGAGTTTAAGGGCATCTCCATTGAAATCCCATGTCTCATACTTAAGAGGCGTCCAAAATCCTTGCCTTATCATCTCCTCTACCTGTATCACGTGAATCAGATTCTTGAAATACACCGGTCTCATACGAGTGATGAAATTAAGTTGGGAATATGATGTCTGTCCTATCGACATGTTTTTAAGTCTACATGGCGTGGCTGTAAACCCTATCACCTTTCTCGGCTTCAGCTCATTCATGAATGTCATGAACTCACTGCCATCCTCAGGACTGTATCCGGCATGAGCCTCATCTATCAATACGTTTCTGATTCCCATCTCCTTAAGCTGACCAACAACTTTCTTGATAGATCCTAACGTGGCATATATCATGTTAGATAGCTCTTTCTTGCCACAGGAAGCGGAGTAGATGGTAGCCGGTATGCCATACGACGTTATCTTGTCGTGGTTCTGTTGCAGCAATTCTTTTGATGGTTGTAAAATCAGCGTCTTATCTCCCATCAATCTAGCCGCTTCTGCTATCAGAAGTGACTTACCGCAACCTACAGGACCTATGATCAATACCGGATCATGTCTATCAGAGTTTATGTAATCGGAGATACTTTTAACACACTCCTCTTGATATGGCCTTAATTTATATGTCATCTCTGTAGTTATCAAAAACGTCTTTCACGTACTCTAGTCTTATCGCACATTCCCGGCCATCGTCCATTTTTACCATCAAAGTCTCTTTGGTCTTGCTTATGGCTATCACCTCTCCTATCCCTATCTGGGTATGAACTATATCACCTATCTTTACATCAAATTTACTCATGGTCCAGCCTTTTATTAAATTCCTCTATCTTGCTCCTGTCTGTCTCTTTGGTCATCTTAGCCTCTTCCTTGAATATGTCATACCCTTCTCGGATATTGTCTCCAACCATATTCTCTATCATCTCCCTTAACTCATCGCTTCTTACGGCGAAAGATATCTGAAACGATTTACTTGTACCTTTCATTAGGTAATCAATCTCCTTCTTGCATTCCGTCATCAACCGATCCAGATTATCGAATTTAACGAACTTAGAGTTGCCATTGGCTTTCCTTACCCCATCCTTGAAATCCTCCAATATCCCGTTAAACACATCTGCCATACACATCATGGAATGTAGCCATACCAGCATATTGAATTTATATTCATTATCAGCGTTGTTCATCAAACTCACCAAAGACTCGCTTTTTGTCAACATGATCTTCGATTCCCGGTCTACGATATCCTTTATCTCCTGCCGGCATTTCATGGCACCAACGAAATCCATTTTAGAATAACATTCATTTGATTTCTCTACCAATTTCCTGATATCCTTTCTAGACATCAGAAGATCCAATACCTGTTTTTCTCTTTCGTTTTTATCCATAATCGTTTATTTATTGGCACAAATATAATTAAAGCCTAGATATTTACCTAGGCTTTTTAATAAAGTTAATCTTTTTTATTCTTTCTTTTTGACTCATCCCAATCCGATGAGTACCTGCATGTCCCTTGTTTGTGAATCGAGAAATCGCACCAAAAACACAAGGGCTTGGGGCGGGGTTCAAGGCAGGCCGGCTGGCGTCCCATGAGGTAGCGCTTCTCGTACTTATACCCCTGTTTGGCGTCGTCCCAAACGTGAGCTTGATAGCTATCTATTTTATTTGTCTCGAAATCATACATGTCAAGGAGAATATCGTTAAGTTCCTTGATCGATCTCTCTACTTTCTCCTTATCTACCTTCACGTTCTGATTGTCCAGCATGCGGGTAAAGAAATAGCTGCACATATCCGGCAATACCTTATATTTTCTGAGTATGTAAAAGGCGTATATCGGATGTTGGAGATTATGAAGCAGCTTATCCTCATCGAATAACTTTCTCCCGGACTTCCAGTCTATCGTATACATAGCTATCCTGTCCTTTGTCTTATACTCTCCACGCCAGTCCACCGATCCTATGATATGTACCTTATCGTACGTAACGCCATCCAAAGTAAGAGGCTTGGGCAGCTTATAGGGCAAGACAAAGTCCTCCTCCACGCCTACCGGTCTCGACCCCCGGATCACCTTCTCCATTGGCGTAAGATCAGACCATGCCTTCTTATAATTGCCAGCAGCATCCTTCTCAAACAACCCCACAATCCATCTTATTAGCCTAGCCGCATGTTGCATAGACTCGATCTGGGATTTTACGCTATCAAAAGGAATCTTCTCTATATCCGCATAGTAATTGAAAGCCTTACTCATATCCTCATAAGAAGGTCTACATCCGTTCTTGAAGAAATACTCCATTGTCTGGTGGATAACCGTACCATATGACGTAGCCTCGTGCTTCTCCGTGGATCTGTGACCCTCCACGTAAGTCTTATACCACTTATACGGACACTGAACAAACGTGTCTATCTGTGAGTAGGATGCGGCAAGCACCTTCTCACCGCCTATCGTCTTGCATAGCAAGTTATTCTCCGGAACGATCATAAAGCCTCTCCGTATTTATGTCACGCCCATATAAATCCATCGAAATATTCTGTAGGTTATGCAAATACCTTATCTGGATAAGCTCGCTCAGGTCATCTTCCATATCCCTAAGTCCGAGATAATACTCGTCGCCAAAAACCTCCATGGTCATCCCGTGTCCACGATATACGTCCCTATTCTTGTCACTCTTGAAACCGATAGCGTCAAGAAGGTTATCGTCTATCTCAATAGGCATGACATCATCTTCCCCTGAATACCATTTCATTATCCCATCATCAACCTCACGTTCAAGGATTAATGATCCACTTTCATTACGCATACCGGTAACGCACCCTACTCTCCATATATCACCAGCTTTGTCTTTTACAAGATTGCCCGGTCTTAACTCCTTAACTGAAATCATATTCTTCCTCCTCATGATCGTCATCACAATCATCGACAAGAGGGGTCTCTAACCCCTCTTCCCAATCATCATATCCGAAATCCATTACTTACCCTTAACCCAATCATACAACATATCCACAAAAATCCCTACAGTTAGTTCATCGACAGATTTATCGCCAAAGACATCATCCGGAATCCTTATATCCATCTTCTCTTCAATCCCCATCACCACCTCTACGAAATCCAAGGGATCCATACCCATGTCAGTTTCCAGATCATCCTCGTTATTGATCTCGGCGGCATGATTAAGACCCGTAAACTCACCCATTTTCTCGAATATCGTTTCCTTGACTACTTTTTCAACTTCTTTTCTTTCCATACTAAATCGACATTTTTAATCTTCTACCTAATTCTTTTTTTATATCCGATATCCTTTCGATGTCCATCTTAACATCGCCTGTGATAGCGTATTCCTTATCCATTTTCTTGGGAGGATCCGGGAGCCGGCTTATGGCGAACAACCATGCCAGTTCCTTGTTCTTGTTCTCCCTAAGATACAAGTCAGACGTCATGCCATACATTTTTATGATCGTATCGAATAACGTTGATTCCGATAAACTCATATGCACGCTATACACATTTGATGGTTTCCAGATCAAGTTATCCAATCTCATCGTATATTCACGTTTAAGATCTATGTGAGATATTACGGCCCTTACTATAGGTTCTTCCTTGAAGTTGGTGTTAGCCACAAACCAGATAAGCCTTTTTTCCACCTCCTTGATAGCTCCTGTATCCTTACCCATATCGTTATATACCCCAACGATACGGTCCCGGATCCCCTCGACCTCCGGTGTCAGACCGGGTGTCTCTATCAGCATCAGCAGCGATCCTCCCCTTGGCGTTATCTTCCACTTCCCATTCTTCTGAAGCTCAATATAACCAGATGCTTTATAACTATCTATTTTCTCCTTTGGAATGGTGTTAGCCATCTCTTCTTTTTGCCGGATCATCAAAAGATATCCAACATCAGACATCGTTAATCCTGATGTCATCATCTGTTCAAAATTTATATACATATGTAAATAAGTTAAAATATTGACCTAATCTTTCTGGCTACCCTCTCGACTATATCGGGATGATCATTTCCGTTATATATATCTATTAGCGTATCTATTATATGTAACCTTATGTTTTTCTTTGATGAATGAAACCAAAAATCTCCATTTTTTCTGTTTACAGGTTTGAACATCTTCAGTTCTGGTATAAGATAACACGCCACACATGATCTTTCAGCAAGTGATAATTCAACCGCTGCCTTTTCTATTGCTCTGCACATAAATGTATAATTATCATTCTTTATTAGATCGTAAGCTCTTCTCAACACCCTAAGGGCGTCTGCTTTCGATAATCTCTTTCCCTTTTTCATACTGTTTTACCGTATAAGATTCATTAGCCATACCAACTCTACCAACTGATATAGATTGATTTATAGATTGGTTAAGATGCCCTACAACCGACATCTTAGCCCTAACCGTATTAGCGCATCTTAGAAGGATTCGATAATCCTCTAACGCCCTCTCGTATCTTACGTCCACCCTAGCCCTTTTATCAGCATCAGTCATGCTCTTACATGTTCCGTCCTCCCTCAGGCTTATAGCGATCTTGTCCCGTATGATTCTGATATCATCCTCGGCTATCACCAGTTCGGCGTCAAGAACCCCCTTGTATGAGCTAAGAAGATCCTCCACCGCCACAACTTCCCTTTTTAGGTTCTCCAATTCCAATATCATTGAGTTGTCATTTATCCTTTTATACTCCTGTACTTTATTGGATACCTCATCACAGATACTCATGATCTCCTTTTCCCGTTCCCGGTTTATGATATATCTGATGCTGTATTTAGCCATTTCCTTTAACGAGGATATAATTTCCTTTATCCCCATCTTATCCTCAACCGACAATACGGTCTTCAAGAACATTTCCAGCACCTTTATCACTACAAGCAGGTAATTATGTCTCAATCTCATGTCAATAAGGTGTTTCGTCATGTACTATATTGAAATCATCACTAGGCGGTATATATTGTTGCTCCAACGGGATACTAGGAGGCGGGGGCGGCAGCGTCACCACAGTCGTGTCCGGCTTGCCGCTACCCACAGGGGCATCCGAGCCTCCCGGTCTTTCTTGGCGCACCACCCCTCCATCAGGATAATATCGCTCATATCCTTTCATGATATCTACATGTATCGCATCAATCTCCTCCAATGATCTTTGACGGACCTTTACGATATGATGGAACAATAATCCATCCACACGGAAGGATCGTCTTGACTCGCTCTTGAAACGTTCCAGATTAGGATACCATCCTTGCGGAAATTGCATGTATGAGGAGTATCCATATCTCCTTGGGATATTCAACACTACCATGGCCGTACATAACTGCCCCAATGAGTCAGACTGATAGAAATCAGACTGCCTTGGCATATGATCCTTCGGATCACGTCTGCCCTCTATTTCTCGATTGAGTTGCGATACGATAAGGAAGAAGATGTTTGGGAACGTTCTTTTGGCTATATTGCACATATTCATCAAACTATCTATATTCCTCTTGGCATCACCCGAACCTTGTACAAGAGCTGTATGGTCTATGGACACAAATACAAGTTTCTTATCCTTATTCGCCGGCATATATACATTCCATAAAAAATCTTTAAGCTCATCAACTGTTGTAGGTATGGGTATATACGTTATTCTGTTTGAATTTTCTTGTTTAAGACATTTTTGCATTTCCAGCATCTCTTCTTCATCCATTTTACGAAGGAGGATATCTTCTATGTCTTTGTTCATTTTTTTTGATAGTGAACGTAATACCAAGTCTTCCGGATTCATCTCGAACTCACATCTTAACCATACATAATCATCCGCTTGTGGGTTGATATTAACATTCATCACATTGTTCATGATTTTCTGTGCCAAATAGGATTTGCCAACCCCTGGTCTAGCTCCTATGGCTATCGCATGTTGAGGGTAAAATCCACCCAGCAAAGCTTTATCTAGATAAGGATATCCAGTACGAGCCGGGAGAAGTTCTCCCGACTGGTATTTCATTATCCTCTCATAGGCATCCATGATAATTTCCTTGGACGTCTTCCATATCCTGTTATCGTTCATCCTCGCGCGTTTCTATCGCCAGCCGTATCGGATTTAGATCCTCTGTTAGCTGATCTTGATTTATATCTTAATCCCTTAGCCGTATGGCATAGGTCCTTCCCTTTCCGATAAGCCTTACCCTTCAGCTTATCGGTCTTGTAATTCTTACGACCCAACTCCCGTCTCTTGGCTTTTTGCTCAGGTCTGGCGTTGATCTTCTTGTCCGTCTCAGCCTTCTTCTTTCTGGCCTCCGGATGTGTCCTATAGTATTCAGTCGATCTCCCCATTCTCGCCCTCCTCGTCATAATCATAATCTTCTACGATAATATCCTCTCCATCTAAATATGAGGCTTTATCTCCGAGTCTGCTTCTCATGCTCTCGTAAGGATCATCCCCATCTTTTATTTCCCACACACATAAGTGCGGACCTATTATATCAATAAGCATGTTGGCCTTATCCTCGCTTATGCCTTTTTCTATCATCTTATCTCTGCATTTGTAAAAACCACATGTCTTGTTAAACACTGATCCTCCTACATAAAACCCTGTCTGTTTGTGAATGAAAATTACTTTCATGTTCTGTCAATTTTTATTAATAATTATTTTTTGTAATCACCGTAACTCATGTCAGCGTCACACACCACCAAGTCAGTTACCTTATCCACTACATGGAATAGATGCTCCGGACATCCGTGGCATGCGCTACCTCCTATCGATATCGCCTTATGCCTAGGGCAGTTATTTCCCCTCCCTCCATCATATATCTGTATCCGATTATCACTATATGCCTTGATATGTCTCATGATTTTAAGTAATGATGGCAAAGACATCTTGTAAGGGGATATATGCTCCTCCGGTATCATAAGCTCACCGGATAGTTCTTTGTAAAGATCATGTCTATCCTGTCCTGTTTTTATTAAGAATACATTGATCTCGGTCATTACCATATCCATAGACCTAAGGAGATCCGGCTTGGCTAACCTACCTACAGGTTTACCCGTAGAATCGGATCTCATCCAAGCCCCACACTTCTCGCACCCAACTTGCTTCCCCTCCACCGTATTTATCATAGTGGATGGGTTCTTGCAATACGGGCATACGGATCCGTTTAACATAGCTTTCTGGGCTAAAGACAGTTCTTTCATACCTTTTCTTCTATCTCAACATTAAATAGATTGCAGAATCTATCAAAATTTCTGTTCTCTATTCTCATATCCTCCTCATACCTGTCAACCGATTTGATGAAATCATTATAACAGTCCTCGCACATCCATTGATTGATTACCGCTACATAATAGCCCACGGACGTAGGTCTGTTACACATATCGCAAATACCTAAGCACCCATATCTGGTGAGCTTATCCATCATCTCCTGTCTTGTTATTTCAAGCACCTTGAATTTCTTGTAATTGTTAACTACCTTTGCCATTGTAAATTTGTTTAATAATAAAATAATCCGCTATATCCATTCCCTCATTTATATTGGGTTTTGATTCTAGAAAATTACTTATCTCTATATTCATCCCCCTCATATCCTTGTCTACCTTCTTTCTCCATTCGTTGAAAGCGTCGCCCTTATCCGGGTACAGGACTATCCGCCTCCTACCCAATGTCTCTATCATCTCCCTTTTCAGCATATGGATACCGCCACAGGCCATAAACAACCTACTAGGGTACACGATGTTACAGATAACAGCCGTCTTCTCTGACTCTACTATATACACCGGAGCGTCATTGGGATAGAAGTTGATAAGAAACTCCCCGAACAGGCATTGCCTAAGCAGGTAATCCTGACCGTCCAGTATATGCACCCAACATACGTGATCCATGGGAACCTTTACCCTCTTCCCGTCAGGCCCGTAGTCCATTATCTTTCCGGTCCGCACTACCCAATTCTTATCCAGTTGCCAGAACACACAGCACTTACCCCAGTCCCCGAATCTCATCATCCCCACCTTATACAAGCTAAATGCCCTATTGGTATGATACGATCCGAAGATATTGGATAGATAATCCTGAAGATCGGATGTCTCGAAAGGATTAAGCGTCTCAAACATCTTGCTTACCGGAATGCAGTTGGCTATATCCGGATCCATAGGAGGTCTGTACCTCCTTAATACTTTGTTTGAATCGGTAAAAAGATCATTGTTCCCAAGTTCGCTCCCTGTTGGATATTTAAAGTAACCACATTTATTTTTATGATCACACACCCCAAACTGCTCTCCAACGATCTGACCGGTGGTTACGTCCACGTACGGCGTAAAACACTTATCCTTGCCGCATTGCGGGCACGTCAGCTTCCTTCTTGGCTTGCTATGATCCAGCTCATACCGATGAACGCTCTTATTGAACTCCCTAAATTCCATCATCCTCTCCTCTCATTCATGACTCTATATATATAGTCCCTCAGTGGTTCTTTCCTTATCAACTTATTAACGTCAAACTCGCCTTCTATGTCCAAGGATCCGATTCTTGATGTAACCGTATAATTAGTTTTCTCGAACTTATACTTTCCTTGAAGATATACTACGGTAGCCATATTCAATATAGGATTGTCAGTCTGTCTCTTCAACTTATATTGGCTGGTCTTAGCGGTAGGATCACCCGGAGCGAAGTTATATATCTCCTCTATCTCCAATATCTTTCCGTAATTCTCCAGTATCATTCTTCTATATAGCTCAAGCTGGAAAGCGTACTCGTCATAGAAATTGCCTTTCCTGTTTGATTTGAAGTCCAATATAGCGAATATCCTCCTGCATCTCTTTATCTTCTTTTTCTCCGTCTTAGGCTGACCTTTCTTGGCTCCCGTCTTATAGAACTCTCCTGTCTCGACCTCTATTTCCACCATCTCCGGCTCACTATCCATCTCCACCACTGCGTCCACCGAAGAAGCTACTTTCAATCTCCTTGACCTCAACATCTTCTCGATCAATACAGGTTTTACATGTCTTTCCTTGCAGAATATGGCAAATGATATTAGATCCTCTATTAGCTCATCAATGCTATCCACTAATATCCGCTCCATCCTATACTTGTCTATTCTCAGCTTAGCCTCCTTGACAGCCTTTCTTATCCACGTCGGGATCAGCTTTATCTTAACCCCGGTCAGATACAATCCAAATAGATAATGCATGATAGTACCCAAATCAGCCCTATAGTTAGCGTACTCATCAGGGTCCTTGCCCTTGAGTCTCATCTCATTCTTCCATTTCTCCAAGGCTCCGGACGTATCACAATACCCATTGGCGATATTGTTAGTGGCTCCATCGTATATGATAGGATACCCATCAACATCCATCTCATAATACACACGCTTGCCAGCTACGGTCATTCTATATAACACAGGTGTCGGGATATCCTTGATCCATTCAGCGGCATAATACTGTTGCTCTGTCTCCAGATCATACTCAACTTCCATCTCCTCCTTAGGCTCGTTTTTAGGTTCTTCAGCAGGCTTTTCCTCCTCAACCATATCTTTCTTTGGGATCGTTGACAAAACGTCTAATATGCCAAAGAAAGCGGTAAATTTAGGATCTGTATGATATGATCTTAATATTGGTAATGATGATCGCCAATAATATGATGGCGCATTCTCGTCCATTGGCTTATTATGAACAAACTCTATTACAATGCCATCATCCGTGATAACCACACGATGTTTTTTGGATAAACGGACTCTCATATCATCAAATGATTCTTGATCGCTTATGACTTCCATATCCATTCCTTTCTTATATATCGTATCACTTATAGCCTCGTATCCAAGAGCTAGAAGTAATTTTTGTTTTCTTCTATCCATGATAATAATCTGGTTTTTAATTTACCATCCTCCTCGACTCTAGGTGCGAGATCCCTCATCCTTCTGGCTGCCAACAGCCATACGTTGCCAAACTCGTCCAAGAGCCGGCTGAAATCCATCGTATCTAATAGATAATCGAATCTTGTATGCTCATCAGCCGTCAAGTAGATAATGTTATCATTATCCTCAGCAACTGATTTATATTTCCGTTTAGGGTATAAGTGGCATATGTTGCTTACCCCCGGGCATGGTATGTATGCGCCGGTAGCAGATCTCCTTGTCATACTCAACCTAGCCACATGAGCGCCAAAGAAAACGGCTAGGCTCTTCCCCTTCGGCTTGGTCTTCACCCGTATCGCCGCCATTTCCTTTGGCGGTAGCTCCTTGGCTCTGCATGCGGGACACAACCCCTTACTCCTTATGGTTACCATCCTTCCGCATCTCTCACACGGTAACATCCTACCTCTCATGCCTTTTTCTTTTTATAACTTTTGTTGAACTCCATAAGGCTCATAGCCCTATACCTCTTAAGCCTATTAATCTTACCCTCAGTCCAATCTTGATCCTTGAAGTTGATGATCGTATCGAATATCTGAGCTAGTTCCCGGATATTAAAACTCCTGTTTTGTATCTTCTTATAGAACCCCGATCTGCTATATCCTAATTTAGAAGCTAGATAAGTTTTGTTAGACAATGTGAGGATACGATAAATCGTACCCTCCATTTTACTTATCTCCATCAACTTCTCGGCTATGGACGACGTGGTTTCGTAGCTAGCTTTACTGCCTACTATCCTCATTTTTCTCCGGATTCCTGATCTTACCATCAAACTCGTAGAAGTCCATCAGTTTCTTCTCTTCCTTGATACAAGTGACAACGAAATCTGATATGGTTCCTTTCATGCCTTCCTCGAAATTCTTTTTGGCATGATCAAGGTCATTGGCCCGAACGATGTAGTTAAACGCCTTGCGTTTCTCATTGCCCGATTTCTCGTCTATCGTAATATAATCAGCCGTGACCTTATAGAACCGGTCTCCATCCATGGCAAACAATTCCGCTATCCGGAATCTCTTGATATCCACGCTAAACTCACCGGAGATGAATGGCTTCATCTCCTCTATGATCCTAGCCTCACACTCGGTATAAGAAAAGGCATCTACCAAATACTCTTCCTTTACCTTCTTCTTCATGCCGTTCTCGGCATCGGTCTCATAAGAAACCGTACATTTAAACCAATTGTGCATCTTATTAATCTATGTTATTGTTAAACAACGGGTAATCCTTTATCCCTTCACGAATATATCTTTCCGTATCATCATCCACGTCATAAGCCTTCTTGAAAAATATCATAGCCTTGTCCGTGTCGTGATCCACCAACGGAAGATATTCCTTTACGAAAAGAACTTTAAGATGATTCATGTGATCAATCTTGCGCCTTACATCAATTACTTTTGGCCATATCTCGGCACGGATTTCACCCATCTTTTTTACATTCTCTTTGTATTCGTTTACCTGATCTTTGTACTCCTCCTCGATCTCGTTGTTCTTATCCTTGACAGACTTATAAGCTTCCTTATCTTTCGTGTCAAACATCGGAACATGCCTGATATTGATTATATCCAATCTACTGCATAGCTCCTCATTGGATATGGTGAAATCATATCTAGTCCTGTATAGATCAAATTCACTTAATAACTTAGCTATCTTAATAGCATCATTCTGATCAAGAACGGCTATATTCAAGCCCTCCAAATAGTAGAAGAAATGAGATGGAGAAATAGATTTATATCCATACGTCTTCATGACTGGAGGCTCATCTATAAACCTGACACCTTCCTCCGCACATCTTATTACGATCAATTTCTCTACCTGCTCATCAGTAAGATCATATATCTCCTGATCGGTCATCTTATCAATTGTCTTCATCATCCTCATCCTCCGATATCGTTATAGCCTTTGTAAACTTTTGTTTATAGACCTCACTCATAAGGCAGGCGAAAGTCCTATCATTCATACTAGCCATAGTATTGGCCTCTACCATAAGATTCATCTCGATGTTCTTTACCGAGATTTCATAGTTATCATCATCTTCTTTATAGAAAATGACTTTACCACCATACTCGAAACCATCATCCTCGGCCTTAACCATATCGATGATCCTCTCTAACTCCTTTACAAATTTACTCTTTTTCATATGTGTAATTTTTATGTGTCTACAAAAGTAGACATTTTGTTTTTGAATTAAATTAAATAAACATTATTAATAGTTAATACGCTTAGGTGATTATATACCATTTTACACTAAAATCGTAAAATGGTATATAATCACCTTATCCTCCATATATCTTAAGCCCTTTTATATTGTATTTGCTTATATCCATACACAAATTACACCCTCCATGACAACAACACCACGAGCAAAAGGCTAGTCGCTCCTGCTCCGGCCTACCTTGAAACTCCACTGCCGCCCTATACCATGCCGGGGATAATACCCTGACCTTCTCCGGTACGGGCGGTGTCATGAGCACCGATCTCCGTCTTCCTTTGGCATCTTCCCTATTTCTCATTTGGGTTGTCCTTTAACAGCTCAGCTATCTTATCTTCCTTCAACATATTTTGCTTTCTCATGTTATCTACGACAAAGGTAGCGAACGCCATATCATACCTTTTCCTTAACTCATCGACAAAAGATTTTGCTCTTGAGCTTATCATCGTCTCAATGTTGTTGTCTACGATCTTCTTGATCCTACCTCTTATAAGCTCATCTACTGTCAGTTCCTCTTCCATATAATCTATCCTGAATTTGTATTTCTTCTCGCTGGCGTTCTCGACAAGATCGTTCATTGATTCTCTCGCTATATCCTCAATCTTCTCTGATATCGGATTGGATATTTCTCTCATCAACTCATTCTTGAACTTTTCTTTAAGTTCATGTATTATAGCTAACCTGACCGAGCTGGTAAACTCCTCTTTCAACGTCGCTTCATTGTACATAGCTTCCTCGAATACATCTTCCAAATTTAATTCTACTTGAATTTTCATATCATTATATTTTAATAAATTATAAATTTTTTAGGCATATAATTATCATGTATTATTTCCCCTCATCTTTTAATATTAATTTCTTCCCGATCTTTTTAATTTTTGTCGGTCTTGATAATCGATAGTCTCTTTCTATCGGTCTATTAAGTACATCATCCTTGTGCCCCTTGTATCCTTTCTCGTAAGCACTAACCCTTGCGCAAAACTCAACCACATCGCCTGGCGATAAATTAGCACCACTAAATCCTTTTGTTAAATCGAACCATAAATGATCTGATACTATTTTGCTATCAAGTGTCACATCTTGTAAAAGCATCGTTTTTACAGGTCCAATGTATCCATTCCTAAATCCAAATCTAACAAAGGTTGCTGTAAACACATGGCGTCCTTTTGATCCTATTGTTCTCAATTCTTCTCTCATCTCCTTTCTTATTTTTTATTCATAAAACCAGTAATTTTCTTCAAATACCCTTTTGTCATCTCAATAAAGTTCACGCAATCCGGCTTGCTCAACTTGTAAATCAAAGCCGGGTTATGAATTACGGCTATAATTTGTGTTTGCGGTTTATGAAATGACAATACCTTGTACAGATCCATGATATTGTCAATATCTAAATTCCTGTCCGGCTCATCCATAAGGATTGTATACTCAAAATCCTTCTCCATTAATACCACATGATTGTCTTTGTAGTATTTTAAAAGATTGTCGATCCTGTTTGCCCAGAACTCATTTGACTTTTTCTTAAATTCCATAAGCTTCTGTATCGGAAACGCATACTCATCTTGGTTAAACACAAAATCAAAAAGCGAGTTCATGGCATGAAGGTTCTTCTCCCCAGAGGATCTAGATGTTCCATTCATATACAAACTTAAATTATTGATATTATCCAATATATCATCCTTTCTCATTTCAGTTTGCTGTAGGAGATAGAAGACTTTCCCAATATAATCCGACTTAATACTGATCCCGTCAAGCACCTTGTCATCATCAAATATATCCGGGAAATACAATGCTTCTGACGGTAATTCAGAACACATCTTTTTCTCGCACAACATGTACTTCGATATCATATTCAGGAGGGTTGATTTCCCGCTCCCGTTCTTGCCTACAATCACATTCACGCCGGGCTTGAATATAAACTCAGAGCCATTTTTGAACGCTTTTATCTTTTGGATATATTTAAATGGAGTCTTCTTGTTGTCGTCTATCCTTATAGAAGTTATCATCTTATATGATTTTGTGTTTAATTATTTAAGCCTTTCATCAATCGCCAAATCAAATATCTTATCAAGACATTTCCTCATCTCCGCCGCCCCGATGATCGCCTTTCGATTCCCGAACGAGAGCCACGAAGTAATGAACCCACTGACCTCCGCGTCCCGCCCGGAATACCGCCTTGGGAACTGGACGGGATCGCTGGCAATAAAGTCGGCGGTTTCGTATTTGTCCGCCATGCATTTCGGCATGTCTACAAATTTGTCATTCATTGTTTATCCCTTCATTTGTTCGCATGCCAATCTTTCAAGTTCCGGTGTAACGTTGGTATTCATTATGCCTTTCAAGCAAGGGCATTGTCGCCAGACTATATCATAAATCTTTGACAATTCAATCAAAGCCTCATTGTTTGATTCAACTGTCATAATCCAATTGTCCGGCGATATCTCTATCTCCCTGCATGGTATTTCTTTCTTGCCTTTTGGCATATATCCGTTCTGATAGTCTTTTACATTACATCTACCAAAATATCTTCCAGTGAGTATTCCGTTTTCGTCCGTCTCAAACAACCCTCCTATCCATCCTATCTTATGGATGTTCTCCGTCCACGTTCGAGTGGCGAATAAAAACTTTTTTACAGGAACTTTTGAAAATGCATCAACATCATGGATACTCCCGTCCGGCTCTTTGAATATCGATGATTTTCTTTTATTCTGGCAACTCCCGTCTAAGCCTATTTTTTCCCATTCGCCATCGTCAAATCTCAAAGGAGAGATTATATCAAAACTGCAAAGTTTCTTGACGAGATTGATTTCAAATGATGCCGAGAATCCGCTGTTACCATGAGAAGAGAACAGCGCGACAGCTTCTATTACCTGTTCGCGCATCCATTTGTTAGGACCGTCCTCTTCTTTGCTATATCCGGCTAATTCCAATTCTCTTATCGCATGTTTACATAAATTACTGTTTGCGATAATATACCGAAGAGCCTTCTTGTTGATAAGGCTCTTCTTGCTCATTTTCTTTACAATTCTTCTACTCTTTTTCATGTTTAATGTTATTTAATGTTTTAATCACCAATCTCCTCTATCATTCGTATTGTGCCATGACCATCTGTTTCGCGAAATCTTTGTACGCCACTATTTTTCGCAGGTTTGCTCGCATTCGTATTTCCCCGATACCGCCGACCGGAGACAAGGCGCCTGTATTAACACCTCTTTCCATGTTTATTCCTCCTTGTTATATAATTGCTTGTTTTTATATTCCAACATCCTTCCCATCCTCTTTAACCCAATTAACTGTATCGCAATACCAACAATACCCTGTCTTGGAATCCTTTTTATGAGAATGGGATCCACATGTGGCGCACCAATAATTATCATCCATATTGTATGTATAACTTTCATCCTCATGCATTTTGGCTATTCTAGCTACCCTATCCTCCAGCAGATCCTTTAGATAATGGCATTCGTAAGGTCTATCCTCTTCCTTTAATATATAAATATCGATATCCATCATGCTCCCCATCCTGTCCGTACACATACACTCGGCGGCATGGCGCACGTTCCCTTCCGGCATCCCCGGAACTATCTCCCGGATCACCGCCTCCATCTTCTGTTGGTATTCGGTGTCTACCTTGACCACCAAATCCTCTAATTTATCTATTAAACTCATGATCTTTTTACCTCTTTATATATAACGTCTATATCATCTTTCCTATCTACATCAATACAATGGGTATCCTTACAGTAATAATTCTTACTATTATTAAATACGCATCCTTCACAACTAGCATCACTGGATTCAACCACCTCCAGTTCTACTTCTTTCGAACCAATATTATATTTAAATATAGAGCCTATCTTATGATACCCTATATTCTCCAAAGTTATACTATTATTTATCATATCCTCATGTCCGAATACGCTGTTAATAAAATCAAGCATCTCATCATTGAATGATCCGCTTTCTTCTTGCAGCTCTCTACATTCATCCTCGGTCAATCCACAAGAAGACACCAGTTCCTCTGCGGCCTGCGTCCATCGCCCGTCGTGGGCTAGCTCCTGAACCGCCAGCCATATCCCTTGGTTCATGCCCTCCATTCTTGCCTTATCTAAAATATCCTTATCATTCATATCCTCAATCATTTATATCCTTGTTTCTTACAATAATCTCTATATTATCCAACATCTTATCTCGTAATACCTTTTCTACCATCCTTGAAACGATGTTAAAATCTCTGTTTTGAAGCTCATTCTCCACCATAACCTTAATCCACCGCTCTAAATTATTATCATTCCCGTAAGTATTACGTATACACCTCTCAACATATTGTCTTATATCAGATCTAATTGCATTGATTATATCTTCCTTCGTAAGCCCAAGCTCATTATGGATATAATTCTTTATCGCTTTATATTCTTTACTTGTTTTTGTACTCATATTTATCCCTCCTATTCAGTCATTTTTTTTAACAAAATTTTCCCATAACATATCAACATCATTGTAATGTCTACAACAAGCATTCTGTATTCTTTCTATCAACGGGATGAACCATAACTGAGTTATTCCGTAACGAGTTTGAATTATTCTGCATAGGTTTATTTTTATTATCTCCATGTCATCAATACTAGGAGATGTGTTGTTATCATCACATCTATCTAATATTGTTTGAATTGTAGCCAAATAATGATCCATGTCTTAAATTGTTAATTATATTACCATCTCCCATTTCCCGGCGTAAACAGTATCTCCCCTGTCCTCACCCAATGATTCCAGTTATTTTTAAGTTCATCAATATCATACGCCTCAGCCGACTTACCGTTATCAGATCTTTTTATGACCGACATAATACTTTCCGCTCGCACGCTCCAATGACTATAACAGTCTGTCCCGCATCCGCACGCCGTGGCTCTCCCGTTATCGAACTCCCAGACCAGAGGCCGGAGGCCGCATCGTGGACACGGCAACCATTCCATTGGATTCTCCGGCTCCTCATAAGCATCAATACACTTGTACTTATATCTCTCTACCATTATGATCAACCATTACAGAATTGATTTAATCTTTCGATTCCTCATCTCATTCTTATCCTTAAACATCATTATCCTATTAACAATTCCCTCCGATTCCATGTACGTCGAGAATCCATGTATTCTTAGATATTGGATTGCTGATAGTGATTTTTCTAATATTTCCTTATATTCTATATCTGTTTTAACTGCTTTCCCCATGATCTTTTCCCTCCATTTCTTCTAATATGATTTTAACCAGATATACTACCTCGTCTATCTGGTCGTAATAAACATTCACCCCATCAACTTTATCATTGTTTTCATCATATCCATCAACCATCAAATTATCTTCCCCCGATAAATACACGGATGTTATAGATAAACAAATCAACCCGTTATCGGTAAAGATCCTTATTTCAGCCGGAAAATCATCTATATGGCCTACGCTACTCATATCAAGATCAAGTCTCCCTGTTCTTTTAATCAAATCAACCATAGCCCCATAAGCTACTACGTTCGCATTTAATAGCATTTTATTTAATGCATTTACTCTTTCTACGTCTTTCATAATCTCCAACCCCTTTGTATTACATTGTTATACGTTATCCTGATTTTCATGAAATGATCTTTAGTATAAGCAAAAGACCCCAATAATGACAAGCATGATCATAAGCCAGATGAATGCGCTTATAAGACATCCCTCACCAAGATTACCCATATCCCTAAAGAATAAGTAATTAAAAAATATTTTCATTCTATTCATAATAAACTTTATTTAATGCGTTTATTCTTTCTACGTTTTTCATATCCACCCCCTTTGTATTACATCGTTATACGTTATTCCGTTATCTTGAATTAGTTTCATAAACTGATCTTCGGTATAAGCCAGAGATTCCCCTCTGTTAGCCCTCTCTATATTCTCACTCATCATCCCTATAGCCTGTATTAAGGCTGCTGAGGAGTTGGCTATCAATTTAGCCGCTTCCATTATCCTATTATCGTCCATAATCATATTACTTTAACTTCCTCGTTCCACAAATGTCTTTCATATACCATGGTTATTCCTATCAAAATCCCGGTATCTTCTCCCCAATATTCAAGTATTTGATTCCTGAATTTGTGACGCAACTCTTGCGTCTTTCCCTTATTCCTATTATAAGGCGAGAAGTCAGATAATCTTACTGTCTTCATATTCTATTTAAACTTTTTAAGTTTAAATCACTTAATGTCAATACTTTTTTATCCAATAGATCAATAAGCAGCATCGCCCTCGACTCCACCTCTGTACTTCCAAATCCACTATACACTTCTGTTTGTGGGTTGTAAGCATCGTATCGAACATAAGCAGCTTCGTAGTATTCGCTATCCTTATTCGGAAAATATTGTGTCAACTGCAACCAGTCATCCCATATTTCTGATTTACTGATATTTATCATACTTGGTAGTATCTCTCCAAGTTCATGACTCATATAAGCCGGTATGAGGTCTCCTTCTTTTCTGTATGAATATCTCATTGTATTTTGTGTAACTGATTCTGTTTGGGATCCCCCTCCTTTCATCTCTTTCACAAAATAAAATTCCGACTCTGAATTTACACCCAACTCATGCAACTTTAGCGCAAGCTCATAAGGGCACATAAAATTTTGATATTTCATATTATTCTATATTTTCGTTTCTGTAATCTCCTGCATAGTCCAACCATACCCTGTAATCATTTCTGTACTTGGTCGCCTTTATTTTCATATTCCGGGATATATTCTTAGGTAATTATATACAACCTTGCACCACAAAGCATGAGCGGACGCCCCGCTTCCCCGACCGCCTTACCCATACACGCCGGCTCCACCGGTAACGCCGCCCATGACATCTTGGATGTCTCTCCCGTAAATCTGATAGTGATCGCCACAGCTCTCAAATGTTACTTGATAGCTGTTTAATCCCATCCTAATTGTCTCGCAATACCTTTCATCTCGCTATACGCGATCCTGTGACATCCAGCAACCAATGTATCATTCTTATAGCTATTGATCTTCCATTTGTGACCGGTTGTATCCAATACCATATCGTGTTGGAATTTACCGTCATTATGGAGGAATTTTATCAATTCCCAAAGTCTCTTAGCTTCGGCTCGTCCTATCTTGATATTCTTGCTAGTCTCAATTATGCCATTCTTAATGCGAAGCCATACGTTAGGCTGGTCATCCTTCAAATAATAATGTGGATATAATTCCAGAATCTTGCCAGACTTCCACATCTCGATCTGTTCTTCAAATTTTTTCTTGCGATCTTCTTTTTCTTTTCTTCTTTTTTCAAGAATTAAAGCCTCTTTTTTCGCCTTACTGTCTTCCCATCTCTGACATCTGGCCGCATACTCAGCCCACGTTCCTTCACCACAAATCTCATCTACTATCACATTGGTCGTTCCTAAAGTTTCTAACGCTTGATGATTTAGCAATACCTCAAACACACGCTTTAACTCATGGACATATTCACTTTTAATCTTATCCGATTCATAAGATAACTCATGTTTAGTTCCGATCCAGTTGTTTGCACTCTTTTTAAAAAGGCTCTTGGGAGTACCCATATTAAAGAACTCAATATAATCCATTAGACTTCTAAATACTCCCCAAACATCCCTATAAGACAGGCTTGTTCTGACCTTCTTGTATTTCTCGATAACCTCTTTGATAAGCTCCAATTGACTGGTGATAAAAGCCATGCTGCCATCATCAGACATATTATATCCAACAGAAAATACCTTTGAGCCAGTTGGTATTGCACTACGAACACAACGTTGATGTTTACAGGTGGAAGAAGAATAATACTTATCGTTAAGCAAATACGCCTTTTCACCACACTTATTTCTTACGATTCTTCCAACCTCAAAGTGATAGCCATAAGAATAAATACTTTCACCTTCAAAGAAGAAATTGCTACCTCTAGCTGATTCTTTCTTTTCGTTCGCCCATAAATGAGCTACCATATAGTTATTCATATCAATGTTTTTTTGTTATGTAATTACAGATGGTATATAATTACCTTAGTTTAATCATTGTACTTGTGAAAAATAAAATCCGCACATTCTCCGGGGAGTGTTCCTGCGTCATTACAACGGTAGAATCCTTGTGTTTCAAAATCTACATCTACCGGATAACCTTCTGCTGCTTCCAAGAAGCGTTTAATTTCCTCACATTCTTCATCCGTTAATCCAGTGTAATCATCATTGATTAACGGGCAAGCCCAATAAACCGGAAGCCTGTATCTTATTACTTCTATCATAGCTTTATTAGTTTACAATTTACATTTTCAAACACCGGAATTATTCCATTCTCTCTAAAATAAGCAGTGGCCACCTTGAAAGCATATAGCGGATTCACTTTCTTAATTTCTTGCTGTGATTTATAAAAAGTAAGTGACTGACATACATAGAAGTTTTCATTGCCAATACCACCAAAAAGCCAATTCATACTACCTTCATTACAATTAGTGCCACCCAGTACAATTAAGTCACATCCGGTCTTTCTGGTTCCAAGAATAAACGGTTTATTCTTGTTTTCTGGAAGCATGAATGTTTCCTTCTCAATATTAAACCAGTCACTCTGGCAATTTTCTACATCCCGGCGAACGATTTCGTCAATTTCACGGGCATATTCTTCTTGTGTTTTCATAAGATATGTTTTAAATAGTTCTTAATTTCTCTTCAATAAACGTATCTATCATCTTATAGTAACTTCCATCAAAAACGTAGTTGTTATATCTTTTTGTAAACTCTTTGGCCCAGTCTTGAATGATGTCGAATGCTTCTTCTCTGCTATAACATTTCAACTCCGTTAATCTCTCCACAGCTTCCGCTGACATCTCTTGAAGATTCCGGATGTAAGTTGGATTAACGCTATATGGAGGTTCTTCTTCATCCAGCATAACAATTCTTGGTTTGTTTGCCGACCGGCATTGCTCAGCGGTTTGGGTAAATCTCTGGAAATATTCGGCATCATACTTATTCCCATGATAATCAATGAAAGCAATCTTATCTCTATATATCTCACAGGCATTTAAAGATTCTCGTGTCGATCTTTTTATTGGTCTTGATCCATCCCATAACCAGCCATAAAACTGTATACCATCCCAGATAAGACATGATAGATATCTTAGAGAAAAAGACTTTATATCTAATATCTTATGTTGTATAGGATTAACTTCCCGCTTAGCATCTTCAAGAGTTTTGTATATAGACGTACTTGTCTCAATTTTACCCTCTCCCAATTTGCTTCCAAACCAAAAAATATATTCGACATACATATTTCTCCCACAAATACCTGGATCTTTTACTATCATGCCACGATATTTCGCTTCACGGATTACCCCGTCCCTATGCATGAATACCCTTATTCCAAAGGGTATATCATAAATCAATACATTACACATATCTTAATCAATTTACATGTTCATATATATCCCCATTCTCATAATAAAGTCGATCTTCATATTGATTATGATGAAGTTCCTCACGTATCGCATCTTCATTATCAGCCCAATACTCATACTCCTCATGCCATGACTTAAAGAAGTTATCATAACATTGTCTCATCAGATCCTCTAAAGAAAAATCCTCCGGGTAAGTACACCATGCATTGTAATAATCAATTATTGGTTTAAGAAGATAATAATCATAACACATCCCTGTCAATGGGCAATTATCTCCATAGTCAAACATCACCCTACTATACTTGTGCCTGTATTTGTATTTCCCATCAATATATTTACCTGACGTGGAGAAATACTTGCCCTTGATAATATATGGCATAATATTGTTGTTGATATATCTGAACAGTAATTTACCGCATAGATTCTCAGGGAATATATCACGATGATAATCTGTAGGGTGTTCATAAATAGGATCTCCGTATTTAAACTCATAACTAAAATCATATCTCTCGTATCCAACTTTCCAACTATAAGCCTTAGTATCTGTCAGATCCTCAAAAGCTTCCATTGACTTTTTGTAGTCTACGTTATAAGCATCCATACATTGCTCCATTACATTCCAGTGCTCACGCTCTATGATCCTTTCTTGTGAGTCTTTTGGTAACTCATCAAACTCATACAGTTTTAATACAATCTCTTTCATAATTCCTCCTCTTTTAATATAACTAGATCCCTAACGTCAATCGAATGACATACGTACCTCCTCGTGTTCACGTTTAGAGATATGATTGTGGCTATTCTCACGAACCACCACAATCCAGATTCAGATATTACTCATCCTTTATCTTTACGAATGGGTTTTCTACATAAAACTCCACTACATTCTTAGATTTTATAGATGTCACTATACCGGTGGTATCCACAAATCCATCTGTTTCATCCATTGTCAAATCTTCTATTTTATCTCCCGGCAGAAAACAAAGATTATAGTCTTGATCAATATACATAATCATCTTTAACCTAACCATGTCATCAATGATGCCTTTCATTCTCTCCACGACATCCAATTGATCATTACTAAGCATTAATCTACTTTTTGATGATTCCACTAACCTTATGTCTCCATTCCTGTCAACTACAGTTAAGTCATTGAATTTATACACATCTTCACGTGTTCTGTAATATGTTTCCTTACAATAAATTTTTCCTTTATCATCTATTTCAACATCAAAATATTCCAACTTATCCTTGACAGCTCTTCCGTTTTTGTATTTCCACACATCACCTATTGGAATGAACCCATATAATGACTCAAAAACATCATATATTGATAGTCTTGTCTTAGGAATGCTCTCGCCCTTTTTAAAACATTCTTCGGACGAATAAAATAATTTCCCATCTAATGTCTTCTCAGTCCTACATCCTCCCCATGTTCCTACATATCTAACTACTCCATATGTAAAACTGATCAAGATCTTATCAATCTCAAACCACTTTAATCTTCCTGACATATCGTCAAAAAGATATCCACTCTCTAGATAAACCGATAAACATTCTCTAATTTCCATAACAATTTATTTTTTTTTAATTAAACAACATCATTTGCCTTGATCACTATCCGTCTCAATATTATGAACAAGCTCATATAGATCATAATCACTACACTCTGCTAAACATAAAGAGAAGACGTTCCTGTCGTTAATCATAAAATAGTTATCTTCTAATATGAAGATAGATTTTCCTACCTCTAAAAAACAGTCCCATAACTCATTGCCTCTTTTATTGCCAAACACTTTCTGAAAAGTATGACGATCTGCCTTATTCTCGAATTTACGCATCCGTCTAATCCACTCATATCCGTGCCTCACTAAATCCAATCCGCCGGCTTCATCGAAGCTCCCGTTTTTATCAATCCATTTATTTACATCTATCAACATACTCCCTTATAATATTACATTAAACAACTCGTTTAACCTATCTATCTCACTTAGGTATTCATCTTCTTTATCAAATCTAATTTGCGTCCCTCCCTCCAATCCAAAGGGCAGGGTAAAGGATATGATCCAGCCCGATCCGTCCACGGCCTGCCCCATGGGAACCCAAGACATCACCGTCTTCTTGGATATCCACCATCTCCCTATCTGAACGAAATCAGGATAGTTGTTCATTAAATACACCATCTGACTATCCATCTTATTAACATCATCAAAAGGCACTATATGATACTTGTTTCTTATCCTGACCTTCAAGAAGGGGTTATCCATATTATATGCCGCAAATGCTGATATCATGGAACTAGGATATCTAACCCCTTTTATTACCATCCATTTCATATATAACACCTCCTCTTAATCATTGATCCATTCCACAAAAACTCCCCCCTTTCAGACTGTAATATGTATCTGCTTTTATCTTTTCTCCATCAACAAATTCCGTTTTTACACAAATGGGGATATATCTTTGTTTTCCCTCAGAATAAGACCACTCGGATAGTGTTATCCATGATCCTTTTGAGGCTTTTGCTACTGGGTTAATACCTGCGCACATAATGACACAGTCTTTGCCAGTGCTGTCAATCTTGGCATTGTTGCCGGACGAGCCAATCTTGGCGCCGTCGCCGAATGAGCCGATCTTGGCTCCGTCGCCAGACGAGCCGATCTTGGCATTGTTGCCGGACGAGCCAATCTTGGCTCCGTCGCCAGATGAGCCGATCTTGGCATTGTTGCCAGACGAGCCGATCTTGGCATCGTAGCCAGACGAGCCGATCTTGGCATCGTCGCCGGATGACCCTATCTTGGCATAGTTGCCGGATGAATTATCCTTTATGCTCGTTTTTATTTTTTCAGGTAATGTGATCTCTTTTAGCCACTCAATTCCAAGATTGATCATGTCAGCCAATTTTAACTCTGCTTTTATTTTAATCTTCGATGAGCAAATTTTTGTCCCTCTATCCTCCTTGGATATATTCCCGTCTTGCTCTACTTCGCAAAACCTAGAATCTATCATAGTATAGTAATCAAAAACATCAAACGGGCTTTCGCAAGCGTGAAACCCTCTGTTACACACCTTGATCTCTCCATCCATCTCATATATCCCTCCAATTTTGTATTGGAAGTCTCTGCATCTAAGATTCTTGTCGAATCCTTTATAAGATTTTATAGCCATTTTGCAATTTATTTAATATAATTTCATCCGCTTCTGTCCTCTTATCCATAGGCTTGTTTTGAGATTCATTGATAAAGTCAAGCATCTCATCCCATGTCCTCTCAAACAATTGTCCATTATTAACCCCACAGCATCCACATCCACTAGAAAATACTGGGATTATACTCCCATTGTACATCTTAACGAATTTATATCCTATATATTCATCACATAATGAACATCTTCTTACTGGTATAAATCTTACTTTACCGCTATAAACGATATTTACTAATGTCTCACGATCCATATAATTTTCTCCTCTAATTAATTGTCCTTATTTCTAGCCAATCGAATAAAATTTATCCGCGCTCTCTTTTCCGTCTCCGCGAAAGTTAGCCAGCCCGCATGTCAGGATGCTCACAAGGTTATCCACCACCTCCAACTCGCTCGATTTGAACCACGCCAACTGACTATAAGTTTCACCTATCCATATTATACTCATTCTCCCGTCCCGACTGACCTCCTTGACCAGCCCTATATGGTTTTTAGTGTCCTTAATCACATTTAATTCGTCAATATTTGTAAGCCGAACAAAGTCCATCGGCCGTATCACTTTATTCTCGTCCATGTCTTTATCCTCCTATATTCTTTTTATTCTCTCAATTTACGCTTAACCTCTTTAACATATTTAGTAGAATGTAGTCCCCTATGCAATCTTATAGCCCGATCTATATCCTTTTTAGGATTGTGGTGAGATTGATATATCTCGAACATTTCCCTAGCCTTGACAGGATTTGTTCTATCATCGTATCTATACCGCTTTTTCTCCCGTTTAAGACACAATATCCTATTAACCTCATCTACATACACCTTTTTTCATCTGCCACCTCCCTAAAGCCCCGGATGAGGCGTTATACGCTCGATCGTTATCCCTTGACTCCACGAAAGACAGGGCGGCCGCCAGCTTATCCCATACCCGTGCCTCGATCACGGCAGGCCTTGGGGCGAGGGGCAGACCACCGTTCCCTTTTGGCGGTGTCAATATTATCATCGCCGTCACGAGTAAGTATCTTATCATATTTCCTTGTTTTTATAAAATTCCTCCCCAAATTTCACGTTATCCACATAATCCTCCATACACTCATGAACAATTATATGAATATCCCCTTCCGCATATGTCACCTCAGACATCATTCTCTCATTAGTCATCCACCAAGAATAACTATCAATATGCCGTGTCTCGAATCCATGATCATGTAACAGACACATAACATTATGTTCTAAATTCTTAACCATCATCACACAATCATACACGATATATCCGTTGATACTTTCATGAAACCATCCGAATGCGCAAATGTATCTACTCATTAGCTTATACAACTTCCTCGCTACTGGATTAGGTATTACCTCATCCATATCAAAATCCATACTCTCCTCGATAAGCTTATCCACATCCCGCTCCTCAATACAAGCCCTAGGCATGCCTTTCGCCCTCACATGAAGGCGTGATCGACTATCCCGGCTTAATACCGTCCCGACATACTTCTTCCCTTTGGTATATCCCATATTATGATTACCAGTAATATGGAACATAATTTTATCACCTATGTTAATCTCTTCCATATCCAAGATATTTATGTTATTTGTTATCCTTTTTTATACAAAAAGAGGATATAATGGCATAATATTATGATATCAAGACACGAATACGTTATCTATCATATTATCATACATATCCTCCATATAACGTTATTTATGGCATTATATCGTATATGATGCTGCATACCATAAATACGTCCAATCAATCCTCTTTTAAGCTCTTATCGCTATTTAGACTATCAGCTATACTCAATATCTTCGAAATAAGAGCCTTTTTAGGCTTGTAGTCATCATTTACGCTTATAACCGAGTAATTATATACCACGCCTTCTTTCGACACCTCCACACCCACGTATTTAGGCGCAACAGCATCCCTATGCAACACGATAAACGGGTTTTTACCGTCCAGTTTATTTATCAACTGGTTAAACTGTCGCCTCGTCATCTGATAGTGATATTATTTCCATGTTATAAATACGATCTCTCTTTACCCTTATCTTCTCGCATAGCTCATCGAAGCACTTATCTTCTTCTAACTTATCAACATAATATGATACACTTGATTTAGAGCTTCCTTGAAGATATATATTCCCTCTTATATTCTTTGAGAAAAAATTAGGCAAGACCATCTTTTGTCTCTTATCTTTATTATCCATGTAAGATATAACAACAACCCACAACTCTGGCTCCCGTTCTTTTACCGATAACATAAGATCGAGACCCGATTGACTATTTCTGCCAGTTTCGTTATAACGTAGAATAATATAATCATCTGCTTTATCATCCTCAATCATCACGACTATGGGGCGATCGCCCTTCCCATTATCACATAATACTCTTGCCTCTTCCCCGTTGCGGAGATATACCTTATCGTAATCTCCGTTTTTGTATATCTCAAAATCAAATTCTATTACCATCTTATTTCCTCCTATTGATATATTGTTGTGTACGACCTTCCTCTATCTTCTCGAAATAAAATTTATTCCCATATAACCGGGTGAAACAGATATTATATCCGAAATGTTCCGCGCGTCTGATCTGCGCGTAACCTCTACTGATGTCATTATTATCAATCAGCGTAACAAAACAATGTGATCCTACTTCTGTATTCAAAACCAGATTTTCCCAATCTTTTACCTCCATATCAAATCTCCTTAAATAATTTTTTGTTATGATTATCGCTATTATACCATTTATCAATATTATCGTACTGCTTTGGATAAACCCCATAAGACCTACACCACCTAGGTAACGGCCCGTTCAGCACGTCTAACGCCGTCTCAAGGTCAAACGTAGCTTCCTCCTTGACACAACACCCCGATCCACTTCCACAGCTCGGTATATAAGCTCTACTATACGCTACGCTCATCCCATATTCCCCATGACTCAGATACCCGATGTTGGGTGAATCAGGGAAGGCGTAATACAACATCGTATAATCACCCTTACTCCAACCTCTATTATAAGTATCATCCTGCCATGCGAAAACCCTGCAACCGGCCTTCTTTAACTCATCAGCCGCTTTTCTTAAAATATTATCTCCCATATCATTTATATTTAAATTATGCCAAGGCGCAGGGAACCGACCCCGGACCATATCCGCACACGTACGATCATGGTATTCCTTCCGCCCCGCCAAGGCTTGGTTCAACATTAACAAACTTTCATATCCTCACACATCTTAAAAAAGACCTCTCTTATGATCCTCTTGTATAAGATGTATATCTCATCATCATCCTCATCGAACTCCACGCCCCATGAACGTAATAAATATCTAATGTCGCAATCCGCTATATGAATCCTAAATATGGATGGAACGCTCATTATGTAATCCTCAAAAGCTTTCTTAATCCCATCCCTTTTGATATGTTCTCTATACTCATCCTTGAACACGTTAAGCATAAAAGATAGATATTCCCTATCATATTTAAACTGCTTCCCATAATTATCTGTATCTATATGATCCAGTATATATATTTCTATCGCGTCTCTATCGTATCTTGACATACTTCTTCCTCCTCCTTTTGATATTTTATAACCTTTTTCTCCCCATACGCCTTCGCTAACTGGATAAGTTGACCGGTAAATACCTTGGTACGGTGTTTTACGATCTTATCCACCAGCTCCGGGCATCTGGTTCTCCATCTATAATTAACCTCACCTTTAGCTTTCTTCTTGTAATACCTGTAGAATGTTACGGCTACTACCACTTCCCCATTCTGTTCAAAAGCAACCAAATCGTAATTGTTGTAAGTTATTTCGTTCATCGTGTAATATATTTTATAAATTCAATCACTTTCTTTGGCAGTGAATCTATATCCTTCACTCTTTTACCAAAATTGTACATATGACTTCTATGCGGATAATAATCTCCCGCATACATCCCCACTCCTAATGGATGGAATGGATCCTCACTACATGAGAAAACAGGATAATACACCACCCCATAACCATCCTTTATATTTTTATTTACATATACTATGGTATATCTATCAGCCACTTCATCGCCAAAATCATATACTCTTACTTTTACTTTCACGCCATCCGCGTTTGTTATAATATTATCCATATATACCTCCTTTGTTGTTCACTATCCGACTAATCTATTTTCCTTCCATATAAGGTGTATATACCATACCATCCCCTATCCATATTTACCACCTCAATATGATGTATATGATAACAACCATTAGCTATTCTGCCGCAATCGGCTATCACCATAGCTATATTCCTATACCCAGAATCAATGAAAACATGAGCCAACCTACATCCGTTAAATATAGATACCTTGATATCGTCTTTCTCTTTTATAATCCTTCTCATATCATATCCTCCTATCAAACTAATCTATCCTTTTACCATAATTAGTATATGACCCACACCATCCACGAGCCTCATTCGACACCCTAATATGATCAATGGGCTTATCCCCGACCATATTATTGGCGTACGATATTACATCCGACATACTTCTGAATCCGGAATCCTTAATGGATTTTATAAGCGTCCTATCATACCCGAATACCAATATCTTCACAATATCTCTTTCTTTCACAGTCCTTCTCGCTCTCATAATATTCTAGCCATAAAATAAACAAACATAAAATCCACCTTATCATAATCCACCCTATGACCGGTTATCTCGAATATAACCCTACGCTTTTCTATAGTCTGTATATTATCTAACTGAATAGCTATGTAAGGATATTTCATAACTTTCTCTCTATTGACGTTATTCAAAATAGCGTTGACATCTTGTCTGCGAAAATACATATTTACCCCTATGTAGCTGGCAACCAAAAGACATTCGTCTATTATCCCATCAGTATCGAATAACAATAACATATCATCCTTCTCGACAGTATATTCCATATCAAGAATCTTGATACGTTTGCTTCCGTCCTTCTTATCAGCTATAAGAATCTCTATTATATCCTTATCGGTCGTAAGGATATAATACGCCTCATCCTTTGTAATATTATCACGAAGGTAAGATAGCGCTTCATTCTGTAATCTTAGTAGTTCTATTTCGTCCATATTTATTTCTATTGTTGCCAAGGGAAAAGGGACGGCGCTGGCGACAAGGCCTGTCCAGCCTCCCCGCAGCCGCCCGCATTCCCCTTGGTATCATTAACCACCTCAAATAATCTCATAATCGAATTTCACATTAACACTCTCATCAATGCTCAATTCTTTCTTCATCCCAAATACAGTCTCCCTTACCGTATCAAAATCCAATAATTGATCTTCGGGATTATTCACAAGCTCTCTCCGGTTATTCTTCCTAGGTTTTCTAGATGTAAGAATATATTCCGCACAACAGCTTCCCTCAAATGCCCTTACCCTAGAATACCATATATCGCCAGTTCCGTACTCAACACATATATTCATGTTTATGATATTATTATTCCACGCTTCTCCCGGGAAACGTTTGAATATCCTACCAATCCATTCAGCGTCAATACTTATATGCGGGGAATCAAGATCCGACGTACCTATACCATCCGCATATAGGATAATCTCTTTCTTGCTCTTAAATACTAGAGATTTTACATTAATCTTCCTTCTCATATCTTTTTGATTTTACCAAAAACATTCCTTCGTATCTATTTTCATGCGATCCTCCCAATTGCATAAATCCGGATTCTCTCCCTCATAAAAGTAATAGTAAGCCCATACTTCAATATCGCCCACTTTTATGCATCCATCACTGCACCATTCCACAATATCGTCATTCCTGCATACATTTGTCGGTTCAGCACCAAGCGACAATAGTTTGTTTATTATATTGTCACCGAACCTTTCTTTCGCTTCCTCTTTCGTCATATCACTATCAGATTTTAATATTACACTAACGCCAAAGGGAAACAGGGACGGACGACCAGCGGGGCCGACCCCACGCCATCGCCGCCGCTCGTTTCCCTTGGCTTCCTACACTCCCTCCATCACCCAAAGAAACACACACCCATACATAGACATACCTCCATACCCATAAGATCCCTATCTGTATTGGAGAGTACCATTGTTTGGAGGTTATCCTTATCCCACTTATTCCCCTTATTTCACTTGGGCTACTTAATTTTCCCTTGATTCCCTCGATTCCCCTTGATTTACCTTGATTTACCTCGATTTACCTTGATTTACCTTGTCTGGAGGTGTTCCCTCCCGCAAAACAAATCAACCCCACCAACTCCCAGCATAAAACCCGAGACCTTCCTCCCGATTGTTCCACGTGGAACGCCCGTTCAGTCTAGGATATCGAGATCCTTGTTCTTGATTGCCTTGTATATTTGCTTTATGCAATGTATTGATAATAAAGCCAATAAAAGAACTATGATTAAAGGCAGGGCGTCGCCCGTAGCTATAACATACCGCCCCAACTAAAACGCCATGTACCCACAAAACAAAGTAAGTACGAAATATATAACTAATCCCATAAAATATACAATAAGTAACCACGATTTTAAAATCACACCCAAATAATATAATCAATTGAGTATCAATAACATAATATACATCAATCCCTAGAGCTTCCTCTAAAGAAAGATAAGCCCAAACATAAATAAAAAATATACAATAAGTACCGCCTATTATATACCTTTTAGGATCGATTCACGTACGAAACCATACATAAGGGCACAATATACCCGCCTGCATGGATATAGATATATACAAAATGATATGCAATGAATGATTTTACTTACACATTTTCGATCAAGGCTTAAAATTTGCCGCCTCAACACTTTTATGTGTAAGCAAAACATATGAATATGCTATCATTTTGTAAAATATAGGCACAAAAAAGCCCTTCAGTCATATATCACTACATTACTGAAGGGCACAAACTTTAAAATCAAATAAAAACAAACGACTACTGTCTCAATTTGTTTGCCATGTAACTAACACGCTTACGCCTGCACTTATCCGACTCCCTACTGCAATCTAATTTATTAGACTTGTGTAGTTCTTTGGTAAGCTCAACGTAAAATTCCATTTGAGCTATTTTAACCGCCTCTAAAGCCTTTTCTTTTTTAAGTGCTAGCTTTCTATTCAGATTGTCAAACTTTCTCCTATACATAATTTATTAGTTTTAAATGGCACCAATAAGAAACGGTAAGCCGGGGACAATACGGCCGGCGTTATCGATACAACCAGCCGCACGCCCGCACGCCCCCCCTATTTTCTTTGGTTTCGTCCCTTTGCCGGCAACGAAGCCGGCCAAATACGCGCATACGTTGTTCGTGATACGTATCGACAAGGCGCACTTTGTCCGTCAATTTAACCGCACAAAATACCCTTGTAAGGGTTGTTATTTTGCTACTACATATAGCACATAAGTATTTAAGCCACCTTAAACGCTATTGTTTTGATACATTAGCACGGTTATAACTCCGTTATGCACTCCATACGTGTTACTCTAGCAACGTATAGACATACGCCCTATACATGCGTATATACACCAACGTACCCCGTGATTCTACACGGCCTACTAGGCTACCTAGTGTACTTACCGGATTGATATAAACCTAAAGATAATAGTACTATTATAGACTATAATAGTACTTAAACCACATTGTTAAGCGGCGGCCTATCTACTGCTAATTCTCTATACCATAACAATATGCAGTATGTTTATATCAATATGTTAAATATCGTGTCCATTTAGTCTAGATCAGTGGCACGGCGTGAACGTATGGACATTACCACCATAACGCCCCTATACATAAATAATATAGGAGCTAAATACTTGTTATCTTTCGTTTTTTGGGTGTGTTAAATAGTATGTAACACATTTAGCTATTAAAGCAAATGTATACCGTTTAATAGGTACGGCACACTTTACGATACGTTTGTCTGATCCGTTAAACACTTCATAATATACACCCCCTTCATATTCTACAGGCTCGTTATACCCAAAGCGTTTATGTGCTTTGCCTGTTATCGATATCTCTGCTACCTTATCCTCTGACAACTTTGTGTTTCCATCCTGATCCTGTTTATCTAAATATGCTCTTTCAATTTCCTTGTAGGCGCAAAAGGTTTCATCTACACGTGGCAATATCTCTTTACAAAGCCGTATTACAGCTTCCTTGTCCTTAGCCAAAGCTACCAAAGCAGGGACTATAGCCCTATCTACCTTTATATCATTATCCTTGAGTATTTCATTAACCTCTTTGCTAGATTTAAACAGCTGGCACCAAGCTTTGACGGCGCTTGTCAACGTTTTCTCACTTGCTTTCTTAACTTCATTCTGGACTTTGCTTAATTCTTTATTTGTCATTAGATTTGCCTATACCTTTAGGACTTGTATTGGTATCTGGTACACCTTGTTTATTAATGTTGTTATCTTACAAGGGCAAATATACAACACATTTTATTATCCAACAAATATTTTGCAATAAAAATTCGACGATTATATGTAATAAATCTAATCAAATGTAAATGTATATTAAAATATTGGTTTATATGATTGATAATCAGCAAGTTAAATACAAAATAAGCATTCTTTTTTTGGCTCGTTGATCGTTTGCCGTTCCTATCTCCAGCCTTTACAAGCGGGGGGGGTGGGACCAAAAACGGCAGCCCGGCCGGGCCGATTTCGGGGAGGTGGTCCGTCCCGCATATCCCACATATCCCGCATATCCCAATATGTCCGGCGTCCCAACATATTCCTATGTTCCCATCCCTCATCCCCTCACGACTTAATAATCCCATTAATTTTATTATATTTGCGATATAATTAAAACATAACATATTATGAATAAAGAAGTTAAATACATGGGGGGGGTATTTTAACCCTCAGATAAGGAGGGGGTATGTTTAGGCGCAGGACTTCTTCTTCCGGTAAGATCCACTACCGTGTTAATATAAACAAGAATATGTGTCTTGGCGTTGTAGATATATATATTGATGGAGATACATATCAACGTGGTTTTAACGGATCTTATCTTGATATATATCGCGATAAGAAGATAAAAACTATAAGCATAAGAGGACAGGTAGAATATCTAAATCCGAAAAATGAGTACAATATTATTTTAGGCATAAGTGGAGGTATTATAGAGGGAACCCTTACGTATCAATATAATTCGGGTATGCATTGCGAGTTGGCTAATATGGTGACATACGGGAATAGGATAACTAATTTTGTTCCTGTAACGGTGATAACCGATCCTGGGAAGATTATTAATTTCACTTACAGACCTGAATTAAAGACTCAGGTTTTAGATGAAAGTTATGTAACTTGGGATGGTGATTATGTATTAAACGATAATTGTATAGTAACTGATCTTTGTTCGGGATGTGAATCTTATGCCTATGGGAAAAGTTCTCATGGTAACTATCGAGTAACGGTAAGGATAGTGTAGTACCAAGGGAAGGAAGGAGACCCTCATCCCTCCGGGCCTCCCCCGTCCTCCCTCCGCCTCCCGTTATTTTTGGCTTCCTTCTGGTTTTATCCTCAAATTTTCATATCTTTGGGACAAAACTATAATCATGTTTAGAGACATACTTCATAAGATCAAGATCTTCTTCTGCGACGATGACGTTGAGAAGATATATGTAAGGGACAGTACGGTTATCCGCAACAACGAGATCCATAGGATGTATAATGAGATACTGGACGAGTTAGGTGATTTGGCTACTGTCGTGTCAAGGAACTACGTATATGGCAAGATAAAGGACAGGACTGGATTAAGCATCCGTCATATCAGTAGGATAATAAACCATACTAAAGTTGAGGAGATATGATTAAGGATACGATGGAGCGGGATATGATAAATGAGATATCAGCGTTATTCGTGATGATATTCACGGCCGGGTTGATGTTTGTCATGCCGATGTTAGATATAGAGTGTGATGATATTACTATTATAATAGGATCAGGGATAATATTGTCTTTTATGTTAACCATAATACCGATCTTGCTTTCTTATGATATAAGGGATGAGATCATTGAGTTGATTGATGATATGGACAGCCAGATCGTGGTAGACACTTCGGTATATAAAACGAACCTGCCCTAAGCAATTCCTAGGGCAGATATTAATCTCAATTCGACTTCAAATACGATTCTATTCTATCAGCGACCTCTTTAGGCGTATGTCCATCCCATTCCCATGCCGTATCAAGTTCAGGGATATTAAACAACTCCCAATACCGGTTCTCATAATGATTGGATATCTGTCCCGTTGGCAGTTCTGCCATTACGATAAACCACAATCCGCCGAAGCATTCCTCTCCATCATAATGCTTATGTGATTTACAGATCTTTATATCGCCTTTCTTAGCAAGCTCATTGAAGAAAGCGGCATTGTAAAGCATTCGATATCTATATAGTTCGTTAAATGTATGATACCCATCGGATATATTACCCATCATATCATCTTCATGTAAATATGTTTTCTCAAAAATGTCCTGCTTGCAAGGATAAAACTCCCCGTTTACTCCCTTGATGATGTAATCACCTACATTGGCTTTCATAACACCTTCAAGGGTTTCTATACTACAATCAACAGAAGGAGGTATCCCATTATCAGCGTCACCTTCCCTAATAACTTCTATTTTAACGCTATCACCAGCGAAATCCTTGATCTCATCATTATTAAAGCCTTTCCATTTTACGGCTTCTATCGCAATTGGTTTCTTTACATATCTATTCATAATTTTACGATTTAATATATTATTATCTTTTGATATACCTTTCTATAAGATCTATGGATAATTTAGCGCCCAGCTCTTCCTCCAACAGGTTAAGGTAGTTCCGGTGCAGGCACCCGCCCCGCTCCACCTCTCTGAAGCCTGCCCCGTCCCGGATTCTGACCAGCCCTTTCCTTGGATCCATGTCGATCAGATCCCGAAGCTCGTTCATATTCTTGAACCGGTTCTCTATTACCTTAAATACATCGATCTTAGGTTTCTTATTCTTATCTTTGGACTTTATCTTAACTCTTCCACTCATATCAATTATCTAGTAGCTTTACATGTAATATGATTCATGTTATTATTGCCGCAATAAGCGCACATAGATACGTAGGGAGAATATACTCTTCCACATACCGGACATCTCCATCCATACATAACAGGATTTGTTTGTTTGTCAATTTCTTTCAAGCCCTCATTAGTAGTGGATGATGTATTTTTATTTTCCATATCATTCATTACCACGGTGGTTTCCTAACCGACGTTCGCTGGTCATGAAGCCATCTTTATTTATCTTATCTGTACTTCCAAATCCATTATCACCTCTATCAGATTTTCCAAGATCTTCTAATGACTCCACTTCTTCCCATACGATACGTTCCCTTCTACGAATAAGAAGCTGTGCTACCTTACCATCGACATTACAATAAAAAGGACTATGCCTATTCATTTTTCTGTGAACTATTATAATCTCCCCACTATATCCTTCATCAATGGTAGCAGGGGCGTTTTGCATAATTAGCTCGCTATTAGTAAAACCACTACGTGGACGGATTTCCATCTCATAATCCTCTGGCAATGCTACATGTACGCCCGTATGATATATGATCCTGTCTCCGTCAAGTTCTATATCCTTAACGAACAAATCCATACAAGCATCTTCTTTATGAGCGTATTCAGGCAGCTTAGCCCCTTTTTCCAGCCATATCTTGACCTTACACGTATCTATACCATCAAGTAACTCAACTGCCTCTTTATAGCTCATAGGTTGCTCTGAGGCTAATGAAATGGCTCTTGCCAATACATCCTTAATCTTACTCATTTTATCTTGTTTTTAAATTCTTTCCCTTTCGGACATTGTAATTTACATTCCTCGCCACAAGCGGAACAGTTGGGTCTCATTCCGGGCACCCCTCTTCCCCCGTACGGCCAGTAGGCGTAATCGCAGACGCTCCAGAACGCCTCCATCGCCTTGATCTTGGCATCGACGGTTATCTTCTCCTTCACCTTTTTCATGCTCTTCCTGAACTCATCTTTCATATCCTTCCCTTCTATCTGTCTGGCCTTACGTCTCTCGTTCCACCAATTGTAGTAGAATTTATCTGCCATCTTATAAGCTTCGGGGTCAAATTTATCACGATGCAGGATAGGGGCGTCCTTGATCTTTCTCAAATTCCTGCCACAAACATAAGCGAGTCCTGCGTACGGAGGTATGTCCTTAGGATCAACCAACCCATCCGGAACGCAGTAGTAGAAGTAGTTGGGGCGGCCGTACCTGACCCAGTCCCCGGTCTCGTATAGGGCTTGCTTCCGTGCCTCGAACCAGCCTTGCATTACTTGGTGCTTACCCTCTTTCTCGAAATCCTTGTTATAGTCAGCCAACGAGATCTTCACCTCAACCTCATAAGCGTACATGGATCTGGTTATAGCCAGATAATCGGACTCCCAATTATAGACATACAAGTTGTTTATAATCCATCTAGGAGATACCAAGAACTGTCTGTTAAGGATATCCAATATCCCTCTTTCAGTGTATTCAGCACCTTTATTTGATTGCCGTGTTCCCATCTCCTGTCAGAGGATTATTCCTTAACCCAACCGCCATTATAGCGTTCGATACCAATCTCCGTAATCCACCCATATCCTTATCATGGAACGAGAAAGTAGTTAAGTTATGTGATTCAGTAATCTTATCATAAGACTTTATCATCAACACAGCCATATACTCACCCATCATCTTTCCGTTCATGATATCAAGATCGATTATGCCGTGATCTATTAGATCAACCACATCCCATCCTGATGGTAGATACGTTTTTATTTGATTAATGTCCATAGCAAATAGTATTTATAAAAAGGAGGGTCGTGCTACCCTCCTATAGATTACACACGAAAAATAGAACTGAAAGCGATCTTAAGCACGTAAGATTTTATTAATTCCCGTAGGCTGTCTACCGGTTATCGTTAATTACCGACCTACGGGAATATGTTTAAGAAAACACCATGTACCCCAATCCGGAATCGAACCGAAATTTCATCGTTAGGACCGACGTGTTCTATCCATTGAACTATTAGGGCATATGTCCTTATTCTCACGAACCAGGACATCAAACGTCTAAACTTTAAAAAAACCTAATGACAAAACTCTATGCTAGTTTTTCCCCAAAAAATAGCGTGGACCCGGCCGGGATTGAACCGACAACCTTCTGGTTATGAGCCAGTTGCTCTTACCAATTGAGCTACGGGTCCTAAATACACCACATCGTCTTTCACAAGAGGATGTGGAAAGGAATTTCTCGAAGTTTATATAGTAATATCATGAAACTATTGTCCAACATTCTAGCATATAGCACCAATCCTCAAACGGGAACGTCTCTATACCAGACCTACCCCATCCCGTCCCCCAGCTGTTCTGTAGGACGAAGCCGGCCTTGTCCCAGCCGGTGAGGATAACGGCATGACCTCCCAAGTTCTGCCCTTGGCCTTGCCAGAATCGATTACCATAATTATAGCAATACAGACCTATAACCAGAGGCCCATTCAGCATCAAAGCTACCTTAGCCGATACCGGATCTATGATCCTAGCGTAACTGTTTATTTTCTCCCCATCTACGCCTACGTTCTTGATAGACTTGATAGCGTCACGAAGAACCATCCCGTCTTGATCCTTATCCTCTCTCAGATCATATATATCGTAGGGAGAGATCTTAGCCGGTCTTTTAATAGCCCTTATACTCTTTCTCCAGTTAAGTATCTCAGCTAAGCTTACCGCAGCGCAAATAGGAGAAGATCCTTGATCCACTACGCTATCAACGTCATTGACCTTATACTCATCAGGAACAGCTTCATGCTGCATGTTCATGATAGCGTCTCTGTCATCCACAGGGGATGGTATATATCCTAACCCGTAACTCATTTTTTATCCTTTTTATGGTAATCAATTATCTTGATATTAAACGTATCGGATCTTTGCCTTACCTGTATAGACCCTCTAGCCTTTCCCTTGGCGTCGTATAGGGCGGTGAAGCCAAAGTTATCGACCCGGCCGTCGTCCAGCGTAAACCGCCACTCCTTCCATTGGCCCATCACGGTCCCGGAAGACACTATAGAATCCACTACATAAGATATGTCAGTAGTATCATATTCCGTATAATAGGTTCTTGACGTACTGCATCCGACAACCGCTAAGGTAAATAACGTTAACAAGAAAAACAAGATCTTATTCACTTTTCTTAGATTTTTTACGTTTCTTAGATTTCTTCTTATCCTCCGCCTTATTCTCGACATTTACGTCAATACCGGCATCAGCGACCTCAGGGGCGTTATTTTCAGGTATATCAATATGACCTGAGTTAGGATCCATCTTATCCTCATCAACAACAACCTCATTAGGAACATCGATGTCTAAAATCTCTGCCTCCAGATACTTGATACGATCTGACATAATTTTATTCTGGTCCTCAAGTTCCTTATATCTTCTTCTAGCCTCATCGAGTAATTTAGATGATAGTTTATGTTTCTTCTCGATATCCATATAAGCCCGTTTAAGAACCTCTTTCTCTTTTACTGACTCATTATATATCTCTCTTGATTTACTAAGCTCATTACCCATCTTAACTATATGAGAATCTTTGGAATCTATATCCATATCAAGAGAATCGACAAGCGTATCAAGATACCTTACTTTCTCTTCCAATTCCGTTATCTTATTGCGGGCATCATCGTAATCCTTTTTTAATCTTCTTGAGTAGCTAATAGCCTCATCAAGATCCTGTTTTAGTGTATTTATATAACTACTCTTTACTATCTTCAATCCGAACATTTTTATCACTGTTATAAGTTTCACGAATATCGACTTTTATCTTGCCGACTATAATTAACTCAGCTATATGTTTGTCTTTCTCGACTATAGCCATATCCTTACGGACATTAGTGACCCTGATCATGATATTCCCGTTATTAGACGAGACGAACGGTGATCCTACCAAAGTAAGTCCCGTATCTCCGGTAAATGACGGCAGCATCATCAACACCCCTATGGTATTATCCGGGAACGATGCCCATACCCCTGTGTCTATATCAAGGACATCACCCTGTCCTAATGGGAAGGCATTACCCTGCTTGATAGGAATATCCTTACCCAACGAGTTCCATGCTTTCGAGAATCTTACGGAGTTAAGGAAGATCTTCCCCTCTTCCTCCATCACCCCTACCATAGGTTCGCAATTCAATCTAACCTCGTTTTGTTTATCATCCGGCTTCTCCTCAAGCTCATCAAGGTCTCTGGCTGATGTAAACGACTTGCTTTCCAGAAGCTTTTTAATATCCTCAATACTGGCCATTATAATTTGATTATTAAATAAACGATCTTCAATCCTAACTTCAAATCAGATGTCTTCTCGAACATCTCCCTAAGAGGTAAGATAGTAGCGTCAAGATCTGACGCTACCCATTCTCCATCCTTATAATACATATTCTTTTCCTCGGAATACGCTACACAAGGTCGATGCCCTAAGTTCTTCATAACCGTATCTACCTTATTTTGGGTAGGCATCGAGACACGGTTCACTTTAGTAGATATATTAAAATTGCTTTCCATTAAATTACTCATTTTCAATTAGTTAATTAGAAAGGTAGGTCACTGTCGTCTCCAAAAGGAGGATATTGTGGCGGCTGCTGACCTCCAAAAGAAGGCGCTTGGGCTGTCTGAGGCGGAGCCTGCGTAGCGTATGACGGTGGGGGCGTTTGCGTTATAGCCTCACCAGCGTTGTTTTGGCTTGCCGACTGAGTAGGTTTCACACCATCTGTCTTAATACTTTGGATATATTTATTAAGTACCTGATAAGCGAAAGCGTCTTGGGTCGTATAATCAAACTTCTTATTCCCCATTATATCAGTACTCTCAACCCTGTCAGGCCATCCATTCTGCCCGTTCTTATAATATTGCTGGATAAGCTCGTCCTTACCGTCAGGGGTCTCCCTTGCGTATGAGATAAAGAAATTACCGGGAGCATATTGATCCCCTTTCTTAGCATGAGCAGGATTGATCACTACCTTACGTTTCAGGTCGATATTAGGCAAGTACCTTACCAGTGACTTCACGTAATTATTAATACCTCCTTTTTGAGTCACCAAAGGAACGTTTATAAAGTAATTACCATCCTCATCACTTATCTTTATGGATAAGTATTTGGCGTTTATTCCATTGAACTCCACTTCTCTTACGCTAATATCAGACAAATAACCTTCGATACCGTTCCAGAACACCCTCCAATAAGAAACGGCTCCGGTCTTCTCGTTTATATGCTCCTCGAAACCTTCCTTTGGTTCTCTTGATGACTGATATAATAATCCGCTACCACTTACTTTAAAGTAATGGTTATTACCACCTGATGAATTTTCACGAACTCCCATATTATATATATTTAAAAATTAAACAATAATTGATGATGACAAGAAATATTCGTTCTTATTATCCTCCCCATAAATCTTGTTGAAATGAGATTTATGATCATGTTCGATAACGACCCTATTACATAATATGCTTTTAACTATACCAAGATACCTACCACATAGCACATCGCATATAATATCATTACCGTTATGCGATAAAGCCGTAAGCCTTTCCTTACAAGATCTTCCAGACATAGGGTTCTCTGACATAATACCGCATCCTTTTTCCGTAAATATCAATTTACAATGATCAAATTCATTTATCTTGATATTATTCTGGAGGGCATGGACGAGTAGATCCTTATCAAAGACATAGGTACTTGTTTTGACAAAATGCTCGTCCACGAACCTCCAGTTAGGATAATTACCGTCAAAGTGAATCTCATACATATCCATATCAGGGGTAGAGAAGTAAGTCCTAGTATCATCTACTTTGATAGACAACGTATCTAATGACTTATTTATATGCTTATCAAGTAATATAGAGGAGGCGTTTGATACCGGGATAAATACCTTCTCTACCTTATCCTGATTAGGAACAAAATACCTGTAAATAGTATTCCTGTCAGTACTTACTATATTAATATTAATATCGTCAATATCAATAACCACATTCTCGATGCAAGGATAAAGCTCGTTTATCTCCGTATAATTACTGGCCTTGTTAAGTATCGATACATAATCATTCATCTTAACATTAATACCTCCATCAGGAATATTATATACCATAGGGAAGGTATTTACGTCAAACGCCGGACAACTATACTCGCCAGAGGCGTAGTATATGGTAATACTGTCCTTCTTATCAGAAAGCGTGATCTTAATCTCGCCATTCTTCTGCTTTTTTATAAACCTGATAAAAGAGCTTGCCTCGACCAAGAAGGAGAAGTTAGAGTCAGTCTCGACCTCCAATCGCTCTATAACACATACCTTGGCATTTACGGAAGTGATATAAGCCAGATTATTGACAACATCTATCTTAAGATCCTTATAAAGGGAGTTGGAACCGGCGTTCTTAACCACCGTCTCCAGTTTACCCAACTTCTCATTTAATGACTTCGACAAGCATCTTATAAGCATAACGAACAACTTTTTATTACATCGCAAATGTAATCATAATTATATTAATACAAATACAATAAATACTTAATAGTATTAAAATAGTTTAAACTTACGTCTAATATACTCGGCTATAAGCGTGGCATCACACATTCCGTCTTGTATCTTAGTAGGTTGCACTCCTTTCCCCGACCATGGTTTCACGAAAGAGACCAAAGGGAAAAGGCGCATGGCGCATCGGATGGAGGTAGCCTTCGTGTCTAACTTCGCCGCCGTATACACCCGATCGGATGTCGTATGAAGCTCCTTCTGCCAGGTCTTTGGTTGCACCTCCTCGAACATGAACCTAACATCCGGGTGAGATCCGTATCGCTCCATCATCTCCACCATCATAGCGAATAGGGCGTTCGGTTCCCGGCGTCTCCCGCCAAAGGTGAAGTTGCTGGCTGCCGAGCTGTTGTGGATGCTATGGACGTCCTCGACGGCGATCGCCAGCGTCCCGCCTCCCTTTTCTTGGATCTTGTCAGCGGCATCGAGGAAGAAGCTTGATATAGCCCTAAGATCTATATCCCCCTTAGCCGATATCCTTGGAGTCATGATTACCTTAACCTCGCCATTCTCAGGGATCATCGCCAATCCTCCGGTATCTATACCCGGATCTATTCCTATCGCTATATTCATAAAGAGCAGTATTGAATTATTAATCTATTCTCGGTAATATCTTTAATCATATCCATAACATCATCCACAGATATATTGTCATATGATTTATATAAATCCATTACCCCATTAAGTCTTGATCTTACAAAAGATATATAGGCATCGTGGTAATCCTCAATATTCATTATATTCAATCTATCATTTAATTTAATCATTCTTATAGCATATTCTATGTTGTCATTATTTGCTATAAGCTTAAAGTTATTAATATAATCAACCACATAATCTTTTGTGATCTCACATTTATCTGGGCTTACGTCAATTATCAAGTTGGCTACTATTCTATTCGTGCATTCTATATATCTCCTATTTACTGAATAACATAATCCGTTAGATCTAAGATAATTAAACATAGAGAAATTATAATTATCACACATCATAGATAATATGATAAGCAACACGCACAATTTATTAAAATCATAATTATCTAATACAAATGATACATATAACTGTTTGGGATTTTTAGTATATTTATAAACACCATATTTAGGACCATGAACATGGAAATATTTAAGACTATTACGATAGTATGTATTAATATCAACTTCATTTGATAATTCCGTTATATCTGATACATATTTATTCATAAAATCATCACATCCATATAAATGAAATACCATTTCTGACTTATTCAATATCGTATCTCGGCACATATAAAGATCATCCCTTGTTATTTTGCTGACATACCTTTTAGTACCTAATGTGTTTATAAAACAACGTTTATCTATTCCAGATAGTTTTATAAGTCTATCTATATTAATACATGATTCATCATTATCAATTTCAGTCAATATAACATTCCTCTCACTTTCTATAAGATCTTCACTTATGTCTGGATATACGATAAAATTATAAGAAAAATCAATACACTTCTTGGTATCAACATCAGGCAATGTAAATCCTTTAAATACTAATGATCTAGGATCTGTATATCCATTAAAATCAAAGAATAACTTATCACTAATATCATCATTGCATTTTATTATCATATGTTCATAAAAATGAGATAATCCATTCTTTGATGATAATATAGAACTAATATCAGGTATCTCAGCGCATACGAACCCAATAGGTATATTCATCCCGCTATCGTAATAAAAGCATCTACATCCTAGATCTTTTATCAGTCCTGTGTATATTCTCATATCTTGAGCGTATATAATGAATGAAAATCCTCCGGTCTAAACACCTGTATCGATTTATCCGGATACATACCTATATAATAACCGTAAAAAGCCCGTAGAATGCCATTTTCTAGCCTTATATCCAATGCCTTTACCTTATTCCCGTCAACCATAACATCGACTTCATTGGTCTTATTGGATATCTTATCGAACCATTCAGGTACAGGATCAATACCGTACCTGAATGCGTTTACTGTTGATTTTATTGATATATATGTTCCCATACACTATATATGATTAATAACATCATTTATCTCATCTTGATCTATGCACGGACCACCAACTACTTCCTCGGTATTTCTCCTCTGATTAAGAAAATCATTAGCCTGATCTATATTAGACGCATATATCCATCCAATATATTCTTCTCCATTTATTTTATATTTTGTAACAAATATCTTCTCAGCATCCATAATCAAATTAAATTACAATCATCACGTTTAACGACCTTGAAATCTCCCTCTCTAAATAATAGAACTACATCAGTTCTATTATACTTACACTTCTTGATATCCACCAAATGGTAAGAAGCCTCCCCTACGGCGGGGCGAACCGGTCTCAATACGGCTACGGCTATATCACCGCCAAGCTCAACCCCACCGGTTACACCTTGTAAGCACATGAATATATATCCCTCAAACTCATGTTTCTTGCCGATAAACTCGCTCATAGGAATACCTACGAATAGATAGGTCTTTACATCCTCTTTTTTTACCTCTATAGCGTTCTCAACACTAGAAGGTATTACGTCTACAAATTTTGCTCCGATAGCCATAACCTCAAATATTTAATTTAGTTCTTAACTCTTGACACAATTCTTGATTATCTCTCATGATACTTAACGTATTATCCACTCCGTTTCCTACTCGGATCTCTCCGTACCAGTACCATGATCCTTTACGGGTAAAGATACCGGTTTCCTCACATAACTTCAAAAGTTCAAGCTCCTTGTCAAATCCTACACCATAATACAAAGCTGTCTCTGCTATCTGGAAAGGTATAGCTGTCTTGTTCTTCAATACCTTTATCCTGACCTCATGACCGATAGAAGAGCCATCTTCTCCTACAATGACCTTTTTCCTTGACATCTCCATACGGATAGAGGCATAGAATTTAAGGGCGTTACCACCGGTTGTTACCTTCGGATCGCCGTATATTACACCGATCTTCTCCCTGTACTGGTTGATGAATACCAGAACACAATCGCTTTTGTTTACGATCCCGGTAAGAACTCTCATGGCTTTTGACATCAACCGGGCTTGTAATCCCATGTTGCTATCTTCCATATCACCCTCGATCTCCTTCTTCGGGACCAAGTTCGCCACGGAATCCACGACAATAAAGCCTACCTTGCCGGACTCCACCAGCTTGGCTGTGATGTCAATAGCCAATTCCCCGTAGCTTGGCTGGGAAATAAGGAACCGGTTAACGTCCAATCCCATCTTCTTGGCGTATTCGATATCAAAAGCATTCTCCACGTCTATTATAGCTACCAGCTTATCGGGGTGCTTTTTCTGGAACTCGATCATACTTAATGTACACATCATGGTCTTGCCACAAGATTCCATGCCGACCAACTCATGGATCCGGCCTACCGCCCATCCGCCGCCGAGAGCCTTGTCCACCACCAGCGAACCGGTGCTTTCCCTTGGTATGGATATTATAGGCTTATCATCGCCGAAGTTCATTATCGAGCCTTCTCCAAGCTCTTTATTTAAAGATGATACTAACTCATCTACGTCTGAAAAAAGTTCTTTCTTAGCCATTATAATCCGTATTCATCGAAATTAAACAAATTCTGTTGTTTCTTGATCATATCCTTACCGATATCAGATATCTTTTCTGGATTCAAAACACCCTCATTCTCATCCACCTTCTCTATAAAGTCAGATATCTTATCGCTTAGCAGTACCATATCTTCCTTAGGCACTGATTTCAGATAAAGCCCGTCTATAGACCTACATCTTGAAAGAGCGGTATATATCTGTCCTATTTCGAAGGCTCTGCTGATGTCTACGAATATATTATCTAAAGTCATTCCCTGAGATTTATGAACGGTTATAGCGTATCCTAACCTCAATGGATATTGTATTATATAGCCGCAAGAAATGCCTTCAAGGGAATCATCTACCTGCTTATACTTCATCTTCTCCCACTTCTCTTTGGTTATCTCCACCTCAGTATCGTTATCTAGATGAACATATATCGTCTCATCAACAGTATCTATGCTGGTTATGATACCCATCGAGCCATTGACATACCCGTTGCCGTTTCTGGTTATTATGACCTTAGCCCCTACCTTTACTATAAGCTCATCCTCGCAAGGCGCTACAGGCTTCTCCCCGAATACAGTAGCATCGAACTTAAATACCTTATTATTGATCTTATCAAGATTAGTCTTATTTATCTCATAAGCTTCTTTGTTAGTTGAGCATATAATTATAGTATTATCCATATTATCTGGATACTTGACCCTACTATCCAATATCTGTCTTGACTCGTCGGTAATAACCCCACATCTTATATCCTCAAGTACGGAAAGAAGCTGAGGATCTTTTTGACGGAATACGTTCTCGAAGATAATGACCGAGAATCCTGACGCTCTTAATGCCTTTGATGAGAAAAAGAACCGGCTCTCATAATATTTGTCGATAAAATCATCCGCCGTCACCACAGGCGGTAGTTGTGATAGATCTCCAAACATAATCAACCTAACTCCACCGAAAGGCTCCTTGCTACGCCTGCATTGTCTAAGTATGTCAGCCACCTCATCAAGCAAATCAGGTCTTACCATACTGATCTCGTCAATGATAATAGTATCAAGATTCTTGATCTTCTTCTTCATAAACGGACTTACATCCACCTTATTCGACAACATACCTCTCTCGATAGAAGGAATGTAAGGATCGTTCTTTATAGAGAAGAACGAATGAATGGTCTGTCCACCAGCATTCAACGCCGCTACTCCAGTCGGTGCTACGATAACGCACTTACCCAAGAACTTTACGATACGTCTCATGAACGTACTTTTACCACTACCAGCTCTACCGGTAATGAACAGATTCTCCCTAGTGGTGAAAATCTTCTTCAAGGCACGACCCTGCTCCACGTTTTTATCCACCGTCATAATATGACGAAGGAGGTCGTTTTCATTTCTAAAATCCTCTTTTACCATATCTTTTTAAGTTTATGGTACAAAGATACGAATAGTTATAATTAACTAATTGAAATAAATGTAAATAATATATAAATATTAAATTTTGTATCTGATACTCAAATCATCCAGCCTTACTCATCTCAACCCCTTTTACCCCTAAGAAAACGTCTTTTATAAAATATTCGGCGATAATTATATGCATTATCGTTCCTCTGTATGATAGTCTTAGGTGTCCGATAGTTACGTTTTTCCTGTCTTTGGTATTGACTATTCCATTGTTTTTCTTTACCTCATCATATAAATCGGATATAGTCTTACAGCACATACTAAGAACTTCTTTTATCATCCGATATACCGTTCTTTGGGATATTAGCATCATACCTTCTTTTGATAACTTTATATTCAATCTATCCATAAGATATGACACATTGAATTTGATAGTTCTTTTTTTAGTTACCTTATATATCTTATTTATATTTTTGTTTCTAGCTGAGAATATTATTTTTGATAACATCTTGACTCTATTTAATTTACGACTTTTGTTAGCCATCCTTCTTCTGGTATTCGAATCAAGATTTTTATCAAGGCAGGTATATACAGATTCTCCTTTCTTTACAAACATATCCTTTATCCTTGGGGTCTTACTAGCCTTATGCTTGTATTTTATGATATCCGATAAAGCTATCATAATCTCTCCTTCAGCCCAAGCCTTTAAGCTTATAAGCTGGTAGTTCATATCCTCATGAGAATCCCTTAATACATGTCGGTAGCAGAAATAAGCGCATCCATCCGATAGGATATCAATAAAATCATTGGTGTTAATCTCTATCTGATCTCTGTTTCCATCTTGCATCCTTTTTCTTAGAAACACATGTTTGGATACGTTTATGATAATAAGATATATCATTGCCATCTTACATTCATCGCTGATCTGGATTCCCGATCCATGATACTCCTCATGTTTCAATGAATATTTTATGGCTGTCACTTTCTTGCCTTCCTTATTGGTAACAGGCTTAAAATCAACTGGACATATAAGTGATCCGGCTGGAAGTTTTACACATCCTAGCTCATCTTTCTTGGTCTGAATATTACGTGGAATATATCTTTCGGTAAGAATCTTATCGAAATTTGATTTCATTATATGTAAAAATCTTATCTTTGTTCCCATAGAAGATTTTATTTGCTGCGAATATACGAGTTCCGTAAATACGAAACAAGTTATTCGGATGGATGGGTAGCCTGTGAAGGTCGCCCATTTGTTGTTTATACGAAATTGTCGTAATAAAATGGGAGGGGTAAATATCTGTGTTTCTGTATGATCATTTTTGACATCATACTTGTTACGCGCGCATTAATAGGTATATTTATTAATTATAATTA